ATTGACGATACAGAAACTCACAGGTTACTATCTGGGGTTTCAGGAGAGCTTTCTAATATCAATATTGACGATACAGAAACTCACAGGTTACTATCTGGGGTTTCAGGAGAGCTTTCTAATATCAATATTGACGATACAGAAACTCACAGGTTACTATCTGGAGTTTCAGGAGAGCTTTCTAATATCAATATTGATGACGCAGAAACTCACAGGTTACTATCTGGGGTTTCTGGAGAGCTTTCTAATATAGATATAGATGACAGCGAAACCCATAGATTACTTTCTGGTATTTCTGGAGAACTTTCTAACATACACGTTGATGTAGAATTAGATTCTGATGTAAAAACGCACGAACTTCTTTCTGGAGTCATATCTAAATTAAGTAATATTGGTTTTTCCGGCGAAGGAGTAACTATAAAACGAAGTGACACTCAGCCTTATAAAAAAAGAACAAAAACTGTTAATCAAAAAATAGAAGAAGATTTCATATTAATGGAAGATATACCAGATAATTTAAGGTATGGCACTGACTCTGGAAGTTGTTACGGAACAAATAAAAATTTAATGGATGATGTTTTTGGAACTTATTTTGAAAATGGCAGAATGAATAAAAGCGAGCTCGAAATAGCTCATCCAGAATACTTTATACACTCAGAATATACACCGCAAGACAGATGCGTTGACTCATTTAGCACATTTCACACAGACACGCAATTTTCGCTTCGTCAAGAAAACGTTTCAGCTAGTTTGATAAATTCTTATGAACTAGAAGATTATAACAACTTATATGAAAGAGGCTTAATGGATCACATTGTTATTTTTAATGAATCATCATATCCAATACAATTTCATACTGCAGATAGAAGATTAAATAAAAATGAACCAGTTTCACCAAAAAATGAAGATTTAATATTTATTGATTCAGATATCGGAGTAAAAATAGACAATGACGAAGCGGGAAGGGTTTTTATTAAAAGGCCTCATACTATTTCTGGATATACAGTTAAATATTCTATAGTATATAAAGTTACAGGCGATAACGATGTAATCTAATAAATTATGGAATTTTTTCAAATAAAAAATGCATTAAGAAAGATTGGCAAAGATAAGTATATTATTGGCCAGCAGCCCTTTGATCCACTTGTATTAATTGAAGGAAAAAAACTTTCTACTAAACAAATTGATGTAGATCAATTAAATTTTAAATCTGGATTTTTACAAAATTTATCTGGAGAAAAAATAAATATTATTGACTTACTACAAAATTCTACAGGTTTTAACTTATCAAGTGGAAACCCCGGAGTCACAGAGCTCCATCTCCACGAACATATTGATGCATTAAGTGGTAATCTCGAAACCACAGAACTTCATCTCCACGAACATATTGATACATTAAGTGGTAATCTTGATTCTACCGGATTATCACTCTTGAACGAAATTAACGAACTCCAATCTACAGTTTCAGGCATCGAGATTTCAGGAGTTGGTGGCAGTGGATTAAGTAGTGGCTTCGAAGAAGAAATGCTTAGAAGCAGATTTCTTCAAAAAGAAGCTTTTGAACTAAATGAATTTGGGGAAGTTACCCCAACAACCCATGAATTCATATCTGATACAATGTGGATTCTTAGAGACGATAATAATTTAGAATTAAGAGCTAATCTTTGGAGATATGATACAGGTCCAAATGCATTTACTGACGATATATCTTTTTAATAACCTTGGGTGTAATATAATAAATGGGCACAAGAAATCTAGTTCCAAGAAATAGCGGAGAAGGCAGTGTAGGTAGAATAGGCAGAGCCTGGGGTACAGGCGTCTTTGATAATCTATATTTTGATGGCAAGCTAATTAACAATGAGTTTCTTGTCATGGATCAAAACGTAAGAACTACTGATTCAGTTGAATTTAATCAAGGAAACTTCACTAATGGTTTGACCGTTGCGGGTGTTGATGTTGCAACAAAACTAGATACCCTAAACACTTCAATAACTCAAGTTAGTTCTGGAGCCGCAGAATTTGTTTTTTTCTCAGATGTTAGTGATAATATCGGAGTTACAGAAAAAATATTTTATACCAATACCCCAGATGCAAACACTCATCTTTCGGGAGTTACTGTGGCTACTGCCGAAGATTTAAGAATCGAGATAGAATGGGACGGACCAAGTCAAGATTATGTTGGATTTGCTTCCATTAATGGCCAAGCAATACCTCTTGAAAATATAGAAGAACTTGGAGATAATACAAGAAGGTTTAAAGGATTTTTGGATAATGTTAATCTTGAAGGTTTTACAGGCATAACTGGACACGCAAATGGTAGATCTACAATCATACCTTTAAATGAACTTGGTGGCGGTCCTGAGGCGGTAAATATAATGATTGACGAAATATCAAATGCAACCGCAAGACCTGGCCATGAACTAGGATCCTCTCATTTAAAACAAGGAGACACAATTAATATATTCGTTGATTTTGATAGGAATGACGTAGACTTTATAAAAGTTCACAATCATGGCTTAGCAGAAGAAATTGATTTTAGTAATTACAATTTAGTGGACATAGGTGGACTTTTTAGGGCTACGATTCCCGTAACAGTTTCTAATAGATCTGGTCCAAGCTCAGTCGCAGTTCAAGCAATTAATACCTTTGGTGCTACAGGTGATTTAAAAGAATCGACTGATTACGGTCATACCAGCGGAACAAGAGACCTTGATCAACTATATCCAATTATTAACGCAAGTGATCCAACATCATATAATGGAAGATCAGACGGCCTAAGAGAAGGTGAGTCTACAACCTTTTCAAACAGCATATTAAACTGGCAAGATACCACAGATACGGTTTCTTATTCATCTTTGAATTCTGAAATCAGCATAACTAACTCAGGAATATTCGAATCACCTAAAACGGTAAATTATGTTGGTGGTATATTTAATAATTCAGATAATATTGAAATACATGCACTTAGAACAAACAATGGAGCTACAGATACAGAAAGAGTGAAAGTAAAAATTGCGAACGGTCCAGCGATCATCAGCGGATCATTAGACTCATTAGCCACATCCACAACATCTCCACATATTATTGGAACCCAAGAAGTTAAGGCTGGTGACACTATCAATTCAGAAATTGTTGTTGACGGAAAAGGAGTTTCCATTAATAACATTTCAATTTCTGTTCAAAATGAAGGGGTATCAAAGGGGACACAAACATCTTTCTCTTCAACTTACTCCAAAACAACTCTATCAGACGGAACATATAAATTCACAGTTCCTATCTCTGTATTTGGTTCAATTGGATCCTCAAATAGAGACGGAGATCAAGCTGCATCCTTTAAGGCTAGAAATAATTTTGGCACACAAAGCGACAAATTCACAACAACAGATACAGCTAAATTAAATAACGGTAGCGCTCCATCAGTTTCAATATCATCAATTACCTACCCTGCTTCACAACAAGCTATTAAAGACACAGAAAGCGCAACCGTTTTAAACACTCTAAACAATTACGATTCAGTAATATACGCATCGCCAAATAACCAGTTAACAATATCCAACCCTAATACGTTCGAATCAAATAAAAGTGTGGATTATTTAAACGGGGGATACAATGTAAAAAATGATGGTGGTCAAAATAATATAAAAATATCTGCAACAAAAACCTCAAATGGAATTACAATAGAAGATCAAGATGTGGTAAATATTGCAAATACACCTTTATCTTTGTCAATCAACAACTTAGCTTCAAAATTAATTAGCTCTCCAGCTGGCAACTCAGATCAATTCTCAATGTCCAGTAATCAATTAATGCTTACTGCTCCATCCTTATCTACCAGCAGCGCACAAACAAACCCATCTCAACTTACCATAAATTCATCCGGCACAGGAAGAAACAGCAATTCTTTTACAATAGTTGCAAAAGATGTCGACACCAAAGGAACATTTTCATGGCAAGTTTCAGCTTTTAATTTGGCCAATATAGAAACTACATCAATTTCTACAAGACCAACATATAAATTAGAAGGATTTTCTTCTAGAACCATATCCGCATCACCAAATAGTCTAGGCGCAGGATTAGCCGATATAGGCACTACGGTTTCAAATCCAACCAACGTATCTTTGGAAAATATATCAGAAGGTGGAACTGCACCAAACGGAGGCACCATTTATACATATAAATCATATGCCGACGGTTTTCAATTATCCAACGCAATAGATGAAAATAATAATTTTACAGTGTGCGACTCTAATGGTATTGCAGACTCAAACGGATCATTTTTATTTAACCTTGATAAGTTAAATAGGTCAGCTAATACCTCCACATTAAATCCTGCTAGTTTTGTCATTTCAGAATAAATATTGAAATTTGCCGTGTAATAAAATGCGATGAATATATTGCTTACTGCTAATTATAAAAACGGGCTATTCAGCAATGGATTGCAACAAAACATAGTGTTCCTTGCTGATTTATTAAAAGATATCGGATTTACTCCGATTATTGCTATAAACCATAAAATGGAAGAATGCATTGATCCTCCATGTGATATTTTAATTGTAGAAGAAAATGAATTATTAGAATATTGTGAAGATATATCTTTTATATTAAATACTTCCTGGTTAATAAATAATGATATAATAAAATTAATAAAAGCAAAAAATAAAAATTCAAAAAACATACATATTGTTTATGGAAACGGTCTTTTAGCAGACATAGAAAGATGTAGCTGGCAAGATCATTTAGCCATAAGCACAAAAATGGTTGACGAAATATGGATATCTCCTCATTACAAATTTTCATACAACTACTATAAAACATACTATAATACAGAAAAAGTATTTGAATTACCTTATATCTGGAGCTCAAAATATATAGATATGCATGAAAAAATATGGAACAAAATAAATAAGACCTGCCGTTACAATCCTGGCGAAGCTAAAAATATTGGAATACTCGAACCCAATTTAAACATGACAAAGCACTGCCTTCCATCAATCATGATAGCCGAAGAATTTTACACAAAGTTTAGCAGAAATGATTTCAATAAAATAACAGTTTATTGCGCGGCAAAATTTTTGGATAAAAAATACTTCAAATCCCTAATGTGGGAACTAGATGTAACAAAAGAAAATAAAATAGAATTTAAAGGAAGAATAAAAGTTTCTAAAATATTTACAGATATGTCTAATGTGATAATTTCAAATCAACTATTAAATTCTTTAAATTATACATATTTCGAAGCGTTACATTTTAATTTGCCACTTGTTCACAACTCTGAGCTGATCAAAGAATCTGGATACTACTACCCTAATTACGACACCAAGTTAGGGGCAGAGGCCCTAAACCTCGCCCTAAATTATCACGATAAAAATTTAGATAAATACAAAGATGAAGCGCAAAAAATAATCTACAAATACTCTCCAACAAATCCAATTGTTATAGAAAAATATAAAAAATTATTGTCATGAAAAAAATAGGAATTTGTCAACTATCCGATTTAAAATATTATGAAAAACGCAAGAATTGCGTAAATTCAGTTATAGATTATTGCAGCAGAAAAGGCTACGACTACCTGGGAGCGGCAGGAACTCTTGATAAGTCAGTTCATGTTAATTACCAAAAGCCGCTAAAGTTGTTGCAGCATTTTAATGAATATGAATACCTAGGGTGGATAGACATTGATACTGCAATAGTTAATAGAGACTTCGATTTATATACTTATTTAAGTAGCTCAGAACGAGATATTTTATACGCAAAAGACCCTGGGGCTAGTCCTCTAAATTCTGGCGTTTTGTTTTTTAGAACAAATAATTATTCACTACAAGTGTTAAATGAGTGGTGGGAATCTCGATTGATAGGTACAGACAAACCCTGGAGGCATGGGGGAAACGGAAATGGGGCTGATCAAGGTAGGCTAGTAGATGTTCTAAGAAAACATAGCAAACTCAACCCTGTAAACCCACATCACTTTAATATATACCCAACTCTATACAATCGTGGAGACTTTTTAATACACTTTATGGGTCACCACCCTTTAGATTATGATCGCTTTGTTAGATTCGCGAATGAAGAAATCTCGTGCGATACAGAATTAGAGTATTATTGGCTAGTGTTTTCGTGTCAAGTTTGGGGAGCATATCAAAGAAGCTACGAAGGTGATGACAAACTAAACCATAGGCCTACTGAAATATATAAACAAGCAATATTATTAATCGCAAATAATATAGACTTCTTACCATTGAGAAAAACAAAAATAAAATTATGAAAATAGGAATTACACTAGATATGTCCGTTGCTTTTTGGGCAAACGGAATGCAACAAAACATCGTATTTCTTTATGAAATGATAGAAAGATGTGGGCACGAATGTTTTTACATTACCCATAAAAAACCTATTCACACACTAAAGAAAAATCATAAAGGTATGCTTTTAGATGATTTGCTTGCCGACGATAATGAAAATTTAGACCTATTAATTGTGGCCGGATTCGATTTATTTCCAGAAATGTACGACAAATTAAAATCCAGGAATAGCAATTTCAAAACAATACTAATACATTTTGGCAATAAGTTAATGGATGATATCAATCATTCCCTATTAAGTAAAAGCCCCAAGCTGCCACTAGAAAAACCTAAACACCTAGAACAAATCTGGATATCTCCTCAACATGAGTATTCCCAAAGCTACATAAAAACTTATTATAACTTCAAAGACGTTATAATTATTCCATTCATATGGGACTCTTTTTTCATAGAAGATAAGATAAAAGAACTTAAAAAAAAGGGTATGGACCCAAGCTTTAAAAAAGAACAAATTAAAAAAGTGTGCGTCTTTGAACCAAACATATCTTTTATTAAAAATTGCGTAATACCAATTAATATATGCGAAAATCTTTATCATAAAGATCCGAAAATATTAAACTCCATAAACATATTCTGTTGCCAAAGAATTAAATTTAATCCTTTCTTTGAAAAACTAATGAACAGATTAGAAGTGGTAAAAAAGAAAGACTTCTGCTATTTCAATAAAAGATGGAGCTTACTTGATGCGTTGAGCAAATTTGGTAGCACCATAGTTAGTCATCAAATTAAAAACGAACTGAACTATAGTTACCTTGAAGCTTTATTCTTAAACCTACCCTTAATACACAACTCTTCGACTCTAGAAGATGTAGGTTATTATTATCCCGACTGCGATGTGGACTTCGGGGCAAACCAATTAAAGAACGCCATACTAAATCATAGCAAAACATTAGATCAAACCAAATATGATAACAAAAACTTTTTAAAACAGTATAGCCCATACAATCAAGACAACATTAATATATATAATAAGATAATAAATGATATTAAAAACAAACAATCTTAAATTTTATTACCTAACAAAAACAAAAAATAGTGAAAACTCTAAACATATAGAATCTATACTAAAAGACTATAATTTTAGAAAAATACTACCTTACGAAATAGGCATATCAAAAGAAAAATCGGGAAGTATAGGTCACGCAAGAATGATTGAAGCAGGCCTAAGGGAGCAAGATAATTCAAGACCATTTCAGCCATTCGTAATATTAGAGGATGACGTATCTTTTTACCGAGAAATGCCAAAAGAAATTGACATTCCTAATGATACAGATTTATTTTATCTAGGATTATCTCAGCTTGCAATGAACAACGGTAAAGCTATTGATAATATTTCTGCTCAACAAATTGATGAAAATACTTATCAAATATTTAATATGCTAAGCGGTCACGCAATTATGATTTGCTCCGCACTTGGTGCCGCAGCCTATGAGAAAGCCATGATCGACGGTTTTTATCAAGAAAAAATCTGGGATGTATTTGCCGCTGAAATGCAATCAAACTATAATGTTTACGCGCTTAAAAAACCTATCTTCTTGCAAGACTTAAAGTTTGGCGGAAGAGAAGCTGCAACCAATTTCGAATTAGATAACAAAAGATACAACAAAGAAGTTTTTTCGGACCCCATAAATTTATCTAATCGAAAATCTAATTACTTCAGAAACTCCTCTGTGATGAGAATAAGTTCACAGAAACAAAATTTAGATGATCTCCTTGAACCTTTACCCTCAATACCCAAGAAAATTCATATATCATGGAAAGATAGGTCTATATTAGAAAGCTCAAATCAATTAGCCATAAACGGAATACAAAATCTAGTAAAAATAAACCCAGAATGGAAACTTGAAATTTCAGATGATAATGAAGTCGAAGTATACTTGAAAGAAAATTTATCAACTATAGATTACAATTTAATAAAAGATGCCCCAATTGTATCAAAAGTTGACACGTGGCGTTTATTAAAAATAGTAAACGAAGGCGGCCTATATACAGACATAGATAGGCACGCAAATAAAGAACTAAACTCAATCATAGAAAAAAACGCAAAATGTGTCCTACCCTTGCACTCCAATCATGGAAAAATTATCGATTTTTCTCAAGATATTATGATAAGCGCCCCAAATAATCCGCTACATAAGTCAGCGCTAGATCTAATGCTCAGAAGAAGAAGATCAGGATGGCAGGACATACTTACGCTGGCACCAATTACCTACTTTCATGGCTTGACTAAACTGATTTATGGCCACGCCCTAGAAAGATACCCAAGCAAAGAAGTGTCAGATAAAATAATTAAAAAAATAAATCAATCAAAATATTCTCAAACCTTCATAGAGACTGTCCCTGAAGAGACTTTTATATTTAAATATGATAAAAATACTTTTAATTTCGGCAATGGTCTCGGCAAAGAAGCTATGTACGATGAAAGCGGTGTTGAGCATTGGGGGATAAAAAACCCTATAGATAAAAACAAAATGAAATTCATTTAAAATTATGAACTTAAAAAATATAGGCAAATCAATAACCGGCGAAAAAACAATTTGCATCTTCAATCCAAGCTCAACAAACTTTAATGGCAAAAAATATACTATTGCGAGAGGAGAAGACTACAAAAACTCTCCTCCGCCCAGAGGCCACTTTAATGGCCAATCTACCTATTGGTTAAAAGAAGATTCTGGCGAATATGTTAAATTAAAATTCAATATAAAAGGGAAAAAAATCCACAGCTATATAAAAAAAGATGTAAATCCAGATTATAAATTTCCTGAAGATATAAGATTTATACATGGTGCAGTAACAATAGAAAACGGCGATATCATTGCTTTAGCTACATGCACAATAATAAACCAAACTATCTGCCATGACGAAGAATGCAAAAAAGTGTCTATTGATTTTTCAGCAGGGCACTGCTCAGTAAACTTATCTAAACTTGAAATCACTAATATTAAAAAATTCGACTCAATAAACCAAATCAATCCAAATAAAAACTGGATGAGCTTCAAATATGAAGATTTGTTTTACGTGATATACTCTATGTTTCCCCTCATCTATACAACTGCACAAAAATTAGAGAATATTTCTTTTAATAACATCAACCTAGATCAAAATATAAATCTCAGAAACTCATGTAACCCTATAAATATTCAGTCTAATGAATTCATAATGCTTTGCCACGAAAGAAGAGGTGAATACGAATACAAGTTTAACAAGGTAAGCTTTGAAATAATAGATAAAGAAATAATAATAAAAGAAAAAAAAGAAATAAATCCCCCAGAAGATAAATCTTATTGTTGCAGTTTAGAAAAAGAGGGGACAGATATCTTCGTATTATGCGGAGTGCATGATAGATATTGCTCTAGATTTAAAATTAACCCTCAAGACAAAGCAAATCTTTTAGTTTTATATACTCAATTCGACTCCAACAAATACCCTCATTCTTTTAAAATTTTATCCGATGCCTTATACAATAAAGGTATAGATTTTGATTGCGTAGTAATAGATAACAAGCGAGAAGGATTAAATAAATTTCAAGGAAAAAAAATATCAATAATTCCAGGTAACAATTTAAACTGGGAGTTCTCGGGTTGGCAAAAAGGATTCGACGAATCAAAAGGCAAGCATTATGACTTAATTTTAATAACAAATGATTCTTTCTTAAATTATAATACAAAAGTTATAGGCAAACATTTAAATCAAGATTTATTAAATGTATTAAAAAAACACGATTTAGTTTTTGGAAAGATTGATGGATTAAATTTATCGGAAAAAAACTTTTCACTTGATAACGCGAAATTTAACAACTGGATTTGTAGCAATGCGATTATTATACCAAATAAAATACTGCAAAAAATAAAATTAGACAACTCTTCGGAAATAAAAATTGACTCATTAATTCAGGATGAAAACGAATTAAATTCATTTCTAAATTCGTCAAGGATTTCAAGCGATTTAAAGAATCACATAATAAACTGGTTGACAAAAGGCTGGCATAGTAAATTTAAGATAGAATCAAATGTTAAACTATTCAAGAAAAAAACTCAGTGCATAATTAACGAGTTATTATTAACAAGCAAGATTAAAAACGCAGGAGCAAAAATTTTAAATAGTGAAGATTTTAAATTATATTAAATGAATAAAAAACAACAAGAATTCATAGGCCTAAAAAACGAATGGCTTAATTTTTTCAATAATGATAGATTCGGAAAACACAGAAAGCTTTTTGATTGGGTTAAATACATAAGCTCGCAAATACCTGTGATTGAAGAACCTGAAGATAGATTCAATTGCTTTAATCCATTTAAGAAAATTGCGATTGTCAGCTTGTATACTAAAGAAATTTCTGAATTTGCTATTTACTCAGAAGAAAGTATTAAAAATTACTGCGAAAAGCAGGGTTACAGTTTTTACGTCTACAGAGAAAAGTTAGACAAAAACGGAAGCCCAAACTGGTCAAAATCGCAAGCCTTATTAAACCATATTGACGATCACGATTACATAGTTTGGATGGACTCTGATACATTAATTTTTAATCCAGAAAAAAAACTCGAGTCGATTATAGAAAAATCTCCTAAAAAATTCATACTTGCAACAAAAGATATTGGCAACCATTGTATGTTAAATAGCGGGGTATTATTTTTTAAATCTCATCAATACACAAAAAACTTAATTACAAAATGGCGAGATTTCAATGGAGACAAGTCTTCACTGTACGCCAGCGGCGGAGATCAAGAAATACTCTGCGAAATTTTAAGAAAAAGTGATGGCTTTGGATTTAATAGAAAAATATTCGAAATGAACGAATTTAATACAGACCCAAGGCTAGTAAACGAAGATTCATTTATATTACATTTTATGGCCTATCCATATGAATTAAAGAAAATATTCATGAGCTATTGGCAAAATAATTTTTCTACAGAGTCCCTGTAAAACGAAAAAAATCCCTTCAAAAAAAAATTTCCCATACTCTTTTTTTGAACGTATATAGTTACGTATGGCTAAAATATTCCGTACCGAAACATTAGACCTAGCGGGCAATATCCGCTTGGCAGCGAGTGCAACCGATGCTTTTGAAATTACAGATAGCAGCGGTTCCACACTAATGAGTAAAGCTACAATCGAAAGTGATATCTCATCTTTGCACGCCCAGCGTGTGGCAGACGAAGGCACTACAGATAGTGACGTTTCCAGTCTTGCTGGTGACATCTCCAAAAACAAGGGAGATCTCGAAAGCGACGTTTCTAGCTTGCATGCTCAGCGCGGCGTAGACGAAGGCACTACAGATAGTGACGTTTCCAGTCTTGCTGGTGACATCTCCAAAAACAAGGGAGACCTCGAAAGCGACGTTTCTAGCTTGCATGCTCAGCGCGGCGTAGACGAAGGCACTACAGATAGTGACGTTTCCAGTCTTGCTGGTGACATCTCCAAAAACAAGGGAGACCTCGAAAGCGACGTTTCTAGCTTGCATGCTCAGCGCGGCGTAGACGAAGCTACTACAGACAGTGACATTTCCAGTCTTGCTGGTGACATCTCCGGAAACACAGGTGATCTCGAAAGCAACATTTCTAGCTTACAAGCTCAGCGTAACGTAGACGAAGGTACTACAGATAGTGACGTTTCCAGTCTTGCTGGTGACATCTCCAAAAACAAGGGAGATCTCGAAAGTGACGTTTCTAGCTTACAAGCTCAGCGTAATGCAGACGAAGGTACTACAGACAGTGACATTTCCAGCCTTGCTGGATTGATTGCTACAAATGATGTCGTAGCCAAAAGCTCTCCAATAAGTAATGGAGCAGATAATTCTGGTTCAATAGCATTTGGTAGAACATTCGCTTCAACACCAGTTGTTGTAGCCTTACTAAAGAGCTCTAACGCAAATGATCCAATCATTGCCTGCATGGTTTCTGCAGTAAGTACAAGTGCTGCTACTGTAACATTCGCAGATGCAGTTCCTTCCGCTAATTATACAGTGGAATTGATTGCGTCAATCGCAGGTTAATCAGTAATACGAGCAAGATTTAATTCTTGGGCGACCCTTTGGGGTCGCCTTTTTTGTGTAAAATAATATATGAACAGAGAAGAATTATTTGATGATTTATTTGGAGACAAACCTAAACATGAATTAGGCAAACACACACCTGAAAACAAAAAATACGCAAAAGAAAATCTTCCTGTAAAATACTCTGCTCCACAAGCCCAAAAACAATTAAGAAAGCAATTTAAAAAATTACGCCACAAGGCCTTGTATCTCAACATGGAACATGAAGAATTAATTGAAGAATTCGAAGAAGTTCGCCATATATTCATAAGCAAAATGTTAGAGTATTGCAAAGATAAAAAAATAGAAGATCCATTTGAGTCGGTTTCTCCAGAAGCGAAACAAAAAGAAAATCTTTCAGATAAAAATATGAATGATTTGTTCAGAGAGATAGTAAAAAAAACTCACCCAGACCTTAATAAAGATTTACCACAAGAAGAAATGGAAGAAATGGTTGACCTGTACAATGAGGCGGTAAAAGGAAAACAAGGAGGAGACTTGAGAAAAATACTTCAAGTAGCTCTAGAATTAAACGTGCAAATAAAAAATATAACGCCAAAATTCATTCAGCAATTAAGGTCTGAAATACAAAAAATGCAAAAAAACATAAAACAAATAAAAAATGATATCATGTATAAGTGGTCAAAATCTGACAAAAAAACAAAACAACAAATATTCGAGTTATTGACAAAAAATTTAAAACCCTTATAATATTTACAACCCTACATAATTATGATCGAATTTTATAATGTAAAGAAAAAAGCAAAAGTTTTAATTGATTCTGCTAAAGTTTCAAAAAAAACTTATGAAAAAATAACCAAATCAGGCAAGTTATCTATTCGTTATTGCCTGAAAGCTATAGATGAAGATGGTACTAAATTATCTAAGTTTTGCGGCAAAGCTGATTTTGATAGTATATGTATTAAGTAACGGTGTTACCGTCATATCCTTTTATCATAATCTCTAAAGAAAGATCTTCATCTACTATTTGATTAGAAAATCCTACCTTAAACGATTCGTTATCAACATCATAAGTTGATAAAGCGTAGAAATTTGGAAAACCCCCGCTTGACTTTAAATTTACAAAAACGTGTGGCGGATCAGAGAAACTTAAGGAGCTATTAATTTCATCGTATCTTAAACTTACACTATCAACTCCTGTCGGTAAATTTAATTCAGTACAAACAGTATTTTCAGACACAGATGAAATTTGTTGATACAAAGATCCAGATACATTTTGAATTGTATCACTAAACTCGCCCAGTTTTCTAACAAACCTCCAGTCTTCTTGATTATTCTCTCCGGTTTTTTCGTATATAAAATTGTTAGAAGTATCTATATATTCAGACCCAACAATTCCAGCAGCCTTTGTGCTGCCAGTTGGATGCCCTACGTCCAAGATTAATGGCTTTCTTATTCCTAGGTTAGCATTAACGAAAGTTTCGAACGCTCCCATTTATTAATCCCTCCTGTTACTGTGATATAATAAAGCTGCAGAATATAAATCTAAATCATGCGCTTCAGATATATTTCTTATTTCACTATTAATACCTAAATTTAGAACTTGCTCAGGATCTTTTATACATTTCGACATACTTTCTTGCCATAGATTCTCTGCCTCCGATAGCACTACAGACTCTATCAATTCAAAAACCATAGACTCTTCAGATTTTTTAAGCTTCTTCTTTCCAAGCCTCTTTCTCATTTCTTTTAAACCTTGAGCTTTTAAATTTTCTGTTGAATAAATTATGTCTTGTATGTTTTTTCTTGAATATAATTCTTGTGCATTAATTTTGTTTTCCTGAGGAATTTCACTTGTTCCGACTGGCCTTCCGACTTCTTTTGATGGGCCAGACCCTGTACCTGTTTGAGGTTCAATCATTGGAACTCCTCCTACAATTGGATTGTACATACCCTGCTTTCTTTGCTCTATATATTTCTTTTGAGCTCCCTCCATTTCATCTGGTCTTGGATAAGAACCTTTTTCTAAAACATTTACGCCTTGCTCAGGAGTTATAATACCCAGCTCCATTAATCTAGTAGCAACTCTTTGCAGCTGAACTTCATCCTTTATATCTGTCTGCTCAAATTTTACAGTCGGATATTTCCTAAAGCCTAAGTTTTGACAAATCATTTTTACTTGAGGTTGTAAAAAATCATATATAAAAGCATTCCTTGATTCTTCAAGTCTTTCTAAAAATATTTTCGCCTTCACTTGGGTATTACTATATCTCTCATCACCAACAATTACGTTTTGCAATCCCTCTTTGATGTCATTATTAATTACCTCATATTTAGACGGCCCAACAACTTTACTGATGTCAGGTATAACAAAATTTGCTTTTGTTGTATAATCACTAACCAAAACCCTGCCAACACTCTCATTTTTGAAAAGGTTCTGCATCGCCTCCATATTTCTTGGATTAATACCGCCTTTATCTGGCTCTGCGCCCATAGTTATTAAAAGTATTACATTTTCAATTGTCCTACAGATAGCCTGATCTATTTGCTTTAGCTCTAATTTAAAGTTAATGTCATCAAGCACAGGAAACCCAAAAGGAATAGCGAAAGGTTCGTAATCTTGTTTTTTATAAAATGAATATACCAAATGCCCAGGATCAAGTTTTATTTTTAATCCATCAGAATTATATTGACCTCTTTCTATTGCCTGCTTGGTTTCAGGATCTAGAGCTTCAAATACCTGAATATCATATTCTGTTTTAGGGCTTTTTAGTCTTTCTATATCGAACTCCGATAATATTTTTTCATACAATCCATTTTCAAATGAAGATCCCTTTTTAGCGACAATATCATAAGGGTTTAGCATAATATACTTAACAGGAAGATTTCCAGGTTTTAAAGATATTGTTGATCCATAAATTTTACTTATTTTGTCAAAGTCAGCTTTTGAAAACTGGCCATCAACCCTATACATAAAGATATTCCCACTTCTATAATATTCTCTAAAGTATTGATCTTTTAAGTTCCATAAATTTATTCTCTCAAACCATTTATATATAAAGTCTTGAGAATTTTGAGTTCCACCCTCTAAGTATATTTTTGAATTAGCGAACTCAGACATAACATCAATTGCATTTCTAAATACAGAAATATTCGCGTACGCTTTTTGACAAAGCTCAATTGTCTCTCTGACGTTTACTCCGTCAGCTCCATATGTATATGGCAAGACTCCACTAGCAATATTAGAGAATCTATGTTTTTTTGTTGACTTGTGTGTCGCATTTCTTCTTGAAGAAAATTCGTCAGACAGAGATTTATTCCTACTATAAGTAGATGCTATAGATTCTGTATAATAAGGTTCCCCAGAAGAAGAAGGGCTAGCGTCGTTAGATTGAATAATTTTGGAAAGATCTTCTGAGCTATCTTTGGAAAACTTATTCCAGTAATCAGATTTTTTTATATATTTTCTTTTGGCCACGCATTATGGTACACGAAAGTCAAAGTAAAGTCTACTAAAAGTTAAAAGTTAACTTTTAGACTTTTCCGTAAACCATAAATAGTGTATACATAAATATGTCTGATAAAAAAAGAAAAAGATGTATAGTTTCTACAGAAAATGGAGAAATTGGTGGCACTGTCATAAACGAATATGAAGAACTTGGTGGCGCGGAGGATGGCGCAGTTTTTGCTGTTATTGAACTAGATAATGGTCAAATGATTACAGTTAAAATGACTGAATTGATTGAAGAATAAAGTGTATATATTAAAATGAGCAATCCAAACCAAGATCCTAACTTCAGATACCCAAACGACAACAGGGAGGCTTCACCAAGTCAATATGACTATCCCAGCCAACAAAAAAACGATCCTTCTCTGAAAAAAGGCGAAAAAGGTTACTACGGTAATGACAATAAAGGTGATTTTGCAAACTCTAATAGACCAAGCTCGTCAACGATAGATCTACCAAACAAAATACAGCCACCAAACTCAAACTATAAACCGTAATGATCTTCGCGATCTTGACTCTTGTTTCTGCGCTAAGCATATCTTGCATAGCAGCATATTTTAGTATTATTGGTCTTGCCACAATATTCCCAGGTTCTATTGCCGCAGTGATAGCTATGGGATCAGCTCTTGAAGTTGGTAAAATTATAGCAGCAATATGGCTTCACAAGAACTGGAAGTCTGCGCCTAAGATGATAAAAATTTATTTATTTTCAGCTATTGTTGTTTTGATGGGAATAACAAGCATGGGAATCTTTGGTTTTTTATCTAAATCTCATATAGAACACGAGCAAAATAGCGAAAAAGCACAAGCTTTAGTTCAGCAGGTTGAAACAAAAATATCAAGACAACAAGATTATATTTCTAGGCAAAAAGAGTTGATAGCTCAAAACGAAGATAAAAACCGAAACCTATCAGATAAAAGCTCAGACAACATTGAATTGGAGCAGAAGAAAATATCCCAACTTACAGAACAGCTAGAAAAAGATATAGCTCTTGACAGCAAAATGCTTGATCCAATACAAGCAAGAATTAACGAACTAAACCAAGAATTGAATGAAGTCAAAAATGGGCCTGGAGGTTTATTTTCAAACAAAAAGAAAAAGATAGAGGATAAAGTAACCGAGCAAGCTACAGAGCGAGAAGAACTTAAAACTAAAAAACAAGAAATAGAATCAAGAATTTCTAAATATAGAGATGAAACATCTTCCATTATTTCAGACATAAGACAAAGAATACAAGAATATCAAACCATAGGATTTCAAAAGCCAGAAGATACAGAATTAAAAATAGAAGAATTAAATCGTAATATTTCTGAAGCTCTAAATATTATTGACAATCTAGAACGTGAAAAATTTGAGCTAGATGATGGCTCCAGACAACTAGAAGCCGAGATTGGGCCAATAAAATATGTGGCAGAATTAATTGCGGACTTTACAGGTATGCAATTTGATATGGGGAAAGCTGTAAGAATAGTAATAATTATATTAATTTTCGTTTTTGATCCTCTAGCTATTCTTCTGGTTCTTGCGGCTCACATTAGTTTATCCAAAAGGTTTCCTAAAGCCATGCAAGATGAAACTGTTGTATTTGAAAAGTCAACTGAAATTGAACTTAAAATCAAAGAATTAGATAGGCAACAAATTGATCTTGAAGAAAAACAAAAAGATATAGACCAAGAAAGTAAGATACTTTCACTAAAGGAGAATCAAGTACAAAAATACCAAAAAGAAGTTTCTGCAGCCAAAGAAGAACTCAGAAAAATTAAAATACAATGTCAGCAAGAAATAATAAAAAAAGAAGACTCCTCGGTTGTATCTAAAGAAATTGAAGAGCTAATAAAACAAAAAACAATTGCCGAAAATGACATTAAGCAAATAAAAATTAGTAAAGCCAAACTACTGAACAAAGCAGATGAAGCCGCAAAAAACGTTTCCGAAATAAAAGAAATCATGATTTCCCATAAGTCTCAATCAAATGCAATCGACGAATTAAAATCTGAAATATGTGTGAGTGCCAATGCTTTATCGGAAATAAAAAATCAAGTAACAGCCCTCGAGCAAGAAAAAGAAGATCTTTATATTAAAAATATTAATTTAGAAAAACAGCTTTTAAATAAAAGTCAAGAAGTTAATATTAATCCAAATACAGAACTAGAGAATAAAATATCTGAACTCACCACTCAGAAAAATCAATTATTAAAAGAAAATATTGAAATTAAAAATCGTAAAATATCAATTATTACATGCTCGATTTTACCTAATGGAAGATATTTACTAGAAGTACCATGTAAGCACTCTGGCCATCACTGCTTTGAAAGATTAAATAATTTTACAAAAGAGGATATATATAAATTTTCAGACATTTCAGATAAAATAGATTTGGCAGATATAGGTAAAGACCCATCAACTAAAGAAAGTATATTTAATTCTATGATTAAAAATTTAGTAGACCAACATGTTGACAATAGAACTTACCACAATATAAAACCCAAGTATAAATATAAAGCTTGACTTTTTATACAAATTAAGTTATACTTGATGGGTGAAAAAACTCAACAAAAGAAATATAATTAAAAAAATTGTTACTGAGCCATCAACCCAAAAGAGAATGTTTTGGGCTAGAGAAATGAAAATTCTCAATGATCTAATGAATATGTTCAAGTCAGAAGATTTCTGGCAAAGGGTTACCCTAGATAAAGTTCCCTCTTTAGCAGTATTAAGATCTGGTCACGGACTAAACATACTATCAAAAAAGTATAAAGAATTTAATTATAAAATACCTGAGAAGGTTGAAATTCCAATAGGAAAAAAACAGGGAAAAGACAAAATAATTTCGAAAAAATTAAAAACAATCAGACAATTTATAGATGAGCAAAACTAAAGACATTCAAACAACCGAACAGATAGCAAAGTTTCTTTCTGACAAAGATAACCAAAAGTATCACTATAACTTTCACGAAAGCGAAGAATATAAAATATCAAGCGGAAGCCTTAACCTAGACATAGCTTTGGGCGGAGGCCTACCAAGCGGAGCACATAGGTTCACAGGAATCAACGAAGGCGGAAAAACTAGTTGTGCAATGGCATTTGCAAAAAATTTCCAAAACCATTTCGATAAAAATGGTATGATTATTTACATCAAAAGCGAAGGCAGATTTAGTAAAGAGATGATAGAACGCTCAGGTATTGATACAAATCCTGAAAAGTTTTTTGTGTTTGATTGCAATATTTTTGAAAAAGTTTTCGAGTTAATTAGAGAACTTGTTTTTAACAATGAGCATGACAAAAAATATATGTTCATAATTGATAGCGTAGATGCTTTATGCAGGGTAGGAGATATAGATAAGCCTTTCGCCGAATCAGAACAAGTTGCAGGAGGAGCGCTAATTACTTCTGTTTTCTTAAAGAAAATGGTTCTTCCTATCACTAAAATGGGGCACACAATGATCTTGACTAGTCAGGTTAGGGTCGAGGTAGCAACGAATCCATACGCTGCGCGTGGAGGCCCAAGAGTAAAACAAGCAGGTGGAAATGCAATAAAACATTATGCCAATTTTATTTTAGAGTTTGAAGAAAGATTCGCCTCAGATCTCATATATAAAAACCCAACTGCAACAAGAATAGACGAAAAGGGAGAGCCAATAGGTCACTATTGTAAAGTAAAATTCAGGAAAAGTATAAATGAAAAAACTGGCTCGACAGTAAGATATCCAATTCAATATGGGCAAAAAGATGGAAAGTCAGTTTGGAGGGCAAGAGAAATACTTGACATGCTTTACTTGTTTAATCTTATAGTTAAAAAAGGAGCATGGATTACAGTCTCAGAAGATTTAGTAAAAGAACTAGCTGGCAAGAAAATTAAAATTAATGAAAAATTTCAGGGAGAATTAAGGTTAGTGGAATTCTTGGAAGAAAACGAAAAGCTCTGCGACTTCTTGTATAAAGATTTTAAAAACCTAACTAATGCGCTTTAAGACTTTAACTGGCGCTGAAAGAACTGTTAAAAAAGCTAGATCCTACTTAATAGATTGGGACGGTGAAAGCAGAAGTAAAATTCAATTTCAAGCCAAGCAATTTTTAAAAAAGCATTGGAGCAATCATATTGTTTTTGAAGAGTTTCCCGTTGCAGGAACAAAACTTTCATTAGATTTTTATAATGCAAATAAAAAAATAGCTGTCGAAGTTCAAGGCAAGCAGCACACAAAATATGTTCCGTTTTTTCATGGTTCCAATAAAATTAACTACCTAAATCAATTAAAAAGAGATAGAGATAAATTAAAATTTTGCGAGATAAACAATATACAACTTGTTGAGATTTACGACGGAGACAAGCTTAACAAAAGTTTATTCTCTAATTTTGGAGTTAATCTATAGTTAGTGTAATATAGAATATGAGCGACGAATTTATTGACCCAGAAAATTTATCAAAATTTCACTTGCCAGAAAATATACTCAGTCAACTCTTTGAGTTTTCTGGATCAAGCTCTGGTGATAGCGGTTTTATATTATCTTTTGTTAATCAAGATGGGTTGCCCTCGGTCATTACCAAAGCATCTTCCCCAATTGTAGAAATGGGACTGAGAAAAGCTTTAGAGCAATATCTCGATCAACTAGCTGCACAAGAAATTGAATTGAATTCCGGTGGCGATGTTGGTGACGAAGAAATGCCTTGACATTTCTTATTTATTATGATACCATTCTTGCATGGTAAATTCACACGAACTAGAGCAGCATCTAATAGCTGGACTTATAAAATACCCAGAAAGCTATCCACTAATAGCATCTTTCATAAATCAAGACGATTTCTTTGATAAAAACACTATTGTTAATAAAACTATTTTTTGTGTGTTAAGGCAATCACTTGAATTGGGAGATGCACTAGACGAAGTTCTGCTAGCTCAAAGAGTTCAGTCTTTAAATATTTCCTTTGAAGATAATATTAACATTTCAGACTACATTAAAGCTCTATCCATGAGACAGATATCCAAAGAAGGAGTTTTAAAAGCCGCGCAAGAGTTGAAGAAAATTACGGTAAGAAGAGAGATACACAATGCATCTTTACAAGTTGCAAAAAATATGAAGAGCATGCCTTCAAGCGCCAGTTTTGATGACATTGTAAGCGAAGCAGACAAAATATACAACGATAAAATAAATCTATACGAGATGGGCTCAAGCAAGCCAGAGAATCTTTTTGATGACATGGAAGATTTTATTGAAGAAAGAGGCAATAATCCAATTGATGAATTTGGATTAATGGGGCCTCATCCTCGATTAAATGAACTTTATGGTTCTTTGTTTAGACCAGGAAATATAGCGGTTGTTGTAGCTAGAGCAGGAGTTGGTAAGACACAATTTTGTATGGATTTCTGCACAAAAGTTTCAGAGATAAATAACAATATTCCTGTACTTCATTTTGACAATGGAGAAATGAGCAAAGAAGAGTTAATTGTTAGGCAGTGTTCTGCACTTTCTGGAGTGCCCATGCATTTGCTTGAAACTGGTCGATGGCGTCAAGCTGGAGAAGAAATTATAGAAAAAGTAAGAGATACCTGGAAGAAGGTTAAAAAATTCAAGTTTTATTACTACAATGTTGCAGGACACTCCATAGATAGCATGTTGAATATAATAAGAAGGTTTTATTATTCCGAGGTTGGCAGAGGAAACCAGATGATTTTTAGTTTCGACTATATTAAAACTACCTATGAGCGCCAGAATGGAACGAGTAGCTGGGAAACTGTGGGAAGAATGGTTGATAAATTCAAGCAATTAATTCAAAAAGAATTATGTTTCAATGACAAGCCTGCAGTATCTATGCTCACAAGTGTCCAGAGCAATCGCCTAGGAATTACCAATAATAGAAATTCAGACAATGTAGTAGATGACGAAAGTATAGTTTCTTTATCCGATCAAATTACACAATTTTGCTCTCACTTATTTTTATTAAGACAAAAAACAATGGATGAAATTCAAGATGAACCTGAAGACTTTGGCACTCATAAACTCATTTGCCTAAAGTACAGATGGCTAGGCAAAGATGTACATAGAGCCCTACAACCTATAGAAATGCCAGATGGAAGCAAAAGAAAAAACTATATCAATTTAAATTTAGAAAATTTTTCAATCACAGAAAAAGGAGACCTTCAAGACATGGTTGACCATATAGAATCGGAAGGAGTTGGCGTTCTTATTGAAAGAGGAGATGAAGTCCCCGATATTTAATGAGCCCAGAAAAGATAAAAGATTCTCTAGTTCAACTAGGGTATAAACTGGCAGATAGAGGTTCTTACTGGCAGACTAATGCTATTTTCAGAAATGGAGATAATAAAACAGCCATACAAATATATAAAAACACAGGAGTATGGAAAGATCATGTTGCTGAAAGTCAATTCTCTCCATTTAAAAGATTAGTTGAAATTACTCTTGGAACAAATGACCCTAAATCTGTCAACCAATATATAGATGAAGAAGATATTGGCGCAAATTATAATAAACTTCAATTTTCAGAAAAATTAGAAATGGACGAAATATACCCAGAGAGTTGCCTTGATAGGCTTCTTCCTCACTATAAATTTTATAACGATAAAGCGATTTCTAATGATACCCTCATTCCACTTAAGGGTGGATATGCAACAAGCGGAAAATTAAATAATAGATTCGTATTTCCAATATACAATGAGCATAAACAAATTCACGGCTTTTCCGGTAGAGATATGCAAAGCTCTAGCTCTAGACCCAAATGGAAACATGTCGGAAAAAAGAAAAGCTGGATATACCCCTTATATGTAAATAAAAAAACATTAGAATCCATAAACAAAACATCAGAAATAATTTTTGTTGAAAGTATTGGAGATATGTTAAATCTACATGAAAATGGCTTTCACAATGTTATTGTTACTTTTGGCTTAGATATATCAACAAAAGTTATCTGCGCAAGTCTTTCTTTAAATGTTGAAAAAATTGTTGTCAGCTTAAATAATGACATCTCTTCGTCTAGAAATCGTGGCTTAGAAGCCAGCATCAAAAATTATCTTAGATTATTAAATTATTATGATCCGCATAAAATTGTAATATGCCTCCCACTTCAAAAAGACTTTGGAGATATGAATCAAGAAGAATTTAAAAAATGGTCAAACAAGCTACAATCTACAGATCCAAATAATCAACAAAAATTTATATTAAAAAAAATAAACAATATACATAAAAATATACCAAAAACATTGCTAAAAAATGTAAAAATAATTAGTAGTGAGTGAATTAACCAAACTCTCCGCCAGTAGAATAAAAACTGCGCAAACTTGTTCATGGACTTATTGGTGCAATTATAAGTTAAAGCTTCCTGATTCAGGTAATGACGGATCAAGCAGAGGAACTATATGCCACAACGTCTTTGAACTATTAGGAGATAAACATAAAAGAGAATTTAATAAAATTGTAAAAGAAGGAACTATCTGGAACACAAGAGCTGTAGCAAGTCAAGTAAACAAAGAAGCAGAAGAATTAAATGTAAACGATAAAGAAAATCTTGATTTGATTGATGAAATGATTGTCAACGGCTTACGATGCGATTTTTTTGGAGATACAGTAGAAAAACCAACGCATGCAGAATCCGAAAAGTTTTTTGACTTAGAAATTAAAGATGGAATTAAGAGGTATGCAATTCGAGGGTACATAGATAAACTTTTTGTATATAAAGATAATTCTGTAATAATCAGAGATTTCAAAAGCAGTAAATCAGTTTTTAAAGGAAAAGAGATTTCAGATAATTTACAAAATTTAATATATTGCCTTGCGGTCAAACACTTAATGCCAGAGTGCAATCCTCAAAGCGAATTTCTTTTTTTAAGGTTTGATCTTGATAGAGATCTATTAGGTAATTACGGAAAAGGATTTTTAAAAATGGATAAAATTTCTCCAGAAGAATTAGAAGGCTTTGAATATCAACTCACAGAGTTTCAAAACTATTTAGATAATTTTGATAAAAATACCGCAATGAGTAACTATGCTGCCACGCAAGATTATCCAAAAGATGGAACATTTGGAGGACCGCTTGCTTGCGGTAAAGATGGTTATAAGATGTCTAGAGGCGAGCCTATTCTAGATAAAAATGGAGAGCCTATATTAGCTTATATATGTCCATATCGCAAACCAATGGAATACTACGCATTGAAGGATAAAGATGGCAACCTTAAAAAAACAGCATTCTTAGAAGAAAAATATAAATTAACAATAGAAGAAGGAGACGAAATAGTTAAAATGAAATATGAAGGATGCCCACATTGGAACAATAAAGAAAAAATAGAAGATTTTTTGGATGCAAATTAATTCTGCAGGAATAATTATAAGATTCAACAATCTTGCTCTTCTAGGAAGAAGATCAAGAACATGCGAAATCCTTGGTGGATATTGGTCAATGCCGTGTGGTATGTGTGAAGATTTTGAAAAACCTATTGATGCTGCAAAAAGAGAATTCTTTGAAGAAACAAATATTATTTTAAATTCACCAATCGAATTTCTTACTTATTTTGAAAATTATAAAGGAGGCACATTTTATGTTTTTTATTCAGATGTTGATGATTTAATATTTCCAGATCAAAAAGCTATAGATGCTGTAGAGCATGAAGAGTGGGGATTTTTTAAAATAGAAAAGAATTGCCTACCATCTCCCATAACAGAAGAAACAAAAAATTCAATACTAATGTTAAAATGAAAAAAATCATAGTAACAGGAGGCTTAGGTTTTATTGGAAGTAATTTTATTAAATATGTATTTAATAAATACGACTACAAAATATTTAATGTAGATTCTCGTACATATGCCTCTAATTTTGACAATATACATGATGATATATCTAACTCAAATAGGTATTCATTAATAGTATCAGATATAAATGATACTAGTTATATTAAAAGTCTTGTGCAGACGAACAATATAAACTACATAGTTAATTTTGCGGCGGAAAGTCATGTTGATAATAGTATAAATGACTCAACTCCTTTCGTACAGACTAACATAAATGGAACACATTCTTTATTGAGTTTGCTTCACGATTGCCCGAGTGTCGAGAGATACCTTCAAGTGTCCACAGACGAGGTATATGGCAGTTTAACTGAGGAAGACGATGCTTTTACTGAAAACACTCCGTTACAAGCTAATAGCCCTTATTCTGCAAGCAAGGCTAGCGCAGATTTATTATGTCGCAGTTTTTATGAGACTTTTGGCTATCCTATTTTAATTACTCGCTGCTCAAACAATTACGGGCCAAATCAACATGCAGAGAAATTAATTCCATTAATAATTAAAAATGCTAAAGCAGGAAAAAAACTTCCTGTTTATGGTGATGGTAGAAATATTCGCGACTGGATTCATGTTTCAGATCATTGCTCTGGTATCGATGCAGTTCTGCATGAAGGAAAAATTGGTGAAGTATACAATATTGGCGGCAAAAATGAAGTGCGAAACATTCATATCGTTAAAACCATTCTTAAACTGCTAGGCAAGGATGAAAGCCAAATAGAGTTTGTGAAAGATAGATTAGGTCACGATTGGCGTTATGCAATTGATAATAATAAAATTCAAGATGAATTGAATTGGTCTCCTAGTGTAAATTTTGAGGAAGGATTAAAAGAATTGATGTGAACAAACCTATATTAGAAATTATAGCTGTTACTTATGACCATGGCTTCAAATTAAAATGTTTTATTGATAGCATTCGGTCTCAAACAAGTCCCAATTGGCGTCTTCACATTATTCATGATGGTGCTGGAGAAATTTTTGAAAATCTGAAAGAAGATTTATCTAGCAATGGATATTTAGATAATTCTAGAATTGTATTGTCTGCAACTGAAACTCGCACCAACAAATGGGGCCATCCATTGCGTGAGTATGGTTTACAAAATAGAATCTCAGATGCACCTTATATTACAATAACTAATTGCGATAATTATTATGTACCAATTTGGGTGTCCGATATTAATAATTTAGCCAATCAAGATAAAGATTTTATATATTGGGATTGTATTCATAATCATCGAAATGTTAATTTTGATAGAATATGTGGATATGGCTTATTAAATTCTCAACTAAAAGACACTTGGATTGACATGGGCTGCGTTGCTGTCAAATCGGATATAGCTATGAAAGTAGGTTTTCCCTTTAGAAGTTTTGGAGCAGACTGGAACTTCTTTCAAGGCTGTCTGCAACATATTTCTCTTGATAAAACTCAAAAAATACCTAAAATTTTATTTGTACATAATTAAAATGAATAAAGAAATAGTAGGATTCACGGCAGGCAATTTTGATTTATTGCATCCAGGTTACATTTATACTTTTGAGGAGGCGAAACGACATTGTGATCGTTTTTTAATTTTTTTACAGAAAGACCCAAGTGCCACGCGATTCACAAAATACAAACCTGTTATACCGTACTACGAACGATACAAAGCATTAATGGCTATAAAATATATCGACGAAGTATACATGTATCAAACAGAAGAAGAGCTTGTTGATTTAATAAAATTTTGGAAACCTGATGTTCGTATACTTGGAGAAGATTACATTGGCAAAAGCTTCACAGGAGATGATCTTCCTCCTAAAGTTATATACACCACTCGCTCACATGAGTGGTCTACTACTCGATTAAAAGATTTGATCGCAAAACAAACAATTAAACAAAATCCAGACATATTAAAATGAAAAAAATAATAATCACAGGAGTCACAGGGCAAGATGGCAGTCACATGGTAGATTATTTACTTAAAAATACCACAGATACGATAATAGGAGGTATAAGAAGGTTAAGCGTTCAAAACCATAAAAATATTAGACATTTAGAAAATAATAATCGGTTCAAGTTGATAGACCTTGATGTAACAGATCAACAAAATGTTTCTAATGTTATTCTTAAAGAACAACCAGATTATTTTTTAAACTTTGCCGCAAACTCTTTTGTTGGCAACAGCTGGTCAATGCCTATTAGCCATATGGAAAATAATACTATGTCGGTGCTTTATCAGTTAACTTCTATAGCTGAACATTGCCCAAATTGCAAGTATTATAATGCCGGCAGCAGCGAAGAATTTGGAGATGTCATACATTGTCCTCAGGACGAAAATCATCCACTTCGACCAAGAAGTCCTTATGGAGCTTCAAAAGCTTCCGCAAGACATCTTGTAAAAGTTTATAGAGATTCTTACGATATATATGCAGTTCAAGGCTGGCTATTCAATCACGAAGGAACAAGAAGAGGAGAAGAATTTGTTACCAGAAAAATATCTAAAGGTGTCGCTAAAATAGTTAAATGTCTAGAAAATAAAAAACCTTTTGAGCCTTTATCTCTTGGTAATTTGGAAGCAAAAAGAGATTGGTCAGATGCAGAAGATTTCGTGGAAGGTATCTGGTTGATGATGAATAATTCTAAAGGACCAAGAGATTATGTTCTTAGTTCAGGGCAAACGCACTCAATAAGAAGTTTTGTAGAAAATTGTTTTTCGGCAGCAAACATTCCATGCTATTGGAAAGGATCAGGCATAAACGAAAAGTTGTTTTTATCAAATTATATTGCAGAGGATAATAATATTACAGATTTAGAGCTATTGAATATTAATCCAAAATTCTATAGACCTGCGGAAGTTGAACTATTGCAAGGAGATCCATCTTTAGCTGAAAAAGAATTAGGATGGAAAAGAAAAACAAACTTTAATGATTTAGTTAAAAAGATGTATAACAATGATTATGCATTACTAAGTTAAAAAAATAATATAAAATACCTCTGTTTCGTGTAACATAATGCATGAAAGATAAATACAGCTCCGCAAAACGCCCTGGACCAAAAAGCTCCGCTCAAACTCCAGCTAAAAAATCAGAACGTAAAAAAGGCTCCTCTAAAAATAAGCCAGGTAGTGCTGGCCAAAAAGGTGGTAAAATTAATTTTTCAGCCAAAGTTTTAGAGTCTTTAAAAAATAAAGTAAAAGAACATAACTCTAAGTATAGTAAAAAAGTTACTCTTTCACAGCTTAAAAAAGTTTATCGCAGAGGAGCTGGAGCATTTTCATCCAGTCACAGGCCAGGAAAATCAAGAGGTCAATGGGCTATGGCAAGAGTTAATACATTTCTTAAAATGGTGCGTGGTGGTAAAGTAAAAGATAGCTACAGAAAAGCTGACCAAGATATCGCTAAAGCTAGTGCCAATGTAATTATCGATGACGGTATTAGAGAAGAAAACTTTTTGACTGAAGAAGATTTTATTCAAGCTAAGCTTGATATTTATAACGACCAATTACAAGAAGACCCAGACTTCACCGAAGAAATGTGGAGCGAAATTTTTTCGGACGTTGACGAATTAGGTTTTGAAGAGTATGTTGATGAAGAAAGTTGGGCGGCTGAAGCCAACAAAGGTAAAAAACTCAATAAACCATTTAGAACTCCAGGCGGTCCAAAAAAGTTTTCTGTTTATGTCAAAAATGAAAAGGGCAATGTAGTAAAAGTAAATTTTGGAGATCCGAACATGGAAATTAAACGCGATGATCCAAATCGTCGCAAGAACTTTAGAGCTAGACATAATTGTGAAAATCCCGGACCCAAAACAAAAGCACGTTATTGGAGCTGCAAAATGTGGTCAAAGAAAAGCGTAACAAAAATGACCAAGGGAGAAGATCACAAAGAAACTGAAGAATCTGAAGCAAGTTCTATGGACTACATGGAAAAGGCATTTATGCATCATTGTGCAAAATATGATGATGATTTAGTTAATACCGCTGGAATGGATAAAGATAAAACTTATGCAGCTTGCGCAATTCAATACAAAAAAATGAAAAGCTCATTGTATGAAAAAAGTAAAGCTGGTTTAACCGAAAAACAAAAGAAACTTCCCAAGCCATTGCAAGAAGCAATTTTAAAAAAGCAAGGCGAAGAAATGAAAGAGTCCGAATCTGGTCATCACGAAAAAGATAAAGACAAAAAGAAAAAGAAAAAATCTTACTCAAGTCTTTGGGAAAATATTCGCAAAAAGAAAAAACGTATGGGCAAAAACTATCGACCAGCAAAGCCTGGAGATAAAGATAGGCCCACAAAAGAAGCTTTAAAAAGAGCTCAAGGTAATCCTGACCCCATGAAACATTATTTTGAAACAAAAGAAGAAGCTCTTAAGGACGCAAAAAAACTTGGCTTGCAAGGTTTTCATACCCTCAAAGATAAAAACGGTAAGACGTTATATATGGCAGGACCTAGCCATAAAGTTTTTATGGAAAAGCACAAAGAAATTTTGGATAAGAAAAAATCCGAAGAAAAAAGTAAAAGTTAAAACACAAGCCCAGTATATTACAACTACCTTATGGCGCGCAATATTGTAATAGACTCAATGAAGTTATCGCCCGACTCGCCGTCTGGCAATGAAATTATTTTAAGGCAAATTAGTGGACAATTGTATATAAATGATCATTTAATTATTACCACTGAGAATATAAACTCTACATCACAAATAGAAAATATACAATCGGAAATTTCCGGTATTCAGGTTGACGTATCAAACCTTCAAGCTAATCAAAGTGAGTGAGCTTTTTTGTGCAAAAAATCAAATAGTATTAATTTTATCTCACTTTTGGACTCCAATAAATATTACTACCGCCAGAGAAGGTATTAGAAAACTAATATCTTGCGGATCAGATTCCTTAAGAACAAAATCCGTCTTTGCGCTTTCATACGGCGGAGAACCTCTTTCTTGGGAAAGTTGGATTAATCCAGAGCGTTCAAATTATTATCCCAATCAACCGCATATAAAATCTTATAATTTTAAATATCCAGTTCCGACTATATTGCTTACAACTTGCAAATGGATACATCAAACAAAAGCAAAACCAAATTTAAGGTATCTCTATAAAAGATATCGAGGCAGGTGTCAAATTTGCGGAGAAAAGTTTGACATGAAGCAAATGACAATTGAACATATTTACCCAAAAAGCAAAGGCGGTACAAACGAGAGTCATAATGTCACTCTTACATGTCAACCGTGTAATTCAAAGAAAGCGGCTATATATCCTTATAAAAATTGTAAAGGACATGAGCTGTCTCCCTCAAACCCTTACCCTTTCTTTGATCCTATGCAAAAACATAGACCAGAGTGGGAACCTTTTTTATTTAGAAAATAATTGGCACACTATATGCAAGTTAATATACATGACATATTACTACAAAAATACAAATAACGGCCATGTTAATTCATGGGATAATTTAATTGATTCTATTTTTAGCGGAAAAAGTTTTGATAATGTTCCTGCTCCATCAAATATACTTTCAGATGATAAGCATATAGAAATACATTTACAAGCTCCTGGAATAAATAAAGAAGATATTGATATTAATGTTAAAGATGGCATTTTAGAAGTTTCATATGATGGAGCTGAAGAAGATCAATCTTTTGTTCATCAACAAATTTTCAAAGATGGTTTTTATAATAAATTTAAATTATCTAAAGATTTAGATGATAAAAATATTGAGGCATCCATGAATAATGGAATACTTGAAATAAGTATAAAACGAAAAAAATCTTCACCAAAAAGCAGAATTAAAATCAATTAATTATAATATTGCTTCTGCCACAAAACCGCTTAAATGCGGTTTTTTTGTGTAATTTTTGATTGACAAGATATTAATATTAGTATATACTATAATGAATACATCAAATCTTTTTTTCTTATTAGAGTTTTTATTGATTCTTGGCATAGGTTGTTTATTATTTAATGCGGTTTTTTTATGAAAAAATTTATATTTATACTATTTGTTTTATTGGTAACAGCGCCAATAACCTTAGCAAGTAAGCTTTATTTTAATAACGGCAAATCATTAGACGCAGAAATTATAGAAGCTAATACAACACATGTTTTATTAAAAAGATCTTCAGATTTGCAACAATTTAGAATTAAAACAGAGCTTCTAACAAAAGACTCTCAAAAGCAAATAGAACTTTACTACTCAGAAGGTCGATACAGCTCCATACCGCCACTTAAAACGCCTCTTGATACTAAAACCCTAAAACAGTACTCTAGCTATATAGACACGCTTATAGATCAAAATTTACGTTCAAAAAGATTACAAAAAACAAAAGAATTAGACGAGTATACTTATACAAGAAGATTGTATTTAACAACTATAGGCAGAATACCAACTCACAAAGAAGTGATTGAATTTACTGATGATAATGACAGAGATAGAAAAGATAAGTTAATTCAAAAACTTTTAAATTCAAGTGGTTATGTAAATCATCAATTAAACTGGTGGAGCGATATGTTGCGAATTAAAGACGGAATAAATGGAACCAATATTAGTGTGGGTATTGTTTATCGCAAGTGGCTAAGAGAAGCAATAACTGCAAACAAAACATATGATCAAATTGTAAAAGAGTTATTAGGAAGCACTGGTAAGCTATATGATGGCGGAGAAGCCATAAGTTATTATTTAAGAGATAGAGGCATGCAAGCAGATAATCTTTCTCATACAGTTAGAATTTTCTTGGGAACCCAACTAGAGTGCGCGATGTGCCACGATCATCCTTTTGATCGATGGACACAAAAAGAATTTTATGAAATGACAGCATTTACTTCTGGTATTGGTAATGTTAGATTAAGAAAAGAAGGTAAGGTTATAAATGATTTAAGTCGAAGTATTGATAGTGACGCTGATCCTCGAGCTGGAACATTTAATAATTGGCGAAATCAAATAAGAGATTCTATACAGTTTGGAATAGAAAATAATGGCACAGGAACAATAAAATTGCCTGTAGATTTTGCGGAAGATAATGCTAATCCAGGAGATACTGTTTTAGCAAAAGCTATATTTACCCCCAAGCCGATTGAAAAAATAGAAGGTAATAGTAGAAAAGTTTTTGCGAACTGGATGACAAGTAAAGATAATCCTAGATTTACAACAATGATTGCAAACAGAATATGGAAACATATTTTTGGTGCTGGCCTTATAGAACCTATTGATTCGATGATGGATGATACTTTGGCTAGCAACGAAAAGCTGATGAAATATCTGGAAAGATTAATGGTTAGTGTGAATTATGACTTGAAAGAATACCAAAGAATTCTTTTGAATACTAGATTGTTTCAAAGAGAAAGTAAAAAAGAAGATTACAAAAGCTTGGAAGACTATAATTTTGAAGGTCCTATATTGAGAAGAATGACAGGAGAGCAACTCTGGGATTCTTTGGTAACTTTAGTTTATAATGATATAGACAGTCAATCTAGAATTCACATGCAAAATCAACAAGACTATTCTATTATATACAAAAGATATAAAGACATGACTGGCCCGGAAATCTATCAAGACATCAAAGCCCTTGCAGATGAAAACCCAAACAGCAGAAACTTTGTTAGTTTAATTGAAAAAGCTTCGGGCCTTGAATATGAAAAAGTCAAGGTAAAGGATCGCAACCTTGTTAGAAGCAGCTATCTTTCTTATCCAGCTCCAGGAGGACACTTAATAAGGCAGTTTGGTGGTAGTGATAAAGAGCAAATAGATAATAGCAATTCAGAGCCAAATACAACACAAGTACTTAATCTTTTAAATGGATTTGTAGAAACAAATATATTGAACAAAAAAGATGCAGATTTTATAGAATTAATGCAATCAGAAAAAACAAAAACAAAACAAGTAGAAAATGCATTTTTATCGATTTTATCTAGAAAACCTAAAACTAGTGAATCAAATTTATTAACAAAATTTATTGATGAAAAAGATGGATTCAAACATGTATCATGGATACTATTAAATAGCCATGAATTTATTTTTATCAAGTAAAGTGTAAACAAATAATTATTATGAACGATGAATTAACTAGAAGACAATTTGCGCAAAATATTGCCAAAGCATACCTCGGAGTAAACGCTCTAATATATGGACAAGATTTAATCGCCCGCACAGAACGAGTCCCTACTGCTAGGCACGTTATATTTTTAAATATGTCAGGAGGAATGACTCACATAGATACATTTGACCCAAAGCCAGAAAACAAAGAGGTTATGGGTGAAACTACGGCAATAAATACTTCTGCAGATGGCATTCAGATTGGCAGCTGGCTTCCTAGAACAGCGCAACAAATGCACTTAGCGTCGTTAGTTCGATCGGTAAATAGCAATCAAGGGGCACATGAACAAGCAAACTATCTTTTGCATACAAGTTATCAAAAGCGTGGCACAATTATTCACCCAAGCATGGGCAGCTGGATTAGTAAATTATGTGGAAAATTAAATCACAGCCTTCCAGATAATGTTAAAATCAATGGCGGAAGTGGAATTATTGGCGCGGGATATTTCGAAAGTAAGCACGGCCCACTGCCTCTTGGAAACCCAGATGCTGGCATACAAAACGTAAAAAAATCAGGATATGTACAAGAAGATATGTATAAAGACAGACTAGATGCATCAAGTATTTTAAACGAAGGTTTTACTAGGCAATTTCCTCAAAAACAAGTTAGAGCTTATTCTGATTTATATGACGATGCAATAAAACTTATGAAAAGTAAAGACCTCGAAGCATTTGACCTTACTCACGAGCCAGAAGCATTAAGAGAAGAATATGGACAAAACAATTTTGGTCAAGGTTGTCTTTTAGCTCGAAGACTTATAGAAAACAAAGTGCGTTTTGTAGAAGTATCGTATGGAGGATGGGACATGCATAATGATGTTTTTGGCGGATTAGAAAACAAAGCAAAAGTTTTAGATGATGGACTTTCGACCTTGCTCTCAGATCTTGATCGCAGAGGTATGCTTTCAGATACAATGGTTGTTGTAGCAAGTGAATTTGGAAGAACTCCAGAAATCAAAGCCGGAAGAGTTGGAAGAGATCATCATCCGTCTGCGTTCAGCGTATTTTTTGCTGGAGGCGGAATTAAGCAAGGTTATGTTCATGGTAAATCTGATAAGCGGGCACATTACGTTGAAGAAAAAGGAGTTGATGTTCCATCAATTAATGCAACAATTGCTTACGCTATGGGATTGAGTATTGAAAAAATTACATACTCTCCTAGCGGAAGACCTTTTAAAGTTTCAAATGGCGAGCCACCAATCTTGGATATCTTGACATAAAAAAACAGCCCCTTGGGGCTGTTGTGTTAATAATTAATTAATTTATCAACCCGTTAAAAGTCATCTTCTAAAGACCCACTTTGCTGATACTCTCTTACTCTTCTTTCGAAGAAGTTGCCCATAGCTTGAACGTCTACGACTTCACTTAACCAAGGAAAGGGATTTTTGTCACTGGGAAATCTGTAATCTAGCCCAATACCTTCTAGTCTTCGATTACCAATATAATGCATGTAATCTACGAACATATCAGCATTTAATCCAAGAATACCCGTTGGTAAAACATCGTGAGCGTATGCAATTTCTAATTCAACAGCTTTTTTCATATGCTCAACAAATTCTTCTTGAATTTCTTTTGTCCATATAGAAGGATCTTGCTCGATCATTGTATTTATTAAATATGTTCCAAATGAAATATGAGAACTTTCGTCCCTCAATGTATACTTAATTTGATCTGATATTCCTTGCAATTTATTTTGCCTGCCTAGTGCTAATAGCATAGCAAATCCACTAAAAAAGAAAGTTCCTTCACATACTATCCAATACGTTAAAAAGTTTCTTAGTATTTCTTGCTTTCCTTCTTTTGTGTGAGGCTTAAAATCTTGACGACTAAGATCATTTGTAATTTCCATAAGAAAGTCGTCTTTGGCTTTAATGCTCGGAATCGTTTCATAAGCAGCGAAAACTTCTTCAATATCTAAATCCAAGCTATCGCAGACATATACTACGGTGAGGTTGTGTAGACTCTCTTCAAATGCTTGACGCAATATATATTGGCGACACTCAGCATCTGTAATATAGCGAAAGGCTGATAATAACAAATTATTGCCAACCAAAGACTCGCTTCCAGCAAAAAATCCAAGACAGCGTTTAACAAGAAGTTTTTCATCTTCCGTAATTTCATCATTTTTCCATTGTTTAATATCATTTTGCATACTTATTTCGGTAGGCATCCAATTGTTTGCACAGCTTTTTAAAAATAGATCCCATGCAAATTTATGTTTATGAGGTAAAATTCTATTTACTCCCGCGATGTTTTCAGTTAATAATTCTCCAGTTTTATCATTCATGGTTTATATTCTACATTAAATAACGAAAATAGTCAAGCCTAAGTTCAAATAAATTATTGACAACTTTCACAAGACTCTCCATTTTTCATTGCCTCAATACTACAAGAGGTTTGCTCTTCATTTTTTTGATCCTCAGCGTGAGATTTTTCTACCTTAGACGCAGCTCTATTACGAAGATAATAAGTTGTTTTGAGGCCAGCTTCCCAGCAAGCCATATAAACATCATTTAAGTATTTAAGTGAAGTTGATTTATTGTATAAATTAAAACTAATTGATTGATCCATCCATTTTTGTCTTGCTGCATTGGCATCAATTAGCGTAAACATATCTCTATCAAAAGCTGTCTTATATTTTTCTTTTAAATCTTTAGGTATAGATCCATTTAATAATGATAGGTCGCCATCAGCTTCTTTTACCAATGAAGCTATTTCACTATTCCATAAACCTCTTGATTTCATATCATCAATAAAATGCGCATTAGTAATAAAGAAATTACCGCTTTTATTTTCGTATACAAATAATACAGAAAAATTAGGTTCTATACTCTGCTCAATACCATTTATATATCCAATAGTTGCCGTTGGAGCTATAGCCATTACATTAGAATTTCTCATGCCGTGTTCTCCCACATGAACTCTAACTTTTGACCAATCCTCAAACGTTTGACCTGTTCCGGTAAGAGGCTTGCCTGTTACAGATTGTTGGGGAACTTTTTGTTTTCCTCTGTATACCATTAAATTATTATAAGAATCAATTGGAAATACCCCCCCGCTCCAAAGAGAACCCTCGTAAGTTTCGTACTTGCCTCTCTCAGCTGCCAATATAGAACTGGCATAAATTGCATGCATTGAATAAAACTCAAACAGTTTATCGCTAAAATCTACAGCTTCTTTGCTGTCAATTATAATGTTCTTTTTATGAAGAATATCATGCAATCCCATAAGGCCAAGGCCTATAGGTCGATTTCTTAAATTAGAATTTGACGCTTCTAAGGTTGGATAAAAATTCAAATCAATAACATTATCAAGCATTCTGATTGCGGTATGAATTGTTTTTTCTAGCTTAATATAATCGATGTCATCCCCATCTTCGTTGAGATGATTAAGCAAATTTACTGATCCAAGATTGCACACAGCTGTTTCTCCAACTTCGGTTTTTTGTCCTTTATCATACTTGGAAGCTTTGGTATGTAGGGTTATCTCCGTGCATAAATTGCTGCTGTGAACGATACCTTCATGCTGATTTGTGTATCTGATATTGCAAGGATCTTTAAAAGTATTCCAAGGATGAGAAGTTTCAAAAAGTACTTTTAGCATTTTCTTCCATAATTCTTTTGCAGGCATCACTCTGTAATTTTTGATTAATCCTTCTTCTGCTTGATTGCAGAGCTTTTTATATCTTTTGTCAAACTCAGAGCCAAAGCAATCATGTAGGTCAGCTTCTCTAGGATCGAAAAAATACCAAACATCTTCATTTTGAACTCTTCTCATAAACTCGTCAGGAATCCATGAAGCGGTATTCATGTCATGACACCTCAATCGATCATCTCCAGTATTTCTACGAAGATTAAGAAAGTCCTCGAAGTCTAAATGCCAGGGTTCGAGATATGCACATCCTGCACCTGGACGCTTTCCGCCTTGATTAACCGCAACCAATAAATCGTTATAAATTTTTAACCAAGGTACCAATCCGCTAGATACTCCATTGGTTCCTTGAATATGGGAACCAGTTGATCTAAAAGGTGTAACGTCAAGACCCAGCCCACCAGCATATTTTGATTTTCTTGCCTCCTGCCAAGCTCCATCAAAAATTCCATCGATGCTATCATCAAATGTATTAAGGTAGCACGAGCTAAGCTGGGACCTTACGGTTCCACTATTAAATAAAGTTGGCGTCGAAGAAGTATATAAAAACTTACTAAATAAATTGTAAAACTCAATAGCCTTGTCTTCTTTGTTTTCTTCGTTGATAGCAAGACCCATGGCAACCCTCATCCAAAAAGATTGAGGAGCTTCCATGAGTTTTCCTTCTTCTCTAATAAAGTATCTATCTGTTAAAATCTGAATGCCCAGGTATTTAAATTTTAAATCTCTATGAATTTTAATTGCTTCCGAAAGCTTTTGAAGATCAAACTCAAGCATTTTTGGATTTAACCTTTCGAGCTTGACTAGACGCTTAACGCCCTGAATAAAGCTTTTCCTATATTGCAATTTAAATATGTCGGAGTCAACACCCTCTTTAAAAACTTCTTTGTATACAGTATTTAAAAGAAGTCTAGCTGCCACAAAGCTATAGTCAGGTTCCTTCTCAATTTTTTCTCTAGCACTAAGAATTAATGCTGTATCTATTTCTCGGGTGGTGATTTTGTCATACAATTGTAGCTGGGCATCGAGTACTACTTCGCTAACAGAAACCTCTGAAATGTCTTCGCATGCCCTTTCCACATTTGTATTTATTTTTTCTACTCTAAAGTCCTGAAGACGTCCGTTTCGTTTTTTTACTTTGATATCCATATTTACCTAAAATATTAACATTTAAATGGGTTCCTGTCAATTGTATTTTTAAATTGTTGATAACTTTTTTAGAGCTTGACAAAGACCGCATTTATTGATAAAATAGTGGGCATGATCGCATTATTCAAAAGCCACTTTTCTATCGGCAAAAGTATATTAACTCTAGATGATCCAATTACACAAAAAGAAGGCGGAGCAGATAGCATTTTTAGTATTGCTGTAGAAAATAATTTAAAAGAAATAGTTTTAGTTGAAGATTCGCTTACTGGATTTCTTCAAGCGAAGAAAAACGCAGACAAGCTAGGCATCAAACTAGTCTTCGGACTAAGAATAAATATGAAAGAAGATGGAATGATAGATCCCAAAGAAGAATCACTGGACAGCTCGCACAAAATAATCCTGTTTGCAAGAAACGCAAAGGGATGTCAATTAATTAATAAAATTTACAGCGAAGCATTTACAAAGAATCACAACTGCGTTGATCACAAACTTTTAAAAAAGCACTGGTCAAGCAGAAGTCTAATCATGGCAATTCCATTTTATGATAGTTTTATATACAATAATCTTATGAAGTTTTCTAATTGCACACCAAATTTTGATTTTTGTAAACCTGTTTTCTTTATTGAAAATAATGGACTTCCATTTGACAACTTCTTGTCAGAAAAAGTTTCAGAATACTGCCGCTCTAACGACTTTAAAACAGAGCAAACAAAAAGCATTTATTACAAACAAAACAAAGATGTAGCCGCACTTCAAACCTATAAATGCATTACAGGAAGAAGTTTTGGCAATAAAACGCTGAGCAAACCAAACCTAGACCATTTTGGAAGCGATCAATTTAGTTTTCAAAGCTGGAAGCAAGAAAATGAAGTACGAACTAATAAGAAATAACAAAATATCAATCGGAAAATCCAACATTGGAGGCAGAGGCGTATTTGCTTCAGAGAATATTAAAGAAGGAGAAATACTTGAAGAAGCTCACTTTATAGTTTGCGGCGCAAAACAAACTTTTCAAGACAAAGAGCTCAGTAGATATTTCTTTTCTCTTTTTTATAACGAAGCAAGCTCCCCCGAGGAAAATGAAGAAATTAATTTCAAAATTTCTCTAGCTTCACACATTGGCGACGAAGGTTTAAAAAATAAAATACTTAAGGATCTAGAAGAGTTGGGGTATAAAGATATTTCTGAAATTTACTGTACGGCTGCAGTTTTAGGCTATGGAATGATATTTAATCATTCCGAAAAAAAATATAACGCAAATTGGGAAATAGATTTTGATGATTTTTTATTTAGATATACATCTGTAATTGACATCAAAAAGGGGGAAGAAATTTTAATAAACTATGGCAACCCAGAAAGAGAAGATTTAAAATGAAAGAATCACTATTAAGATTTAAAAAAAATCAAAAATACTTACTGTTCGATTATGAAACATGCAATTTAAATTTGGTATCAAATAATAAACCATGGCAATTAGCATTTCTTGTTGTGGAAAATAATAAAATTATAGAATCAAAAGATTATTGGTTAAAATGGAACGACTTAACTGTCTCTCCTGAAGCCGCAAAAATTACCGGTTTCACAAAAGCTAAATATGATAAAAAAGCATCTTGCCCAAAACAAGCTCTAGAACATTTTGAAAAATATTTATATGACCCAGATTATATTAAGGTGGGGCATAACCTTTTAGGTTTTGATGTTTACATGCACAATTTACATCGCAAACTTGTGAATGAAAAATACAAGCCAGACTTTTCTTATGCCAACCAACTGGTTGACACTCTCTGTCTAGCTAAAGCTCTAAAGAAAAGAATTAAATTAAATAAAGACGACGACTTTCTGGCATGGCAATATAGACTAAATCACTTAATAGAAAGAGGGTTATCTTGTAATTTAAAACAATGCTGCAAAGATTTTGATGTGCCTTTTAATGAAAATAAGCTTCATGATGCATTATACGATATTGAAGTTAATTTTGAAGTATTTAAAAAAATGATATGGGAAATAGAAATATGAGTAATTTTACAGAACAATTTTCATCCTATGATGACTGCGTGCCAGTTGGAGTCAGACTTCCAAATATCAAAATCGAAGACAGATATTATAAAATGCTTGACGCAAAACCTAATATCTCAAACTATGATTTTCTCAGAAAACTCTGCCACAAAGGTGTTTATGATAAAGGTATAGACAAATTTGAAAACAAAAAAGACTACTTTGACCGCGCAAAAACAGAGTTAACAATTTTAGAAGATCTTGGATTTACGGATTATATTTTGCTAAATTGGGATATACTAAATTACTGCCATGAAAACAATATACCTACTGGCCCAGGCAGAGGTTCTGCTGCAGGATCCTTAGTTTTATATTTAATAGGAGTCACAAACGTAGACCCCGTAAAATATAATCTTTTCTTTGAAAGGTTTGTTTCTAAAAGCAGAGCGAGAAAAATTGAACATAATGGTATTACATATCTCGACGGAAGTTTACTAGCAGACGTTGATAACGATATTGCGTACGAAAGAAGAGTAGAGGTAATAAATTATATTGATAAAAAACACCCTGGCAGGACTGCAAAAATTTTAACACTCAATACCCTAAGCGGCAAGCTATGCATAAAAGAATGCGGCAAGATAGTTGGTGAGTTATCAGAGCAAGAAGTTAATGAAGTTAGCGACACTATTCCCAAAAGATTTGGAGTTGTTGTTCCGCTTAAAACTGCTTTAGAGGAAAGCGAAAAATTCGTTGACTGGTCTGCAGAAAATGCAGAGTCGTTTAACATAGCGTTAAAGCTAGAAGGGCTCAACAAAAACACTGGAGTTCATCCAAGCGGAATCGCAATTTCTTTTGACAAAATGACTGACATATGCCCAATACAAAAGTCCAACGACGGAGCCTTGGTAACTGGATATGACATGAACTGGGTTTCAGAACTTATGGTTAAATTTGATATTTTGGGACTGCGCACCTTGAGCGTAATTCATGATGTATGTAAAGAGCTAAATATTGATTGCGAAGATATTGACTTAAATGAGGTTTCCACATTTACCCCCTTGCAGTCGCTTAGCGCGCCTCACGGCCTTTTTCAAATTGAATCTGACACCAACTATAGAGTATGCAAAAAAATCAAGCCTAGAAGCCTAGAAGAGCTTAGCGCGGTTGTAGCCATTGGAAGACCTGGCGCTTTAGAATTTCTCCAAGACTATGCGACATATATTGAAACTGGTGAAGCACAAGTCATTCATGAGTTTTTTACTGATGTTTTAGATTATACAGGAGGTATTCCTCTTTATCAAGAGCAGCTTATGCAAATGGCCGTCAAGGTAGGTTTTACCCTTGACGAATCAGAGCAGTTAAGAAGAATAGTGGGCAAAAAGAAAGTTGATCAAATGCCAGCTTGGAAAGCAAAGATACGAGAAAAAGTAGAGGAAAATGATTTACCTCCAGAAGTAGGAACTATTCTTTGGAGCGTTGCAGAAGATAGCGCCAACTACTCATTTAATAAATCACACTCTTTGAGTTATTCTGTTCTGAGTGCATGGACTACATACTTAAAGTTTCAGCATCCACAACAGTTCTTCTTGTCTCTATTGAAGATGACAAAGTATGAGCCTGCACCTCAAGAAGAAATATCAAAAATATGCAAAGAATTATCAAGCTTTGGTATTAAATTACTTTCGCCAGATTTAGCAAAATCTAATATGGATTTTTCGATTGAAGGCAAAGATATTCGCTTTGGATTAAACAGTATAAAAGGAGTAAGCGAAAAGTCTCTGCAGTCTCTAAAAGATTTTAGGTCGAGTGACACGCCAACAAAATATGATATATTTCTTGCCGCCAAACAAGCAGGATTAAATATTGGCGTGCTTAGTGCATTAATACAAGCTGGATCATTACAAAGTAAAGGTTCAAATAGATCGCTGATGGTTTTAGAGGCTCAAGCATTTAATCTTTTAACTGAAAGAGAAAAAAGAAACTTTATATTGCTCGGAGAAAAATATCAATATAAACTTCTTAATTGTATTTCTGATGCAAAAAAAGGAGAATTAGTTGGCGATGATGGAAAGCCTCTCATGAAGGAGTCTCGTTTTAAAACATTTAAGAAGAAGTATGATGTTTATAAATCTATTTATGATAAAAACAAGCCTTATGAAACTTTTGCAAACTGGTATTTTGAAACAGAGTTGCTGGGTTATAGCCATAGCTCTAACTTGAAATCATGTTTTATTGACTCATATAATTCTCTTTTAGATTCTAGAGATCTTAAAATTATGGAGTCAGATGAAAAAGGAAAATTTATTGGCGTGGTTGACGACTGCATTAAAAGAACATCTAGAAATGGAAATAAGTATATGAAGCTTTCCATCTCTGATGAATTTGGTAAATACGATGCTATGTTACTCAATTCAAGAAGAGGAAACTATTATGATAGGTACTTTGAATCTAAAAATAAAACTCCGTCTAAAAAGAGTATTATTGTAGCTTATGGAAGAAAAGGCGAAGATATAGTATTTCTTGATTCATTGAATATTATGGATGAAAAGATCTATATGAAAATGTCTGACGTTAAATAATTTACAGTGTAAATATATGAAGATGACTCCTAAACCTAATTTTACGCCTCGCGCTCAGCAGGCAATTAATGAAGCTAAAAAAGTTGCAAGAAAATATTCCAATGAATTTGTGACACTTGATCACTTATTTTATGGAATGGTTAATTTAAATGCTGGGATACTAGCCGAAATACTTTTCTTGCTTAAAATTGACCAAAATTTATTAAAAGAAAAAATTGAAAGCTCTTTTTTTAATTTTGATCAGACAAGTTTTGACATGATGATGGAACCTTCATTTGATCAACATTTTCATCTAGTTTTAAAAGTTTCTGCATCTATAGCAAGCAAGCTAGGACATGAATACGTAGGGATAGAACACATTCTTTTAGCGTTACTAAAATACGAAGAATCAAATATACCCAAATATTTCAATTCCTTTAACGCTTCTGAAGATGATATTATTTCTGAAGTTAGAGATTATCTGCACCTTGGCAAAGAAGCTTCCGGTGTACAAAAACCTTCCTCTCCTAATAGAAGCAAGACTAAATCAGTAAAAGAAAAAAACATACAAAATTTAGAGAAATTTGCTACAAATTTAAATGCTATGGCCTCCCAAGGAAAGTTTGATAATATAGTAGGCAAGAGTCAAGAAATATACGAAGTTTCTGAAATTTTATGTAGAAGAACAAAAAACAATCCAGTTCTTTTGGGTGAAGCTGGAGTTGGTAAAACTGCGATTGTTGAAGGACTAGCTCAAAAAATTAACAGTGGAGAAGCCTCTGATTTTCTTTTAAATAAAACAATATATTCTTTAGACTTAGGTTCCTTAATCGCAGGAACAAAATATAGAGGTCAATTTGAGGAAAGACTAAAAGGTGTTATAGATGAAGCTAAAAAAAATGACAACTTAGTTTTATTCATCGACGAAATACATACTCTGGTTGGTGCAGGCAGCGCAGAAGGAAGTATGGATGCCGCAAATATATTAAAACCTTTACTTGCCAGAGGAGAATTGAAATGCATTGGAGCGACTACTCAAGACGAGTATAAAAAATCTATACTTAAAGATGGAGCACTAGATAGGCGCTTTCAGGCAGTAACGGTTTTAGAACCAACCAAAGAGCAAACCAGAGAAATACTTGAGGGAATTAAATCAAAGTACGAAGAATTTCATGGGATATTATATCCACCAGAAGTCCTTGATCTAGCAGTAGAGCTTACATCAAGATATATTTTTGACAAGCAGTTTCCAGATAAAGCAATTGATATTATTGATCAGGTGGGATCAAAAGTTAAAATAAAAAATATAGAAAGACCTCAAGAAGCAAAAGACATTGAGCACAAGCTAGAAGAGCTCGCACTTCAAGAGTCAAAGCTTAATTTGATTGGAGCTCAGTCAATAGACCTAGAAGACAAGCAGTTACAATTATTAGAAGAATATGATGGTATAATTGATAATTGGGCAAAAAAAACCATGAAAAGAAAAATATCTGTAAAAAAGAAAGATATTTATGAAGTTATATCTTCTAGAACTAGAATTCCTATATCTGAAATTTCAAAAAAAGATTCCGACAAAATGCTCGGATTGTTCAAAAAATTAAATAAAAAGATTATTGGCCAATCTACTGCTCTTAAAGAAATTTCCGAATGTATCCTTAGATCTAAATCTGGACTTCAAGATCCAAATAAACCAGTAGGTAGCTTTTTGCTTGTTGGTGCGACTGGAACAGGAAAAACATATACTGCTAAATGTATAGCTGAATATATATACGGAGACAAAAGCAAACTTATACAAATTGATATGAGTGAATTTTCTGAAAAAATTTCTTCAAGCAGATTAATTGGAGCATCTCCAGGGTATGTTGGATATGAAGAAGGAGGAGAATTGACAGAAAAAGTAAGAAGAAACCCTTACAGTGTAGTATTATTTGATGAAGTAGAAAAAGCTCATCCTGAAGTTTTAAATGTTCTTTTGCAAATATTAGAAGAAGGTTTTGTCACTGATAATTCTGGAAGAAAAATTAACTTTTCTAATTGCACAATAATATTAACAGGCAATGTTGGTAGTGAAAAATTAGACAAAGCATCTGTTGGTTTTTCTACAGATACCTCTTCTAATTCTGCAGATAAAATTAAATCAGAATTAAAAATTTATTTTAAACCAGAATTTTTAAATAGACTAAATGAGGTTATAGTTTTTGAGGATTTTAATATTAGCCAACTTGGACAAATAGCAAGACTTGAGCTTCAAGACTTAGAAAATAAACTTTTTCACAAAAATATATCTATCTCGGTCACCCCTAAAGCAGTCAGACATATAGCTGAAGCAGCGCATGAGGAAAAAATGGGAGCAAGACCAATCAAAAGACTTATTCAAAAATTTATTGAAAATGATTTGTCTAAGATGCTCTTAAGTAATAAATTAGTTGCTGGCTCAGAAATAAAGTTTTCCTTGTGCAAAGGAAAAATAATAAATAATATTACGGAAGAAGAGGTTTAATTGGATCGCCCATTGGATCCTCTTTTACCTGCATTGGATCTTCAAATTTTTCTCCGGGATTTTCTGAAGGGGCATCTTTATTTTCATTATAAATTGACATGCAAGCAGCAAACCTATCGCCTTGAACAGGATATCTTTTTTTCATATTTGCGTCTAAAATACATCTAGTCATAAACTGATCACCTGATTCTTGCGCGGTTGGAGTTGGATACCTTTTGTCTTCATTTGTAAGAAAATTATTTTTTTCTTCTTCAGGGGTTTCTGGCTGTTTTTCTGGGAACATTTGCTCGTATTCAGAGTATCTCATAGCTTGGTCAATCAAATCATATGCTTGAGCTATATTATTCTTAACCCAACCTTCTAAATTAGATTCATCCTTTACCATATCATACATCACCCTGGCCTTTTTCCAAATGTGATACAATTCAGATTTTACTTTTTTATTTGTATTGCCATGATCTGACATATGATTACTTTCTGAGAGTTCGCTCATAATTATACTTACACTTAATTAAGATATTGATCCAAACCAGAGCTAGACTTTTGATTTGGAGCGTCTTTTCCTACAACTTGATTTGGTTGCGCTGCATGCAAATTATATGCATATATTAGATCTTTTAATCTTGCTTGAGATTGAGAATATGCTTCTGAATAATTTTTTGCAGTAACATTTTTATTTGATCTTTGAATCATAGAGTCGCCCTCTCTGATTGTTTGAAAATCTTGCCCAGGTGTGGTTCCATCAATTCCTCGCAAAGTTCTTCTATGTGCTTTACGATTATATTCAGAAACATACATCTCTCTCAGTATAGATTGCTCTTCTAGCTTTAAATTTTCTGGACTATCTCCGCTAAAAGAAGTAAATATTAAATTATTTAACTCTCCAAGATGACCTTCGAGCCAACCAGATATCAAGCCAATCTCTGAATTACGAGAATCGCCATGCTCTTCAAACCCCAACTCTTGATCGTAAATCTTTACTGCGAGTTGACCGAGATTTGTATCTGGATTAATATCGTGAGCCATTTTAGTTGTTTAAATAATCAATAACTTGCTTATGCTTTGGATTTGATGGATCTAACTTGATGGGTTCGCCCATTACTTGAACGCTTCCTTTTCCGTGCAAGCTAGAATCAAATGCTCTTTTTATTTTGTTTTTTAATACAGTTTTATTTCCAGATGGAAATACTCCGACTTTTACCGCAAATGATTGAAGGTCTGTTAAGTTCATATCTTGCAGCATATCTGCGAATACTCTTTTGTCATTAGTTCTAAATGGATTAATCTTTGGAATACCTAAAATTTCTTCAAGCTCGCGTGCCTTTGCGACTTGATCCTCATAATTTTTACCGTTTGTTTGTTGTAAATCTTCAAGCTTTGGCTGTTTCCTTGCCTTTACAGTTTTAGAAGCAGTAGACTTGCTCGTAGTAGTTTTCTTTTTTGCCATAATTTTTACCTTTTGCCTTGTATGGGTTATACACTAATATAATAAACTAATTAAATAAAAAATCCACCCCAGTTGCCTGAGGTGGACCTTTACAAAACGTTAATTTAAAAAAATTAAACGATAAGACCAAGCAACACGCGATCATCGATGATCATACGGCCTTCTTCAAGAGAACCGTAGTAACCAATCTTGGATTGACGTGTTACGAATTGATCGTCGGCTACGAGAGAGAACTCGTCTCCGGACTCGGAATCAGTAGCTACTGCACGAATCATGGATTCGCGGCTAAGGTCAACACCAACGATGATTTGCTCTGTAGAGCCATCAAATGTGTCTTTGCTTGCTGCCGTAGCATAGTGATCATCATATTCTGTATCACCTGCAGCTACATCAAATGTAGTATTCCATTTTTGACCATTGCCCATTTCATTATACTCTTGGATCGATACGCCATAGAACTCAGGAATGCCAGCGCTATTGAAAACAGCGTCACGCATACTATCTGTTCCAGGAATAGAATCAGTACCAACAGTGTTGATTGGGTTATAAGCCAAACCGCGGATTTCTTCTACGATTTCAGGAGAAACGAGAATATCGGTGATTCCACGTCCACGACGCTCAGCAGGTGTTCCACCGGTCCAAGCAGTATTAATGCGCTTGGCCTTTGTAAACAACTTGTTAAGGTCGGAAAGAAGGAATCGATTAGCTTGAGCAGAACGAATAACGTGCTTTTCGCTATTTGTTTCAGCGTTAGCCAATGCGGTGAAGATCATGGAAGCAGAAGTTTTTTCTTGCTTAAGTAAAACTTCTTGAGCCATGCGGGTAAATGTCTTGCTAACTACATCAAGTCTTGAACGAGAAGCGTAACGCTTGTCGAAGCTCAAAGCGCTGTCGAGAGTATAAGTTGTGAACTTAAGCTCGCTTTGCGAAGGAGCGACTTGGTTGGTGGGAAGTCCGCCAGGAACTGACTGACTCCAAACCTGAATGTAATCTTCATCAGTAATGTCGTGATAAAGGTCCAAAGGAATGCTTGGGCTTTCATCAGAATTGAACTGCAGCGACGTAAACATGTTGCTTACTGTGGGAGCTGCGTTAACAACTTCTGCCAAAACTGGGCCAATAAATTCAGCCAAAGCAGTTTGAGCTTCATAAGCAACATCTCTGTTCTTGGAAGCCATAGCTTTTACAAGCTCGACTTGCTCGGGTGTTCTATCTAGAGTGATTTTCATTTTATTAAGTCCTTTCTTTAGAAGCTAACCTTGCAGAGAAATTTAGCAGCTGAGTTGCTTGTGTCAACACCAGTAGCGATAACTTTTCCTACAACAGTTCCAGTTGATGCGGTTACAAGCTTTCCAGCATTACCAGAGCTAGAATCAACCTCGAGGTCATCTCCTAGTGAAGGCGCAGACGTAAAAGCGGATGCAGCCAAAAGAACCATTCCCTTGCACAAAACAGGAACTGTTTCGCCAGGAAGAACTCCTTGTGCTTCATCAAGCTTTTGCTTGTAGTATAACATTTTCTCTCCGTTTTCGTCGAACGCTAAGGTTTCACGAAGTGTGATACCCAGAGTTGCTCCGGAGCCATCAGCGGGGACAACCGTCATACCGTTAGAGGGGTATGCGTTAAATCCGATGTGTGCACCACTAAAACTTGCTCCAAGATAGTCTCTAAGACTTCCTGAAGTTTCAAGTGTTGATGGTGTGTCACCGGGGAGTGCGCCCGCACTTACTTTGACCACTACGCCTGCATCAAAATCGCCGGAGCCTCCAGGAACCATGTTAGCCAAGGTTGCGCTAGAAACATCAAGAGCGAAGAGATTAACGACGTCGTGTTCGCTGTAGTCTCGGTATGGTAGTATTCTTTTTGCCATAATTTTTTTCTTCTATATATATTAGTATGAAATTTTTACAGAATCCTTGAAAGTCTTTTGAAGACGATCTCTTAAAGATTCTCCATCAGAAGAAGATTCGTTGTTATTGACAACGGCTGCTTCTTCGACTTCTAAACTTTCAAGAGCTTCTTCTACTGCATCAGCTTCTTCAGCATCTTCAGTTTTTTCTGCAGATGCTTCTGCAACTTCAAGTTCTTCTTCGGTTTCTGTGTCTTGCTGAGATTCTGATGCTTGAGCGATTCGTTTCTCAACTTCTTGAGCCACACGATCTTCAAAAGCTTTTTGCTCAGCTGCGATAAATTCTTTGTTCTTGTGCTTCCAGACTTTAGCGAGTTTTTCTTGATATTCTGCAAAGCTTTCTTCGCTTTCGTCAAGGTCGCTGATTTCAGAAGCCACAATTTTGGAATCATCTTCGTCAAGGTCATAGATTTCGTTTAAAGCTTCCATGCGTGAGTTGAAGCGAATTTCTGCTTCTCTAGCAGAATTTTCTTCTTCTAACACAGAAAGTTTTTCTTGCGTGGATTGTAATTGCTGCTCCACTTCTCCCATTTTCTCTTGAAGAGAATTTTGAGCCTGAACAGCTTCTTCTTTTTCAGCTTTAGCCTTTTCAAGATCGGCGACATATTGCTCGCCTTTCTCTCGGATAGCCTCGATAAAAACTTTAGAGATGCTTGCGACACTCTCTTCAGAAAAATCTTGGTTGCCAAGCTTTTCGTCTAAAGCTGCTCGGAATTCATTGATGATTTGATCTTTGTCCATAATGTTATTATGATAGGTTTCTTTGTTTAGTACATTTTCTTGAGTAGAATGGGAAGTTTTTTTGCTTTTTGTCATTAACTTGTCGATAGGATCTTTTTTAACAGAAGGTTCTGGTTTAGATTCTCCTTTCTCGGCAACAAGGCCTTTGACATCGGCAGCAGGATTAGAAGTAAAGCCAATTCCTAGTGGATAAATATCTCCAACTATTAATCGATTTACTTTTCTTCCGTCTTGAAGCATTCCTTTTCCACCTAAAGATTTTAAATAAGGAGAGTATGCTTTGACCTCCTCTGGGTTAGAAATTATAGTAGACTCATGTAAGTCATCTCCTCCCACTGAAATTACGTAATCATTAAATCCAACTTCCCAACTAGCAGAAACACTTTCAAAAAAGTCGCTGTCTGGATCTGTCGAATTAACAACTAAATCTGCAAACTCTTTGCTGGCTGTTCGATAAACTACTGCAGCCAATGCAATATTATAAGCTTTGTCTTCAACCAAAGCTTCCTCGTCGCTCATCAATTCTGAAGAGTCAGAGTATTTTGAAAATCCAGCAGAAACAATGTGCCCCACTATTCTGTCTCTATCATGCTCTATGTTTGCAGGTTTGTGAACAAAATAATCTTTGATTTTAACTGCCGCTTCACTATCAATACCATCTCCATTTTTATTAAATTTATTTACAACTGCAGCATTAAAAGCTACTCCAAGCAAATCAATATTTTTGTCTAAATCAATACTTGCAGGAATCAAAGGTCTCAAAGATTCCAAAGAAGCTTGACTGATATTTGAGTCTTCAATATCGCTCGATGCAAAAATTATATTTTCAAACGTTGTTGTATATTTATATTCTTTAGACATTTACAAGAAAGGTACACCTAGTTTATAAACATGGGAGTAAAGGTATAGTTAACATTATCAGTTTTTACGTTCACTATATCATAGTACAACTTAACCATCCAATTGCCAAGTATTAATGCAGAATAACTATCTTTTCTTGCTTTTTCTGGCCCAGTCTGTCTTTTTAATGTTGGCGGCAGATCAAATGTTTGCGTTCCACCAGCTGATGTAGTGATTTGAATTAAAGAGCATTGTGTTTTGATTAAGTTCATCATATCAAACTGATGCTCCACGAAATCAATCATCTTTGCGGCATTAGTTTGACGTTCTAAACTCTGAGATGTTCTCAGAAAATTAATATCCTGAATTGGTATCTTTTTTTGTCGCTGCTCATTGTATGCATCATCAATTGCCCTGGAACCAAAAAATATTCTATGATGATCAAAGTTTGCTTGCAGCAATTCATTGGCCACCCTGATCCATTGGCTTGTTGGTTTTCTCAAATAACAAATAGTTTTATCTTTTAAATTATATTCTTTTTTTCCTTCTGCTAATTTTTGTTGATAATTTTCTATATCATCAAAGTTAGTATTTAAACATTTTATATTTAATTTATTTTTTTTGAATAAACTACTTTCATTACAAGCATTAATAAACTGAACACCTCCATTATAATCTCCAACGATAGATACAATATTAAAATGTTTTAATAAATAATAAAAATAAAATATATGTTGCTTTAAATTTGCACCACTTAAAGCATAACTATGAACAACTGTTCCAATCTTCTTATCGTCATTTAATTTTAAAACCATCATTGCAAAATCGTCGCTGCTTTCACTTTCTGCCCAACTTGGGTCAAATGCAAGAATATATTTTGCTCCTACTTCTCCACAAACTTCTACAGTAGGCGTTTCTCCGTCTTTAAGAGTACATGAAGCCATTTTGGAAGTTTTAAAATAACCGCTGCTATCATCAGTAAATATAGAACCAAACTCTCGATCAAACTGGCTTTGACTCATTGTTGATTTTGCTTGATCCAAAAGATTTTGATCATAAAGTTGCTTTGGAGCGCAATCATAACTAAATTGCATAATAACTCTATGCGCATCACTCTGCCTTGTGCTTCCTGCCTGAATTAGATGCTCAAATTGCTCGTATGCTTTATACATATATTCAAATTTGTAGCTTGCAGAACTTAATGCAATCAATTTATTGTTTTTCCAAACATGACGATCTTCTTCTTTCATTTTACCGTCATTAATCAATTGCGTTTCTACATTAAAAAGCTCTTCTCTTTGAGTTGGATTTTCAACAACACTCAAAAACGGAATTATAACCTCATTATATATTCTTTCTGGCATCAATGCGAACTCATCAATAATGATTCTGTGAAATCTAAATCCTCTTAGTTTTTCTCCATCGCCCAAAGGTAATGCACGAATACGGCTAGAACCAATTTCCAGAAGCCATTCATCATTACTTTTTGATTTATGAGTTATGCATTGAGACAAATATGCAGCGCCAGGCTTAGAAGCTATATCTTCTATTTTTTTGAATATCATTTTTGCTTGACGAAATGATTTAGATAAAATACCTATCTCAACTCCTTGATTAAGCATTGCATCCAGATAAGCAAAAATTGCTGTGGTAAAAGATTTACTCATACCTCGACTCCATACTCCCATAAAGTAATCCGTATTAAACATGGATTTAATTGCCATGTGCTGAAATGGAAATAGTTTTACTCCGCTTACTAAGTCTGCTGTAAAAGTTATGTTTTCTCTTAAAAATTTATACAGTAATATTTTTGCATCTTTTTCGTCAATAAAGCCTTTGATTTTTGTCAGCTCTTCATTAAAATCTTTCTCAGAAGATCTAGATAATTGATTTCCTGTTTCCCAAACCATTATATCATCTTTCTATCTATATAATATTGCATATCTACATCCCATAATCTTTTGCCAAGTACCAGTATTTTTGGGATTATATGCTCGGATTCTTCTCTATTTTTAGTAAATATAAACTGACAATTTCCACAAAACTTGTGCGCGAGCTCTCGCATGTTATGATAAATATATTTCATATTTGAAGTATGATGAGTCCACCTATTATGCTTCTCTATATCTCTAATACTCCCCTCAGTAACAACAAATAAATAACTATCGAAATCCCTTGCCCTTTTCAGTTCATAAGTAAATCTTTCTAAATTATTTTTACTCAAAGTTGATTTAAAATCTTGTTCTCCCTTTCTATCCACATAAGTATAATCGTAATATTCTTTGCCCACTGCATAGTCTCCAAAATCCAACTTTAACGATTCAGAGTTAGTAAACTTTAGAGGCTGTTGCTCTCTTGTATCAATAAAAACCTTTACATTTTTATAAGATCGATTTGACCACTCATCAGGCAAACGAGATCCAAACATTGGGTTTACTCCAGCAGCTTTACAGGCCGCAGTATATGATCCAAAATGCTTTTGATAAATTTCTATTGTTGGTAAATCGTGAAGCTCCAATTCTAAATGAGATGGGCCATACTTTAAATTCTTTTTTTGTATTCTATTTTGCAGTAATTTTAGAATATATTCTTTTACAGTTTCTGGTTCATTTTCTTTGCACCAATTTAATAACTGTTGTCTATGAGAAAAGTCTTTTGAGAAATATTGTTCTTTAGTTTTAAAAGGTAAAGGCTCTCCAGTATATAGATTTTTTCTCGGATAATATTTTAGATAATACTCGGAAAGCATTAATTTATGCGAACGTAAATGCATGTGAAGTTGTTTTTCTTCATCAAAGACTTGCTCGCAGACTTTGCATTTATATGACATCTTCTTTAGAAATTCCTAATACCCTAGCTTTCCAGTCTGGCATAGATTCTAGTTTATCTGCCTCTTCTCTAGCTGCTTGCTTTTGAAGCTCGGCAATCTTAATCATAACTTTGCGTTCTTCTTCCTCTTGAAACAATTGAACTAAAGCTAGTATATTAGCGTTTTGTTGTTGTTTGCTTGATATCCTTTTTGATCTATCTCCCTGAAGCTTTTGAATCAAAGACTCCATGCGTTTTTCACATTGATTATATTCTTCGCTTTTTGTTTTTAGTAGTTCTGCAAGTCTCACAGTTAAGTCTTGTTGATCTTCTGCTTCGTCAAACATTCTGTTTAATTTGTTAATTGCGCTTTGAATATTTTTCAGGTGAATATAATCTATACAAACATTGATATACAAGTTAATTTCATCAGACGTTAAATCTGGCTTATCCCAAGTAGCTCTAACAAATTCTGCTTCAAATAAATCTCTATCAGCTTGACTATCATAATTATTTATAATTTGAATAAATCTAGGAGATGATAGAAAGTTTCCTAGAGATTCTACTCCTCTTTTTTCTATGATTGTCATCTTGTCTTCATTTATTGATGTTTGAGCATAATCATTTATTTTTTTTATGATTTTACTTATTGCTTTGGGAGGAGAGTATCTTTTGTTTATGGCGTCCTCAGAAGCTGGTGTTTTAATATTTTCATTTGTATCAACGTATTCAAATACAGCTTGATATTCTTTTGCATTATGAGTAACCCTTATATCTGGGAAAAGTACAGAAGCTGCCTGAGCGCAGGTCATTCCGCTTAAAACAGACTGATCAATAAATTCTTTTTGCTCTTGCGTAAGCTGTATATCTTCTTTTGGATATATATGCTTTGTCTCATATTCTATTTCGTTATTCAAAAGAAACTCTCTGACCGCCCTGCCCTGCTTACTTCTTCCATCAATCTTTTCTGCATCAGGAAAAGCCAATCTAGTTAGTTCTGTTAGATCGCTTATCGAGGAAGCATTTTCTCTAACTATCTGTTTTTGTTGCTCGCTTAATTCCATGGCGTAACCGCTCTAACAGTAATTATGTCTTGATTTTTCAATATTTCTTGAGCTTTTTGTTTAAATATTTTCTTTAAATTTTTGATTTGCTTGTATCCAGCCTTTCTACCCTTTTCGCTTGTTTTATATCCCATTTTTTTAGCAACCTCTTCTTCGTCCATATGTTTTACAAATAATAATTCATATACTTGGTATTGTTTAGATGAAAGATCTTTCTTCATATATTGATTCAACTTATCTTGAGCTTCTAAAATATCAAAATTTTGATCTGGCATAGAGCATACTTCATGCGAGTGATTTTCTAAAGCTAAAGCCATTTTTATTCCGTAAGCTGGTTTTTTTGTTCTTTCCCATTTTGCATAAAGCGGACAAGTAGAGTCTTGTAGGCCACTTTTTGTAAAGCCACACAAGGAAGCTTCTCCACCGCCTTTAGTTGCGCAAGACTGATTAAACGGACAATTCAGGCATGGGCGCACAAAATTACTGTAATTATTGCGCAATATATTTTTCATCTGATTTGTGATAATTTTATTTATCCAAGGCTTTAATGACCTCGACTGATCCCATTGATGCCATTTCTTATAAATATGAGCTTTTATAATTTGCTCAACATCTTCAAAGTCAAACCAAGCTAAAGAATCAAGGAACCATTTTCCTCGCCTCTTTTTTATTTCTAAATCAATTTCTTCAGACTTGTCTTCGTAAGAGAAGTTATGATTTTCTGGGTCTTCCACGCTTAGCTAATTTTTTGGGTTTTTGCGTTTCTGACTTTTTCATGTTATCTAATTCTTCTTCAGAGGGCAATACATCTTTTAGATCAAATGAAATCTTATCGACCTCTATACTATAAGATAATTTAGATATTTCTGGGACTTCAAAGATATCTAGTCCGTCTGGATCGTAAGATTGTTCTTTAATTCGTTCTCGAGGAGCTCTTGATCTTACAGCAGGCTTAGATTTTTTTTGCTTTGCTGCAGATAAGACATTTAAACTTTCGCCACAACCGCCACAAAATTTGGGCGCTTGTATCGAATACATATTTTTGAAACCACAATGTGGACAGTAAGAAAAAGCCATAATGATATATTATAATAAAAAATAAAATTATATCAAATAGCCGCTAATTACTCGAGCCTGTTTTCTTACAAAGTCTTCTACCTCAACGCCCCATAATCTCTTTTCTTTGACATATTCCAAGCAGATAATGCCAAGGATTTTTCCATTTAAAGTTTTTACTGGCCTAGCAAACATACTCTCTACGCCTTTTTGCTGTAAAAATGATTTAAACGCTATATCCTCATTATAATTTTCTGTATCTTCGCATATAAAAGTTTTATTTTCTGCTATATCTTTTATCATTGCATGAAAATTTGATATTCTAATATTTTGCATAGAATGACATTCAGAGCTTATTCCTTCGCTAATTACCTCATAGGTACAGCTCAATTTCTGCTGACCTCTTCCTGAAAAATAATGCTCTCCATTATGAAATTCCATAACATATGCTCGATCACAATCAGTGTTATCCATTACAAAATCTAAAGCCGCAACTACATTGCTATGTGCAGATGGATCATAATTAAATTCCTTACTTTTTCTCTCGTCATACTTTACTTTTAACCACATACCTAAAACAGCCGTAGCAGCCGAAACAACACCAGTTAATACGCTAATTATATCTAATCCAATATTCATTTTTTTAATAGTAGTGGAGCAAAACAGAATAAACAAACAAAACCAATAATTATGCCAAACCAAATCCAAGGCGAAGTATGATCATAATCATTAACTTGCTTTACAATAGATAGTACATTCTCGGGTTCAATTGTAGAATTTATTTCTTTTAAATCTTCTGATTTCTGTAAAAACTTTCCACCACATCCATTAAAAAATAATAATAAAATCAATAAAAATCTCATCTTCTTTTGCTAGGTATTGCATAAAAACCTACAACCATAAAACATAAATCCATAAAAGATGCTAACATTAATCCTCCTGTCATTTGAACCATCTCCCATTCATTTCCACCAAATATCCAACTAAAAAATCCCCATTTAGCAGAATCTCCTTTTGGAACAATAAGATTGTATGTTATATCAGGGTTCATTGCATAATATATCATTAAAAAACACATCGTAAAAGTTATGCTCATGAAGAGCACTCGTCTTGTGACCTGTACAAAGGGATCTTTTGCGTTTTCTGATTGACTTTTAATTAAGGCGTCCAACATTTTTTCATCTCTTGCTGCCAAAGCGAGCTGATCTTGCCTTTTTTGTTCCAACCATGCGTTTAGTAAATTACACCCGAGTTTTATCCCTGCGCCTATTATAGTATTAAGGATTGGTCCCATTTTTATTTTTCCTTTCCATTTCTTCTTCAAATCTTTTGTCCCAATCAACGGGCTCTTCTTTATTGCATTGACTTACACCAAACATACTTAGACCAGCTGCAATTAGCAACCCAACACCCATTAATATTTTTCGCCAGAGTTCTGCATGGATTGCATCTTCAGAATCTGGTTCTCGCTCTGGATATGGATGCGGTATATCTGGTTCTGGATATGGATGCGGTATATCTGGCTCTGGCTTGGGCTCTGGCTTGGGCTCTGGCTTGGGCTCTGGCTTGGGCTCTGGCTTGGGCTCTGGCTTGGGCTCTGGCTTGGGCTCTGGCTTGGGTTTTGGTTTTTTTCCACTAATAAGCCCCTCAACATCAATCACCCCATAACCCCAAGAAGAATCTTTACCCTGCATTCCTTTGTCTAAGGTATATTTTAATAAATGCTCCCTCATTTGAGCAACGGTTTTGCAGTTATTTTTTCCAGTTTCTGATTCTTGTTTTTTGTGTTTGGCAAGCATTAAAGCGACGACACCAGCAATAAAGGGGCAAGCCATAGAAGTGCCGTTTAAACTTCTATAACCATTATTCAAATATGTGCTGTAAATATCTACTCCTGGTGCAGCCCATTCTACTCTTTCTCCTCTAGAAGAAAACCGAGCTATTTTACCATGTTTATCATGAGCTGCTACCGCAATTGTTTGGGGATATGCAGCAGGCCAGTTTACTCCTCCTCTTCCGGTATTTCCTGCAGCACAAATTACTGGAATATTCATTTTATATAATTGCTTTATCTTTTCATGCATATCTGCATCGTAAGAGTTGCCTCCAAGACTCATAGAAACTATATCTGGTTTTGTTTCGATTGCATATTGCAAGGCTTCTGCTAACTGCGCATAGGTTCCAGATCCAAATTTTGATAGAGCTTTTACGCAAAGAGCTTTAGCTTTCGGCGCAACACCTACCATTCCCTGGTTATTGTTTTTAGCACAAATTATTCCCACGCAGTGACTTTGGTGACCATTTTCATCTTCTAAAGGCTCTGTGGGAATACAATTTTTTCCTTTAATTGCATTATCACCTATATCATCGTGAGTAGGAAATCCTGTGTCAATCACCAGAATAGTAATTCCTTCTCCCTGTGTTGTTTTCCATGTTTCAGGCACATTCGCTTGATCTAAGCCCCAATCTATCACCTGGCTTAAAACCGCAAGCTTCTTATTTTCTGTTATCTCGGGTAGAAACGTTTTTTTGCTCATGTATATGTATACACTTATTTTAAATATATATATTTATGTGTAATATATAATATGTCGCAAAAGTCTATACTTGAAACTCTTAGCAAAAATTTAAATTCTTATCAATCGACGTCTTGGCTTAAAACAGAAAACGCCAGACTAAACGGCTCTACTCCAGCAGAACTTATGATGGAAAATAAAACCGATAAGGTTGTAAAAATATTGCCCGACGAAATCAAAAGAATTAAAGGAAAAAAGAGGGATTAATACACCCAAACATAATTTATATTAGTACTTTATAATGAAATCTAATATAAATCTTAAAAATGATATTAACATCATAGATGAAGGAGCCACCAGTGCATCATTCACAAGCCCTTTTTTATTTATTAAATATGTGATAAAATACAAAGAGTATAATATTTATGAAAGAGAAAAATACCTAGCATCAATTTTAAAGGATTTTGACTGGTTCCCAAAACTACTTTATTCAGATGATATCAATAAGTTTTTAGTATATAGTAATGTAGGTGTTCCAGTAACTAGAAAAAATAAACCTAAGAATTTAAAAGAACAATTTAACAAAATACTTAGTGATATGAAAAGTGTTAATGTTCAACATAATGATATTAAAATTGGAGAGATTTTAATTGATATTAATGATAAAATATATTTATGTGATTTTGGTTGGGGCTCCATAAATAAACAATTAGATTGTGGTATTGATCTGTGGAATTGTAAAAATAAAGATAAACCAGGAGGGTATAATCAAGATAAAAACGCATTAGAAAGATTACATTTAATTTAATTAAAATATTATTTATATTATTATATAAATGGCATCAAGTGATAAAACAAATTTAAAAAGGTTAAAATTAATGGATAATATATCGGAATTACATATATTAATTGATTGGACGTGTCATTTTAATGAATTAGAAAATAAATTAACGGATTCACTTCATATTATAAAAAAAATAACACATAAAAAATTAAAACAAAAAAAAGAAATCATTTCAAAATTTTATAACGTTTCTGTAGATGACTTTCGTGGAAGCACTATGTTCAATATATATATAATTAAAGATAGTAATCCTATTTATGATTATAGAAAAACATCAAAAGGCAATCGTAAAGTAAATATTAATTTATTTGATTTAAAAATATCATTACGTAAAATTACTGGAGGATGTAAGATACATGCAACAGATAACATACAAGAAACAAAAGATAATTTAAAGTCATTAGGTCTTTATAAAACATTTTATAAACATAAAGAGTTTTCATCATTAGAAGAAGTTTTTCAGGAATTAAACAAACATCCTAAACTTAAATGGGTTGTTATGCGTAATTTTGAAGGTATGCCTAATAATATTATTATAGATGATCATTTAGACGTAGATTTATTGGTTAGTGATTATTATTTAGTAAAAAATATTCTAGATGGTACTTCTGCAATAAATGATAGATATGAAGATGGGAAACACAGAATACTCAATTATGTTATTATAAATAATAAAAAAGTTTTATTTGATTTTAGATCGATAGGTGATAATTATTATGATAAAAAACTCCAAAAAGATATCTTAGATACAAGGATAAAACATCCGAATGGTTTTTATATTCCAAACAATGAAATGCATTTATATAGTTTGATTTATCATGCTGTTATACATAAACCAAAAATATCATCTACATATGTAAAAGTATTTAAACAATATGGTTTAAAAGATTCTGAAATTAATAAACACGATTTGAAAATAAAATTGGATATTTTTATGAAAAAATACGGATATTTTTATGTTAAACCAGAACCATCTGTTGGTTATTTTTTATAAATATATTTTTAAATGATATAGGGCCCGACGAAATCAAAAGAATTAAAGGAAAAAAGAGGGATTAATACACCCAAATCCACTCGCTTTTGGTTTGCGAGTAAAGGTAAGGATAAGAGGTTGTATTTGTCCAATGCCATCCTGCACCCTCAAGATACAACCATAAGCCTCTCTCTGCCTGATGAACATAAATCCAAGCTAATTTTTCGTGATAAATCCAATCATTTTGAAAAACGCCAAACACCCCAAACCAGTTTGATTGCTTCCAATTACCAACAACATTTGGAATCAAATCATGCCATTTTTTAATTTCAGAGTTTTTGGCATAATTATAATCAATAATTTGTGTGAGCTTATTGCTTTCGTCTCTTTCTGAAATTACACCCTCAGGGCCAGTAGAATAAGTTGTTAAAAAATCTTCTGTTCGTACCCAGCCGCCACGATTGTCAGTTTCGTAATCGTGATTGAGTGTGTTGTCCCATGCAGTGAGTGTGATGTTGGTATCTTGAGTTAAATTTAAATCTTTGATCGCAAGAAAATGCTGATTTGAAATGGGCTCTCCATTTACGCTCCACAAAACATCAATCACATCTTTATCCACCACATTTGCTTCTAAAACATCAAAATCATTGATCGATAAATTATTGTCTGAATATGAATCTAGTGGGTCGATGTATTTATGAAGAGACAAAACCATATGCTCTCGCTCTACTGGGCACAAAAAGGCTCCCTCTGCATTCCATGATCTCATTAATGTGGTATCACTTGTTGTTCTCCAATAATTAAAAATGTCTTCACTAGAATGAGGCTCTGTATGCTCCATAAAAGGGCCATCTATTTTGATGCCTGTAATTGGATCTTCATAATCTTGCCATCTACTCCATTTATCAAACCCTGGCTTAAGCTTGGGATAAAACCATTTTGCAAGAAAAATAGGGTGATTTTCTGGCACAATTATGTTTTGAGGATAATGAGTATGACTATCTATGTAATTTAAATAGGTGTCATATAAGTCTCCCAACATATGCCCCATTTCGTGGGCGAAAATTTTGAAATTTGTGCCCATCATTGCCCCAAGCCGCCCTTCTTCCAAGTATGAGTCTGCAGCCCACCCATTATTAGATAAAGGAAATCTCATCATAAAACCCAGATCGCGTTTTGAAAAATTAGCATCAATTAATTTAAAATTATTTCTTTGGTAATAGCCGCTATTCCATAATTCATCGTGCATTAAAAAATCATTTCTACTGATTACATGAACATTGAAAAAGTTTTTGTATCTTTTGTAAAATGGATAGTAGTCGCAGGCATCATTCCACATTTTCGATACATCTGGTATTAAATTTGGATTTTCATTTTCTGGCTGAGCAAAAACAATGTCCAATCGATTATCTGAATTTCCACTGATAAAAACTTCATCATAGGTATTCGCACATAAAGTAAAACTAATTAAAAATAATATCCAATATTTCATACTGGAATTATCTCAAATTTGTGCTAAAATGTCAAGACTTTTTTTTGCTTTTGTTTCTAGCCAATTGGCTGTAACAAACAGCAATTCTTTGCTTGTTATCTTTGAATTCTTTTTTGGATTCTAATTGAGAAATACAGCGCGTCATAAACTTGCTGTTTTTTTCGTTTTTATTTGGTTTTGGTAATGGCATTATGAATAAGCTATAATATAAAAATCTAAGTCTACATTTACTAAATTAGCTTTATGATAGATTAATTTTTTGGAATCGTCTCCGGTATTTTCGAAAACAGGAAGCCAAAACTGATCTGTGTGCATAATTGGATATCCCTCGTCCTGAGATTGTTTGCTTGTATAATGTCTAACAAAATCCTGGAATAGATAATTGTTGACATTAAGCGCTTCTGGATATTTTCCATAAAAAAATCTTATATGAAATGTTCTTCCTGCATTTCCCCCCGCTCGAGTCGAATCAACTACGCTAAGTAAGACATGGTTTGCACTTGAAGGAACTCCGTAAGATGTTAAGTTTTGAGATCTAAATACATTTTGAGCGTATTCTTGTTTATTGCGATCTCCTTCAGAATAAAAAAATTTATCAATATGCATCTCTTGCGGTAAAAATCTTATGCTTGCATTACGAATAGCTACTTGGTTACTAGCTAAATCTCCTGTTAAACTAAAAATCGAAGGCTCACCCACCCCTCCGACTTGAGTCTTTTGTAATAAAAGCAAATCTTGACTAGAATCAAAGTCGTCTGTATTTAAAATTGGTAAGGTTTCTATATTTTTGTTCATTATATATATGATGATACCATTAATTGTACGATAGATTGAGCCCCATCCACTCCGGTGGCTCTAGTATATCTCCATTTTATGAATATTTTTTTTTCATTCACCGGCATCCACAGTTGCCACGCTTCTGCTGCTCCCCTAGATTTCCCTTTTTGCAGATTATTCATAGTATGACCAGAGGTAGCGGTGGAGCTTTTATAGTAAGTCATATGCAATGCGGGATAACTTCCATGAATGAATATTTTTACGTAAACCGCTTTAGTATTATCAGGAATACCAAGGTTACTTAAATCATAGGTTCTAATACTCGATTCCTGCCTAAGACCCGCCCATTCATCTACTATATTTGTAGATGCAGCGCTCAGCTTAAATCCGTCCCACTCGGAAAATAAATTTAGACTTTTAATTTGCTTATGGTTAACTAAACCTTGCTGTTTTTTTAAATTGTCTAATACTGCGTCAGCAACAACAGTGCTTGTCGGATGAACAGATCCATCTCCTGGCAACAAAAATAAATCTTTTGATGTGTCAAATTCCGAACCGATGATAATCGGAAAGTCTTTAATTTCTTTATCCGTAGCCATGAAGTTTAATTATTAAAAATCCACTTGCCCTAACCTCAACATTTGTTATCAATAATCTTCCATTAACAATCGGAACAAAAACTTGATTTGATCTTGGAGCATTGTCCCCATCACCCCTTGAAACCATATATGTAAAGCAGTTTCCAAGCGTACACGATAGAAACGGATATAATGCGGTGCCAAATTCTATTGTTATAATAACAAAATTTGCTGAATCTGGCACAAATCCCCTTAAATCATGTGCCGGGATATCTATTTCTTTTACTTGTGAGGTATTAATTCTCATGTTCTCAACCACAATTTCTTCGTCAAAAAATTCTATTCCATCTACCCCTTGAGCAGAAGAAAAAGGAAACGCACTCATTTTAAATAATTCACCGCTAGGCTGTTGAACTATTACAAATCTATTTGTTTTGTCAAATTCTTCAGCATTTGTTTCGGGCAATTCATAGATTTTCAAACCTTTATCTGGATCCGGGGTTGGATCAGAGGGTTGAGCAAACATAGAATTTTTTGAGCTAGAATTTAAACCTAAAATTGGAGCTGTAATTCCGTATACTGTTGCGTTGGGACTGTTAAATCTAGCCTGAATTACTCCTTCGGTAGTGGTACTACCCGCATCAGCAAAAACAGTTGCGGTATGTAAATTATAGTCTGCTGTAAAAGTATATCCACCAAGTTGAGTTGGGTTTTTAGGCGCATAATAAGGCTCAACACCTCTTCTGATTTTACCTGTTGCGTCTTTGCCTAGAAAACTATATGTAAAAATATCGCTAACATTTTCATAGACAGGGTTATTTGGCCTTGATTGTTTGCTGCTAGCTTGTCTTGTTTCAACATCATTAATCTTAAGCTCTGCGGGCAGCCCCAGAAAGTATCCTCCATCTGCACTCAATGTTGTGTTTAAGTTTCCAGCGCTCCTTCCGACCCAAGAGCGCCAGTCAGTGGTAATACTTTGATTTGACTGCCCAATTCCATAATAAAATCCTCCATTCTGAAGAGATATTCCACTTACCGCCTGAGTAGATGGATCTACAGTTATATTGAATGTGGCATCTTTTAATGAATTAGAAAAAACGCCTCCGTTTCTTCCGGTGCCAGTTAAATGACTTAAACTTGTTTGTCCAATGATTGGTCTTCTGAAATTAAAATTATTAGGATATCCTACTTGAGCGCTACCACCCGTACCGGGAGCGTGATACACAGTGCTCAAGTTTTCAAGCTGAACAAAAGCGCTGTTTTGAATTCCGCTTCCGGCATCGATCATTTCTACATTAGTTATGGTCCAAATGTTTACATATATATTGGGGCTAACCCCAACCTGAGCATGCAACCCCATAGTGAATTGAAATTTTGGTAAACTTGCCATCTAATTTATATACACTATTTTAGACTTTAAAGTTGTTTGCAGATTCTTTCTGCACACATTATATTCTTATATTAAATGTGTATATTGTATATTCAAATACAATAAAATGAATACTTCAGAATTAATTTCAGCATGGTATTATGAATTTTATATCAAAAAAAGTGAATTTAATGATATTCATAAAGGTATAGAATTTAAAACTTTTCAAAGATACGCAAAGGAAAACAATTACGATCTTGAATTGGCTATAGAAAAAATAAAACAAAGTTACTACAATAAGATGTGAATGATCATTTAGGAACAATAAGTTTGCTGTTGCTCATCTTTTTCTTGTCGTGGTTTGCGTGGGATCAACACAAAGTAATTCAAAAACAAAATCTACAAATACAAGAATTAAAACAACAAATAGTAATTCAAAACATGATGCAAAATATGATTATAAATACACCGCGAAAAGGTGGTTTATATAATATACATTAATCACTTTAATTTATCTTTAATAATTATATCATATATATATGACAGATGCAACTCTAGAAAAAAACGCTGAGGAAACTCAAGAATCTAACGCTCCTTCAGAGGAAGAAACGCAAAAAGTTACGCAATACATTGCAAATGACTTTTTAGCAAGATCAACTCTCGTAGACGCATTATCTGCGGTTCCTATGGATACATTAGTTCAAATCGTACAAAATCAAGCTTTGAGCCGCGCAAAAGAAACGGTTAAAAATTTAAGCGAAGAAGATTTCCAGAAAATTCTTGAAGAAGCTCTTAAACCCAAAGAGCAGCCTAGCGAAGAAACTCAAAGCGAGTAACAAGATAATTTAAATTATCGTTATCAAACTTGTCGATTACTATATTGGCAGGTTTAGTTGTTTTTATAGTATATCCACTTTCAATTTCTGTGGACTTAATTAAATAACTAACAAAATCATGCGCGCCGTATCTTTTGAGCCAATTCCAGTACATGCTACGAGTACCTGGAGGACATTCCAATAAAATATCTTCAAAACAAAAAGTTTTTGCGTACAATGTAATATCGCGAAAACAAGTAATTTCGCTGGGTGGCTCAGTAAGATAGGAATCGATGATTAATTTCATTTTTCCAATTTTTCTAATAATCTAACTATATCTGTTCGCAATATTTCTTGCATTTCCATAGAAATAAATACACGCAAGATTAGAGCTTAATTTAAAAGTGTCTATAAATTAGTTTATATAATATACTTGTATAGATTTAGTCTTCGATTTTATTGAACCCTACGCTAATTCTGTTGCAGTAGCTGCCCGCGCAGTGCCAGAATAAATTTTCTTGCGAGCACGTAAACTTGTTTATATTGATTCCCTTTTTCTCCCACTTGGTGACGACTGCGTCTTTTTCTGAATCGTAATATCTAAAAAAACTTTTTTCGTCTTGATCTGCGTAAACAATGTAAAGCCTTTCTCCTGTATTATTGCTATTTGTGTGCCATCCGCAGAAAGTATTTTCAGGATAAGCAAAAAATCCACTACGCTTGTATCCCTCAATTCTTAGATCTGCAATTTCGGGGCGCAAATTTGGATACTGCGAAGCATCTCCGCTTACTTTTCGATAGATAATTCTTGAATCATTGTCGTCGATCAATCGTGCGTGACATAGATCTTCTTTTTGATCAATTATATTCATCAAGTTTTCTTTGGAGAGCGCTTGTTCAAGCTCTTCTTTTGTTGCTTGCACAGAAGGCATATCTTCGATTATGTTGTTTATCGATTGCTCGAATTCTTCGATGAACTGTTCTAGTGAAACGTAATTTTTCATATTTTTTAATCCGATTGATAAGAGAAGTAAGGTGTTTGCGTCCACTTCGCATAAATTCTGTTTGTAAAATCAGGAACTCCGTTGGGGTTGGGATTGTTGTTATTGCCCCAGCCATTACTAGTCCAACCTTTATTCCATCGCCCATTCGGTGCTTGAACCCAGAGTTCGAGAGGATCTTGAAGAATGTAAACTGTATGTGGGTCTGGGCCATCATCATCTTCGTCTACATCAAAGCTAAAATTACCTGCGCACCACTTGGTGATTCTGCCCTCAGAATCTAGTTCGCCTGCGGTACCATAAGGAAGCCCGCTGTTGCCGCCACCGAAACTTGTCCGACTGCTGTATTTATGGTTGCCCGAGTCTATCCAGTATATGTTTGTACCAAACAAAGCCTGAATGTCCGCAATGCTTGTGAATCCCATGCCTGTATTTAGCATTGTAACCTGACGACAAGTTGGGCCAACAGCATCGGGTGGTTGAGACGGTCCAGTGTGCTCTGCTAGATTTGCGGTTAAAGTTTTGTCTCCATCCATGGTTACTGTGGTTGATGATGAACTTGAATCTGCAACAGTTCCGCCAGTCCAATTTGTAAAATGTTCACTCGAAGCATCAAAACTTACGGAAATATTAACAACTGTTCCTGGCGCATACGATCCAGCGCCAGATGCAACTGTTGCAGATCCTGCAGGAGCATTTACATTTATAACCAAATCCCAAAGAAGTTCTTCGATACTTGTGATTTGAATGCTGCTCATTTGTATATATGCATCATGAAACTCGCTCATCGAGTGAGGAGCAGTAAAATTACCATTTGGAAGTACTGCAGCAGAAGGACTAGTATTTTGAGCTTCAGTAAAAAGCGTTGCTAGGCTGATATTCGAATAGCTAACCGTGGGAAGATCTCCATGAAATTGATTTGTGCCCATGGTCAGGCCGTTGGGCATATAGTATGTTGTTGACCCGAATACATGAGTATGAGAAGATCCGTCTCCGGATTGATTTGCATTTGCAGCAGAAGCGCTAGTGTATAACGGATAATATCCGTTTACTGCCACCGCTCCAGGATGATAATAATCTCGGTCTATAAATGTCTTTATATTCTTTAGGCTGATTGGGCCACTTGACTGCATGTATCTTCTGCTCATGTTAAATTCTCTTCAAATTGTAGTTTGGCAGCGTTCATAAATGTTTTTTTATTTATTATTATAAATAACGCTTCTTTTATTCCACTATTTTTCATTTTTAATAATCTATATCTGCCATCGCACATTCTGTATTTTTTATTTTCAGGATTTGGTACACCTTCGGCAAGAATACCTGGAAATCTTGGATCTGCATTCTGATACCTATTTACGTTAAAATTAGGACAATTCATATCCGGAAGAGGCTTGTGGCAAAAGTCTGCAAATTTAACAATGCGCATATCATCTTTAACAAATTTAGCAGGACTTACCTTTAAATCCTCAAATCCCTCGATGGCCCAATCCCCATCCAAAACGTGCCAACCTTTTATCATAATAAACCGATAGCCTGCCTTTCCATCAAGTTTAACCCTTTTTCTCCAACAAAAAACCCCAAGCTGTATCTTTCTGTTTCACTTTCAACACAGTGCCAAACGGGCTTTTCAAATGTTACCTCGAATTCTCTTGCTTCCCAAACTCCTTGATCATATAAAGTAACTATTTCTTTGGTTTCCCAGTCTTGATATCTAAAAAAACTCTTTTCGGACTCTACCGCAAAACTTAGATACAATCTTTTTCCAACACATTCCAAATTATCATGCCAAACCAAACCTCCGCCCGCAGGATATTTACTGCAACCCCTAGCTAGAACAGGTTCTTCAATAATATCTTCAATTTTTAAAGCAAGATCTTTTTGTTTTTGTCCAAATTCATAACTGATCATTTTACTGTATCTTTTGCGATCATTTATTGCATTAGCGAGTGAATCTTGGGATGAAAAATCTATTGAATCGTTTGTTTCTTTTTTTATAGTGAGTTGGTCCCAGCTTGCGAGGATGTCATCAAGTTCGGTCTGAATTTGCGGTATTAAACTATTATTTTTTTGTATCATTTTTATTAAAGGTATTCGTCTTTGTAATGCCAGACTCCTGCATCATCTTGGAATCCAACAACTAAAAATGCCGCGCCCTTAAACGTGGTGCCCGCTGTTTCTCCGTCTGAACCCTCGTCCCAACTTGTGCTTCTTAGTCCGAACCCTACATTTTCAGCGAAAGTTATTCCGCGAAATTCAGAACGGTACCCAGCTACGGTTTGGCTACCAATTGTTACATCATATTCCATAATATCTGAAATTGGGCCCATCATTGCTCGCTCCCACGTCATAACTCCATTGCTATCTGTAACGGGTGCGGGGTTCCCGTAATTTGATAAGTCGTAACCGTATGTTATGTTTGCGTGAGAACTGGAACTAATATTATTAGGATGAGGGCGAGTTGATCCGTCTGGATATATTCCATCTGCCGGAGGGCTCACAAAAGGCTGCGCCCAATATCCAAAATTGTATCCAGGATAGACTGGAGTGCCATCATCGTCACCGGATCCACCCGCATCGCCAAGCCATCTTCCTTTTATTTTTCGAGAACCATATATATACCCCGTATGCCCCGTATGAGTCCACATCCAGGACCATTGATCCAATTGTCCTGAGTGCGGTCCGTAACCCTGTTTCCAATTGATAAATGTCTTGGTATAGCCAGTTCCATATCCGTTGTAAGTTCCACCGTGACCGTGGGCATAAAATATATCTAATTTTGGATAATTTGTGCCACCCCATAGGGATCGATCTGAGGTATCAAATGTTGAAGGTGTTGAAGATGTAATTTTTTTAATTGGGTAAATGCTAATTTGTTCTAGATCAGTACCAGCAGTGACCTGCAATGCTTCTATATGTGAAGTTAGTCCTCCGTTATTTATAACAACAACCCCATTACCACCAGATGCAGCTGAGTTCGTGTCATAACCGTCTAGATTATTTGATGTTGAACAATTCTGGGGATGTATGTATTCTCTATAATTCTGGGAGGAGGCCAAATTAGAACCGGCTACATACGGGGTGTCGAGAGTATGTTGTAAAATAGAATTCTTCGCCCCGTCATATACAAGCCCAAATGCTGCCATTTCCGTATTAATCTGAGCCGAATATTGCCAAGCGGCCCATCCAACACAGATTGATGTGTTGAATAAACTTAATGTCTCAGCTTGAAGTGTATAAAATGGGGTAAAATCCGGGGCATTTGTTACAAACGAGCTGGCAGAACCATAACAATAAAACTCATAAACCTGACCGCGGGCAGTAAATGACCCAAAACGTTGAACCGCTGCATATCTAATCACGTAATGGTTTTCATCATATAGGTATCCATCTAAGTTCGCATTAGGGTCGCAAGCTTGTTGAGCTGTAGTATATGCTAAAGGAACGCTAGTACTTCCACCACTACTTGAAGATGTTGTGCCGCCACTTGCTTGATAATCAACACCATTTATTGTAAAATATGTTGAACCTGCAGGCATCATGGTTTCTGTGCTATTTTCACCCGCATATTTGTCGATGCGCCAACCCCAGTGATCAACTCCGATGGCATTTACATTTACTCGATAATATTTGCTTGAATCGAATGTGGTTGCTTCAGTATCTGTCGCAAGCGTATTGTGGCTTGCATCCATACCTCTGACTATAACATCAACTGGCCCAGATGCTGATGCGCTGGCCATTGGGGTAGTATATGAAACCAATATTGGTACAAATTGTTCTGTAGAGATTTCGTAATCTTCTTCGTTTGACATTAACGCGTATCCTCGCGCTTCAGGAAAATCGATATTTAGGCCTCCCATAATCACGCCTTTCCATGGTCCATCAAGCGGCGTACTACCTGCAGCGCCTACAAGATTACGAGGGTCACCCGCATCTACATCTAGCCAAAAATTATCACTTGCTCCATCAGGCACATTGATTTCATACTCAACATTATCTGTAAAAAGCGCCGCTGCAAATTTTCGGAAATGCGTCTGAATCGCGTTGAATTCTGATTCTGTAGGCCATGCGGTACTTCCGTTGATCAAATCTTGGGCACTTACGTTTGTATTTGTTCCCTCAATTGTTATGGTTCCTGTTATTGGAGTACGGTCATAGGTTTTTGAACTTGCTATCCAGCTACTATAACTACCAGACGTACCTAATGCCTGACCTCGATGACCGAAGTAAGCAAATTTAACTTTAATTTTTGTAACCGAATTCCAATATGTTTGCAGGTCAGAATCTGATACCGATGCCACAGAGGCCAAACCATTCACTCTTCTGTACTCAGCAGTTAAAGATTCTTTGGTAAAAGCAATTCTATTATCAAACACTCGTTGACCAGACTGCAGTTTGTAGTATGGAAAATTTATTACAAAATCGCGAGACGGCCCACCCCAATCAGGCATAAATTGCGCGAAAAAATAACGCACTGGAGTGTTGCCTGGATTTTGGGGCCCAAGATTTAGAGAAATAATTGGGCTTGGGGGTGTTATCTCGCTCATATGTATATACTACACTATTTTTGTCGTTTTGTGGTTCTGAGCTTTTCGATGATAAATTTTAGTATTTCGCTGCGCTTGATATCTTCAGGCCCAAAGCAAAATGTATGAACGCCTTTGTTTTTGCTTTCAGTATCATTAAATAATGTATACATATCTGAAAATCCACTTTTTCCATTGATATCACTTTGCATAGGATCACCACAAATAATTAATTTACTGTTTTCTCCTAATCGCGTCATTAAAGTAGTTAATTCTTTGAATGTAAAATTTTGTGATTCATCAGCAATTACAATTTCATTTCTCCAACTTGCTCCGCGTAAATAATTAATTGGCATGCCTTTTATTATATCTTCTTCTTTTACAGTTCGAGCTTGTCCAGCCAACAAAAGTTCTTCGAGCTTTTCGTTCATGGGCATCATGTACGGATTAATTTTTTCTGCCATTTCTCCAGGAAGTGCGCCTAAACTCTTTTCGCCGCTTTCGGCAATAGTTCGAACATATGTTATGCTGCGCTCATTGTTCATGTTGAATAACTGCAGAGCACCATATATTGCGACAAATGTTTTGCTGGTTCCTGCGGGTCCACTTATAAATATTATTTTTGAATCTTTGTCAAATATAATTTTTAATAATTCTAACTGTTTGTCTGTGAGCTTTAGTTTTTTTAGCTTGATGTTAGTTTTGGTCAGAGAAGCCTTAATCTTTGCGATCTGTGCTTCGTCCACGATCTCGGGTTTTTTCTTGCGTCGAGGCATGATATAGAATAATATAAAATAAAGTACACAAATTATTTTTTTAATTCAAGATAATAGCGCAGATTGGTTTTGTATAGCCTGGTATTTTTTTAATTCAAGATATGTAATAAAAATTATAAAATGAATTTCATATTGAAAAAAACCACCCCCGGCGGTTGCTGCACAATACGATTGCAAAATTAATTCATTTAATGGGTAGGGTTAGGTAGGTGGGGTAGCAGCATTGTGCAATAAAATAGTTGAAAGTTTTTCTTGACTTTTGTGCGTTTCTGTGCTATGTTATATACATAATAAGATAAACAATATAACAAATATAAAAATGACAAACTTGACCGAAAGAGAAAAAATTCTTATCCTCACTAAAATAATTAAAAAAAAGTAAAAAAAAACTTGACTTTTACCGATTCATCTGATAGATTGTAAATATAACATTAAGAAAACCTAACGCAAAAAAAATTATGACTAAGTCCGAAATGCTCAACAAAATCTCTCTCCTTCGCGAAGTCCTCGCGGACTCCGTTCTCACTTCCGCTGACCTTGTTGCAATTCGCAACGAAATCGGCGACCTTCAGGACAAGGTTGCACTCCTTGACTTCCAAGAAGTCGAGGACATCGACTTTGGTCATCACTCCGAATGGGAGTAAAATAATTAAAAAAAAGCTTGACTTTTAGTAAAAAATAGATTAGATTAAAAATATGATTAAGAATAATAAAACAATACAAGTAAGAATTAAAAGATGGTCAACCCATTGGGCTGTCAAAATCTTCGACCAAGGAGTCGATGCAGAAGGCAACGAACGCCCACGCGTTCGCACTGCTTCAAGTCAATCTCATCTCAATCGAATAATGCGAGACGAAGGTCTCAATCAGTTTCGTTTTAATGTCGTTTTTCAATAATAAAGCTTGACACAAGCAACCAAATCACTAGAATAGAATCATGCAAAACTTAACCGAACGCGAAAAAATTCTTTCAATGACCAAGCTCGGCAATCGTGCTTCCAAACAGCTTGACATTGTGCAACTACTTTCCAAAGCTCAAGGTAACCTGCAGTTCCTCGCTGAAGTCTCAAGTTCTTCTGATTGGCAAGGCTCAATTACTCAGGGTCAAGCGATCCTAGATGCTCTCAACTTTGTGCAACAAGCAACAAATCTTCAAATAGAATTAACACACAAAAAATAATTATGCGAAAAGTCACAGAACAAATAAAACAAGCATTTGAAAACCGCCAAGCGAAAACCGTTGGCAATACTCACACCGACGGAGAAAGCGTTTGGTTGCATGGCAACAAGATTGTAACCCGTGATCCTAGCGGTTTGGTGATGGCTACGCTTGCAGGTTGGAATACACCAACCACAAGAGAAAGAGTCAACGGAATAACAGGATTAGGCTTTCATCAAGTTGACTTTGAGGCTTGCCTAAACGGTCAAATCATTGACCCATCCGCTTGGTTCGTTAAGACTCACGAACCCAATACTACAAGGCAAGTTCTTCCTCCAGTTGAATAGTGCAAAAAAATAGTTGAAAGTTTTTCTTGACTTTTTGCAGTTCTTGTGCTAGGTTATAGGTATGTTTAAGAAAGTTAAAATCAAATACTATCTCGGAGATAAAGAAAGAATCTTCGAACTCGGTGGAATTGCAAACATCGAAGAATTCAAAAGCGAAAGACTCAAGTCTTATGGCGATGACGCTGAAATTGTCGAGATCGCAGATGATCACGAAGCTGCAATGTGGGCAGAAGCCTACGAGCAAGACAAAAAATACAAGTATAACGGATAGCTTTAAAAAGTTATCTTATCCTCTGGAGGGCCCCCCCGCAACAGGATTGTGCAATAAAATAGTTGAAAGTTTTTCTTGACTTTTCGGGTTTTATGGTTTAGTTTGTAGGTATGTTAGATAAAGAAATAGTACAATTCATACAAGATAATGATCTTGTTCGCATTCAAGTAAGCCCGATGTCTGAGGCTTTTGATCTTTGGGAATGCCCAGGTGGTCACCTTTGGACTCTTGAGATGATCGTGGAAGCCCTAAAATAAATTCATTTTTTTCTTGACTTTTAACACTTTTTATGCTACATTGTAATTATGATTAAGATTGATAATGCTCTAACAAACTTTATAAACGCTTTAGAATCTCATGATTGGTTCTTCAACTTTGCTGATGATCACTCAGTTTGGAGTCGTGGCAGAGATGCTCGCAAATCTCTTGAGTCAATGGCTCACAACCTTGTTGTAAACGGCAAAGACCCTGCCGAAGTTGCTACCCTTTGGAATGAATCCGCTCCCGAGCGTTTTCAAGTTGATTCCTCAACCTTTGCTCCAAAAGCTCCAAAGCTTGAAAAAACTTTCAAGAACAAACTTGCTCGTCCACGCATGGGTGAAGTTGTTAAGCTTAAAAAAGAGCTTGGCATTTCTGCATCTGAGGCAAACTTTCGTTTGCGTTATGGTGTGGAGCCTTCTCAGTTTGAAATTGAATTTGCCCAACAAAATCAAGGTCGATTCGTTTTTCATTGGGCTTCTCATCCCGAACTTTGGGAATTAAAATAATAAACTTTTTTCTTGACTTTCACAAAAAAATTCGTTAGATTAAAATTATGTTAAATACTTCAAATAGAAATGTTCCCACTCGCAGAGTCGAGTTTCTCAATGTCACTCTTCGCATCGTGCAGTCTTCAGTCGAAGACCCAACCGAAACGAGAGTTTTCAATACCAAGGTTTCGGCTCATCTTGACCAAGACCTTGATCACTTTTGGGCTTTGTCTGAAGCTCGTCGCCTAGAAGGCAACGCATGGAACACCGAAGAGGTTTCCGTCGAGCATTCCTTTGTTGACTCAACCGAGCAATTCGTTTACTAATAACTCAACCAAAATAAATCATGAATTATGATATCCTGTTTCTTGTACTGCCTTGGTCTTTTGTTTTTTACATCATGTGGAAATCAATCTTTTCTGAAGAAAACTATTGACATTATGTAAAAAATATTTAATCTATAAACTATAAATCAAAATTGCTAAAACTAAAAAATTATGAAATTGCTTCAAAAAAACTACTCAAAGATCAGAAAACATATCAGAAATATAAAAGCTCACAATAAGCAAAAAGGTAAGCACGGAAAAGCTTTCGAGAACTTCCTTGCCGAACAATTCAATTTTCCAAAGTACGAACAACATAATGCAGAAGTTGATTTTCCTGCCGAGATTGTGGCTCAAGGCAATGTTCCCGAAGAACTGCAAGGAAATTGGGAAGTAAAATACTACAACATTAAAAACGCTTTCATTAGTCTTGGAGATGTAGAAAGAAAATTAAAATCCTTCAAAAAAGGATTGGTTGTTGTTGTTGGTTTTCATGATGGCGATCCAAACAATTTGGTTGATGTTCAATTTTTCAAAATAAAAGTAAATAAAGAAATTCAAAAAATGAAAACAATTTGGAGTCAAGCATCTCAGTATGTTAAAAATAGAGCCTTTTCACTAGGCGAAACGAGAGAGCTTTGCAGTTCGATTAATAAAATGCACCATGGCACTTTTTCATTAAACAATACTTCAAGAGAAAAAAGATGGAGCAATAGTAAACAAAGATGGCAGAAGGAGGCAAGACAAGTTTCGTTAAGAGCCAGAATGTCTGAATTGCCTCAAATAGCTTAAAAGTTACCCGATTCTATCGGGGGCCCCCCGGAGGCCGGATTGTGCAATAAGGCAATCGAATAGTACATCTTAAGTCCGGCTTATAAGCTTATAAGCTACGCTACAAACGCAAATAATAGCGTTTTTTTTCTCGCTTTTTTCGGTTTTTTTTGCTATGTTATACTTATGAATAAATCAGTTAGCCTCACTTCAAAAGTTAAAGCCGAGATGGTAATCCTTCGGGAGATCATCGCCTACGATACCGATTCCGAAATGGTCAGCATTGCCCGGGATCTTTTGGCAAAGAATAAAGCTTGGCTTGACGAATGGAAAGCTCAAGACAGCTTGGCAATGATAAATAACTGCAAAAAATAATTTGCTTTTTCTCTTTAACTATGTTACTTTAAATTATGTTCAAATTAAAAGATGTCGTTCGCGTCAAGTATGGCGTTCACAAGGGTAAAACCTTTCAAGTCGTGGGCTTTGCCCGCAAAGATAGCCTTGGCAAGTTAATTACTTGCAGGTTGTACCGCTCTCAATATCGGTTTAACTTCATGCCTTGGCAAATTGAGATCCATCCTTTTTTTGCTTAACCTTTAACCTTTTGTAGATATGATTAAGAAATTAGAAAAACTCCAAAAAGATCTTGCTTGGTGGCAAGATAAACTCAATCGCTCACGCAAGGAATCGACTCGCTCGATTCGTGCCGCTCATGTGCAACACTTGCAAGACGAGATCGCAAAGCTCACGCAAGAGATTCAAAGACACGATTTTGAGGCTTTGGGGCTTTTTGATGAAGAAGAATTTCCTTATCTTTTTTCTTGACCTTTAACCTTTAATCCTTAGAATAGAATCATGGAAAAAATCACAGAACTCAAAGAAATAATTCGCCTTCACACTCCACTTGCCGAAGCAGGTTGCATTTCAAGCCAACAGCTTGTAATCTCTGCTCAAATTGAACTCGATGAAATTGTCGAGAATCAAAAAGCTCAAATGCTTTTCGATCTAGTTTCTCAATCTTAAAGCTTGACACATTACTTAAAATCCTTATAATTAACACCATGACAGAATCACAAAGACTCGCAATCATCGCAAACGCAGTCGCTCAAAGCGACAACAAGCTCGATCCAAGACTTGCAAATTACATGGAAGACCTCAAAGCTGAAAAGCTTGCCGAGGACTTGGTCATTGAACATGGTTTGCTCGAAGCAAATCAAAACGATGTCGAGGACGAATTCGTTTCTCTCGATGCAGTCGAAGCTGAAGAAGATGAAGACTTCGACAATGACGAAAACCTCACAGACATGAATTGCATAAGTGGTTCGATGCGTGAAATCTTCGAAGATCAATAATTGTGGAATTAACCATAATCTTAGTTGTATCGTTCACAATCGGCATGATCAGAGCGGTCACAGATAAAGGAGAATAAGTCAATGACAATCTTCGAAATAAGTTGCATAATACTACCGCCTACCTTAATGTTCTTGGCACTCGCTCCGCTTTTTTAACTAAACGATCAAAAAGTTGACCGATCTGATCGGGGGGCCCCCCGCAGACGGATTGTGCAATAAAATTGGTCAATTATACAGCTGTCAATAACTGTATTTGTATTTGTGTATTTGGCAATTGTATTTGACTATTGTATTTAAAACAGAGACTTTTGCTCCTCATCTTTAATTGAACGCAAAAGTTTTTCTTGTTGCAGTCCATCTTGCTGAAATTGAGACATCAACTTGGATACTTGCAAAGAGTCTTGCCAGCCCAGAACATCATCGTGAGGTTGTAATGGCACAAAATCACCACGCTGATTGAAGACGGCAACTTCGTAAGTGTCGGGATGATTGCCGTAAAAGCAATCGCCTCCTTCGTCATTTGCGACAACACTAATAGAATACCCATTGTCGAAAGTCATGGATGCTTGAACGCCCATGTCTTTTGCGTGAGCGTGAGGCTGAAAATTTAAATCATTAAAGGTCTTGAGAATAAACATAAAGAGGTTTGTCGTTAAAGGTTAAGGTTGAGTGCTTGACGAATGTGCCATTCTTGATGTTCTTTTGCATGGTTGTTTGTCCAATAAAAACATCTGTCGGACTAGTCTTTTTGTCTGCTGAGATTGCGACTACGCATCCGTCTTTGCTTTTTGTGATAAGGAATTTATTAGTTTTTGAGGCTTGCATTGTCTCCTTCCTCAAATATTCTTTCGTAAGTTCTTGCCTTGTCTGCGATGATCAGAAGAACGCTTCTAGTTTCATTCAAAATTTCTTCTTGCTCTTGGCTAAGAGTATCGTTTGCTCTTGCAGGAGCAATCAAAACATCGTGAATAAGATCAAGGCAAATTTGCATAATCGTATCAGCATTTTGTTCGGGCTTGCCGAGGCTTTCGTTTTCTAGTAATCGCATAGTTTTTCCTTGTGTTTTAGTTTTCGGTGCAAAGTTCTAGCTTTGACTTTGTGAGGTCTTGACTTGGTAAAAATCATCGGGATTCTTACTTTGACTTTGGTTGCTTTCATGATTTAATTATGACAGATTGAGTTTGTTTGTCAACACTTAAATTAAAATTAATAACCCAACCATGCCAAAACTTTTTGGGCATCATACTCTTCGTGATCTCCTAAATCATCAAAAAATTGCTCGATGTCTTCGCAACAATGATCTTCTAATTCTTTCAAGGCACGAGCTTTTGAAATGATTTCTCCTTCGGCTGATTCGTAATAATCCATGTTTTAATAATAGTTGAGTTTAATTCAAATGTCAAGAGTCAATTCCTTCCTGAACAAAACCTGTTTGATCTTTCTTTGCCATGCCTTTTTCGATAAGCCCGACAACAACGCCACGCTTGTCAAGGAAGCGTAAATCAGTTTCATCACCATTAACAACTTCGTAACCTTTCCAAGTTTTGGGCAACTGATTACGAAATACTACCGCAACATTACCACCCATTGCAAGAACCATCTCACACTTTTTGTCGTTGTGTTCTGAGCGAGAAAAAGTTAAATGATAATTGGAAGGAAATTTTGGTTCATCCTTGGCAAAAGGCTTGTCTAGAAAAGCACACATTCTTTTGAAAGACTTGGTGTAATCGTAAAATTGAATTGCGTAAAAATACTCGAAAATGTTGTAATCCGGATCTTTCATGAACACATCTTCCCATTTAATGTCGCTCGTAAGGTTAAGACGAAAAACAGCTTGCATACGCTTTTTCTGTGCCGACTTGATGGTGCTTGCAATCTCTTTACAAAGCTTAATCATAAACTCTTTGCGTTCTTCAAAAAATAACTTTGTCTTGGCAATGCGTGATTGCTGAACAGAATTCATTTGTCCACGACCTGCTGTGTTGAGACAAGATGCCGTGCATCCTTTGGAACGCCATTGGCAAACTTCGTAGCCTGCAAGATTTGCTGGTGCAAGATGAATTCCTTTGGTGATGTAACCCATCTTCTCGCCTTTGAGAATTTTTTGATTACCTGATGTGAGTAGAGTTGTCTTAATCATGGTTACAATTATGACAGATTAACTTGCAAAGTCAAGTCTAAAATTCAACTAAGTTTTTGCACAATTCTATCGCCGGGGGCCCCCTGCCCTGATAGTGCTATAATGCAATTGAATCAGTCAGTTGATGTCCGCAAAAAAAGCCTCCCCGAAGGGAGGCTCATATTTGGCTCCGTATTTGGAGCAATTTACTCCATATTTGGAGCAACCAATTAACTCACCGACCTTTTGAAAGTCTTGTTTGAGCAAGTGGCTCGAAGCACATGGCGACGATTGATCCGACGATTTCCACCATTGGTGTCTTGAAACATCACATTGCGAGGTGTGACATTAATGACCTTAGCGGAATACACTTTCCTTTGCTCGCCTTTTTTGACAAGAAGGGAAACGAAACGACCCTTGAGAGAGTCAACTACATTTTGGAGTTTTGGTTCTATGCTCATAATAATTTTAAGTTTAGGTTTAGGTTTGAGATTAAGAAACTGATACTTGCGAGGTCAAGCCAACTTCGGAGTCAAGAACTCCATGAAGTGCGACAGAACGATTTGGCAATGCGGTAATACCACCTTTGAGAATGTGAGTGAAACCATTGTAAAGAGAGTGCATGGTTCTCTCAGAGAAGTCATCGTGTTCGGGCTTGTGCCATTGCTCAACAACATCTGCAATCTTAGCTTTGCTGATTGCACCATTTTGATACGCACGAATCACAAGGTCATGAGCTTGCTCGTTGCCAAGCTCGTACTGCTTGTAAGCTTGAATGCGTTGCTCATCGCTTGCCCAAGTCTCAGTCATTTTGCCAAGAGTGCGAGCAATAACTTGAGACAAGTCATTCAAAATGTTTTTGGTGTGTCTGCGAGCAAGAACAACCTCGTTTGTGAAAATAAGGTTTGAGCAAACAAATGGAGCATTGCCCATGCAAAGACCTGCAGGAAAGCATTTGTCATGCGAGTTGCGAAGTCCTACAATAGTTCCACGCTCGTCATTGTCAACGCCTGTGTTCTTAACATGGAACAAGCCAAAGTAACGCTGACCATAACGATGAAGAGAATGATAAGTGTTAACGATTTCCCAACCATTGTCTTGCATTTGGTTTTGAACTCGATCCACAAGAAACGAGTGACTGATTGGTTGCCATGAATCTGTTGCTTGAGGAGTGGCAACTGCTTTGACATCCTCGAAAGAAGATTCTTTTGTGGCACATACTGAGAGATTAATTCTGTTATTCATACTTTTTTTAAGGTTTGAGTTATTGTCTTTGAAGCTTTAATTATACGAAATTTTTTAGTGTTAGTCAAGCTTTTTTTTGCGATTAAGTGCATTTTGTTTGTCCACAATCTCTGCAAGCCTAAGCAATTCGTTTGTGGCATTGGACTTGTCTGCGTGTCCGGCTTTTGGGTTTTTAAGAACTTCGGTCAAAATTCTTACTGCTGTTTTCCATGTTGGTGTGCAATCAATTGTTTTCATAAGTATAATTATGAAGTAAAAGAGCGATCCTGTCAACACCTTTTTTGCATTTAGTTGAATTATGCAACAATAAAACCGGATAGGTTAGCGGGGGGCCCCCGCCCGCGAATAGGTCAACTTTTAGACTCTTTTTTCCAACTTGTACAATTGGTCCAATAATAAACCGTGCGCAATTTTTTGAGCGAAATGGTCCTTGCCTTGCAGTCCACGTTTCTCAGTGATTGCTAGCTTGTGGCCTATTTCGCGAACTTGCATTCTTAATCTTTCGATTCTAGACTTGTTCATGAAATCCCTTCGTTAGGTTGTGAGTAATGGTGATAAGCACTTTCTGCTTCCGCTTGAGATTCGAAATGAACCTCGATTAAATCTTTTTGAAAGTAAGGATGCCAAGGAGTATCTGATTCTTCAAACCAAAGGCTCCACATGTCGGAGTCTTGATCATAAGATGGTAACTCAAGAGGTTGTCCTTCGCAAATTGCATCAATGTAATTGTTCATTTTATTGTCCCCACATTTGGTTGTACATTTCAACATCGGGATTGGTCAGAGAATCACAACTACTTTTTTCTTGAACCTCAAAGTTTTCGTGTTCTTCTCCCAAGCTAATTGAAACATCATCGCTAGTAATAATAATTCTGCCTCCACCAACTATTGCTAGTCTAGCTTGCAGATCGTTAATAATGTCTTGTAGTTCTTTCATAATCAATACCAACAATGATAAACAACTTTGTCGCCTTTGTCAAGAGCTTTTCTTGCTTCTTCAACGAATTGCAAGTCCTGCTCTTTGTGAAAATAATTTGCCGAAGAAGGATTGCCATCTTCACTTTCCCATAGGTAGGAATCATCTCCAAAAAAGAAACCTTGTGTTTCGGGCAAAGCGAAATTTTCAATTGCTTCTTCCAAAGCATCAATGTCATCGGCATCTAGCTCTAGGTCAACACAATTAAAGTCGCCCATGGCATTACCATCTGTTTGTGCATTTGGTCTGCCTTTGTCATTCCAAAGTTGTTCCATCCAACCTTGTAGCCTGTTGTGCTTTCGCCAATAAGCTAATTCGTTTCTAGCTTCAGATTCCTCTTTGGGAACTGCGTATCCGTATTGATCTAATCCCATAATTTTTTCCTTTTGTTTACAATTGTGCTGATTGAAAAGATGATTCTATTCTAAGCTCATCTCTGAAAGATGTCAAGTCTGAAATGATGTCATCCAAAACTTCTTCTGCTGACTGAAAAGTACTGCCAAGCGGAAACTTTTTGGGATGAAGTTCGTGTTGATCAAGGCAAACTTTAGACATTGGATCTGCCCATGCGAGATTACCCTTCGTGAGTTGAATAATCATTTCTCTAATTTGTGATTGTGTCATAAATGTATCCTATCATTTGGGGGTGTTTGAGTCAAGCAATAAATACTTGATTTTCTAATAATCTTACAAAAGACCCAAACCAACGAGGAGTTTGATCATCTGCATGAACGAATGAGTCATACTTGTAAGGATTGTAAGTAATCTCTCTCATCTGCGAATTTGGTAAACCTTCCCAAGCTCGTTGAAATGTTCTTGCTTCATCATTCAGTTCTGCTTCGTGTGACAATCCTAAGTGGTATGGTTCAAGATAACCGCTAACACCTGCATGAACATTTTTACACTTTTCATTACGCACTCTTTGCTGACCCGCTTTGCTGACCTTGAGAACGCAATCATAAAGATTCAATTCGAGAGCGTGAGCTTTGACTAATCCGCTTTGCTTTACGCTCCAACAGTTTTTGTGAAGGTTTTTGTAAACAAAGACTTTTTTGTTGAAGTTTATCTTGTATCGGGAGTCTCGCTTAATCATTACTTCATTATGACAGAATTGATGTGAATGTCAAGAAAACAATTCATTTAATTTCTTGCACAATACGATTGCAGGGGGGGCCGAGCTGCACAAAACTTTTCGTTCAATTAACTTATTCTATTGAACGCAATTTACTTTAAATTTTTATTTAATTATTTGAACTTGATTATTTAGTATTTAAGTATTTGTCTTTTATTATTTTATTGTTTATTATCTGTTATTGCTCTTATCATACCTATTGTAAAACTGATTATTATTATGATTGAGATTTCCATTAATGAACAATGTGAAATACTTCTCTGAGCTTGTCCATGTCCTGAGAAGTAAAAAAGACAGAACGAACATAATCAATGTCCTCTGCTTCTACTTTTTCCATGCGTTCAATTGCTTCCCATGCTGGAAGACGCTCGCGTTTCATTCTGCCCCATTGAATAACCACTTTCGTGTGCGGAAAGTATTCAACAAGTTCTTTGAGTTGTGAATCGGTAATGTAACCCCAATTCGTGAAGATTTGTAATAATGTGTTCATGATTATAATTATGCCAGGTTTTGATGCGACTGTCAAACAAAAAAACCCCATCCAAGAGGTTCTTCTTTGTCTTGGACAGGGTTAGGGATTGTATGATTAAGAAAATTAGTGTGGGAAGGGATTACTGTATACCCTCGACTTTTCGGGATGAACATCAGTTCAAGTGTTTCCTACTTCGCACCACAAATTAGACTTGGTATTCGTCATCAGCTCATCCGATTGGACTCTGCTACCTCACCACAAGGAATCTGCGTACCTTAGCCCGCTCATCACAGGCTTGCTCAGTCACCCACAGGAAGGATTATAAGCCCTTCCAAAGTGTTTAAAATGTTAAAGATCAATTTATTTTATTTATTTGAGTTTTGTTCTCAAATTTATGTATCTATTATACTCTATTATTTATTATTTGTCAAGAGTTTTTTTATTTATTTTGCTTTTATCTGATGGGTTAATCATTCCATTGTATTCCTCCATACTCCAATCTTCGGCGGATCTAACTTCTGTATCGTGCATCGCCTCACGCTCTGCCTGAGACTCTGTTCTATTCTGTATAATAAAGGACGAGATTTGATTGTCTTGCTCGTCGTATGTTCTAACTATCCAGTCCATTGTTAATCATCCTCTTAGCTCTTCACATTCAGCAGGATAAACATGGCAATCAGCACCTTTTCCGTTTTGCTTGATGTACCAAGCAGGTGGATTCTGAGGAGTAACAAGCATCCCAATAAAGCCATACTCTACGAAATACTTCTTAACAATAGATTCGCCAATTCCATTAATTTTTACATTCAGCTTACTTCCTATGGCAGGAATTGCTTTGGTGCTTATCCAGGCAAGCTTTTCAAATTCGGTATACGAACCAACAGGTTGTTCTACTTTTGGGTGCATAATTAAACAATAATTCCTTTTAATCTAAGTCTTGCTTTAGCTTGTTGAGCTTTAGCTTTTTGTTTTGCATCAGCTTGATCTGCAAGCATTGTGTGATAATAAATACTATCTTCTGCGATTGAACCGAAATTTGCAAACTTACCTCTTTTATTGATGGGCGTGTGTTTGCCACTCTGTATGTCGTTCATAACTTGACTTGCTCGTGCGTTTTTTGCAATGCTCATAATTTCCTTTCGTTAGCAATTAATGGTTGATGTACTCTATTATGACAGATTACTCAGACTTGTCAAGCTTTTTCTTGTTGAACTTGGATTTTCCTCCGAAAGCTCCTGTTGGAACACCAACTCCACCTCTAGCTCCGACTTTGCCTTTGCCCAACTTCTTTTTGCCAACCAAATACTTATTTGTGTTTATTTGCTTCATAATTTTTTATAATTAAATGTTTATTTGAATTGATATATTTTGCTTTTTATATCCTGCAATTAGATTGTTTATTTAGTATTATGTATTGTATAAGATAAAAGATTGTATTATTGCTTTTTATATGATGCAATATTATTATGTGCCTAATCGCATTAAATATTTTTTTAGATTGCGGGCTTCAAGCAGTGCCCTGTCGGTATCATCTTGTTCAATAAAGAATTGTATTGATTCATTAGACATAAGCACTTCATTCATCTCATCATCACTAATCAAACTAGCTTTAGTTTCAATTAAATGTAATATTTCAAGAGTAAGTTGTAATACTTCTTCGGCACTAGGATCAAGATCATCAATCATGAGTTATTTGGATTAAATATTTTAGTGTTTGTTGTGCTTCCCACATGGCTTTTTGTCGATCACCCAATTGAATATAAAAATTCATACTATTATTGTGCAAATTTAATACTTCTGCTTGTTCTTCTGATAGTGATTCTACCTTATTATTAAATATATTTATTATTTCGGCACTTATTTTTTGCAATTCATCCATTTTTTATTGTATCAAGTATTATTTTGTTGTTGTTGTTGTAAAGCTTTTTCTACTTGCTTGCGAATCTCCTCGCTTGGAGCAGTTTCGATCATGTTTTTAAGCATTTCTATCTTCTGTTCGTCTGTTAGTGGCGGTGGAACAGATACGCTTTCTTGATTTTGTTGTGTTTCTTCACTCATAATATGTTACATAGTATACAATACATTAAACACGATGTCAAGAATAAATTAAAAAAACTTAAAAATTTTGTAAATTAATGTAAAGAATTGACTTATTTTATTTTCTTTTGAAAAAGTTTGGAAATCCGTAAGAATCTCGACCATGCTCATTAAACTCAAATTCAATTTGTTTATTTTCGCTTTTATTTGACAAAAAAACTTTTGTAATTCGCCGTATTTTATAATAAATTTTTTGTAATTGTCTTGTTATTTGTGTCGATAACTTTAGTAATTTTTTCATTTAATTAGTGCTTATTATTTATTTTATTTAATTTTTTTTTATTTTCAAGCTCGAAATATTATTTGTTTTTAATTTATAATCTAATCAATTATTTTATATATTTAAGTCTCGCACTCCACTATTCACCATTTTAACCCACATTAAACCACACAATATTTTATTTATTATTACAGAAAACAATGTTATTACTTATATTTTGCTTTGTATTGTCTTGTATAGTGAATATAAAGATATTAATATGTTGTGTTGTATGTTAGAGTATATGTTTACTCGTAGTTTCTGAAACTTATTGCATACGGAAAGCGTGGAATTCCATCGGGAGTAAGTTGGAAATACTTGATTGTAGCCAACTGACCAATATAATCTTTGCGATTATCATAAACTTCTTTGAGGTAATCAAATGAACCTTTGATGTTTGAATTGAATGTTTGCTTGGTCTTGTCGCAGTAGCATACAAGATGCTTTGCAGTACCACTACGATTACCATTGCCTACATCAATGTCAATCACTCGATATTCGGAATCAATAAACTCTTTACGCTTGAGCAAAGTTGTGCTTCGTTTGTTTTCGTATGCTTCATCTTTGCGAACCATTTGACCTTCGTATCCTAGATCAAGATACTGACCATACAAATTGTCAAGATCACTTTCATTAAACACTTCACTAGTTTCAACTAATGTTACATTGCGGTGAATAACAATACCAATATTCAATGAATTTTTTAGTTCAGTAAAACGCATATCGAATGAAGTTTTTTCTGTGCATGAATCGTGAAGATAAGGAACATCATATACATGATATTGAATTGTCTCTTCTGCTTCTGCGAGTCTTTCTTGATATTCTTTTACTTTTTTTGCATAAGCATTGTCTGTCATCTTATCTGATTTAACAGGTTTTTGCTTGCGAACAAGTGAAGTAATTTTATTGAAGTTGTCTCTTAGATCATGGTTGTACAATTCTCCATCGAGAATAGCCTTTGGATGAGCGAGAAAAAAGCTATTTAGGCTTGAAAGAATGTGAGGAATACATTCTATCTCTTTACCATTGCGAGTTCTTCCTACAAGCGTATCACCTTCTTTGCGAACGATGCAACGAATACCATCTAGTTTTGGTTGCGAGTAAATAGGATACTTCAATTCGTGCTTACGATCTTTAAAGTTGTGTGCAAGCATAGGCTCATAAAACTTTTTTTCTTGTGCATCTATCTCGTTAAGAGCATATCCACTATCCAATTTCTTTTGGAACTTGGCTTGAGCTTGTAACTCTGCTTGAGCTTCGGGAGTAGTTTCATTGCTTCGCCCAACATTCTTAGCGATTGTGGTTGTAGCTTTGTCTTGAGTTTTCTTGCCATCGACAAGACCCTTGACTGCATAAAATGAATTGCCATCAATGTGCATAGTCCATTCACGCAGTTTTCCTTTGGTATCTACTTTGTAGAGTGTTTGCAATTTTTTCGTCATAAGTATATAATACTAAATTTTGGATTGCCTGTCAAGGCTTTTTTAAATTAATTTTTGTAGCACTCTTAACTCTTTGAGTCCTAGATGCTTAGATAAGTAAACGCAAAAATCTATGAGGTTAGATCGTTCGCTAAATATTTCGTGATGAGCAACATAATCTGCAACTTCCAAATACTGACCATCTTGCCAACGCTCTGTTAATTGCAGAAAAAAATTATTGCGTTTTTCTGTTGCGTTCTTGTGCATCCCGAACCTTTTGTGTTACCATAACATTAGGATTGCTAATGTGAGGTACAAGTGGTTTTGCTCCTGTGTGAGATGTCTTCTTGCAAACCATGTGAAGTTTGTAGCTTTGTTCTTTGGTTGTTACTCCTTTTTTTGTTGCCTTCTTGCTCATGTTATTTTATAGTTTTTTTGATTCAATTAACTTCTTCGCTTTCCCAAGGAAAAGTTTCTATTTGATCTAAGATTTCGTTCAAGCAAGTTATTTCAAGAATATATGCTTGTTCTTCGGCTTGATCGTTTGTATGTGCATTTGCACAAAATTCCATTCTTTCGTATATTTTATTTATTATTTCTTGCATTTAGTTTATGGGTTTGCAGATTTCGCAGTTGATGGATGTTTCTACGCAATAGCAATCGTTGAAAGCAAACTGCTTGCTAGAGCATCCGAAAGGTAATAATGTAGTAATCAAAAAAAATAATTTATTAAACATTGTACTTTGAGTTCTGTACATCTTGAGTAATTTGATTATCCAAGTCAGTATAAATTCTATTTTGCAATGCGGTAATTCCGCTATAAATATATCCAAGAGAATTGTAATCTGCTTGAGTTGTTCTTGCACCCAACGAAAGATTATCAATAATCTGATTACAAGAATCAATAATTTGATTCAACAATAATTCTTCTTTAGTTATTTTGTTTTCCATGTTGATTGTTTAATTGATAGTTTGATAGTTTTAAAGTTCAAATATACATGATTTAGTTTATTTAAATAATTTTTGTTTTTATTTAAGTAGTCAATCATGTTTGCTTTTGAATGAAATCCAATTTCTTTATTCTCTTCTCCTAATTGATAAGATATATTATACTGAAATTTTTTCAATGTGTCAAGGCTTATTCTTCTTCGCTCAAGTAAACAATCACGAATCCAAATGCAACAACGCACATAGTTAATCCAAGCAAAAGATTTATAATATTAAATACCTCGATCATGCTACAAGCAGTTCTCCGTTGCGATATGGAATCAGCATTTCAAATAGAAATCTACGAACCGATTCAGTTATATCCAAGACTTCTTGAAACTCGGAATGACTAAGAGGGTTTGAGTCTCCTTGTCCACCATAACAAATTCTGTAACCTTCTTCAAGTGGACTAGGATTAGCATTGTTTACTTTGATGTAATTGCCGTTTTGATCTCGTTTCCATTCCCAAGGTTGATGAAAAGATTGAATGTATATCAAGACATCAATACAAGCTTTTGCATTACCAACGCTATCTGTTCTATTTGTGTAATCAATAAAATCAACATTGGCAGTTGGATACTCTGACTTAACATCTTTAAGCCATACATGAACTGCACGATAGTTGTCACGACTATAATATGTTGCGTTTGAATAGTTATTGTGATATGCTTTGCCATTAGTGAGTTTGCACATTTGCACATCACGATCACTCTTACTCTTGTAACTTAATACATTTTCTTGTGGAATTAACTGCTTTACAATATTATTGCTTTTGAAAATAATATCTTGTGGAGTCCATGTATTCCAATTTACTTGTGCGTTATTAAAATAATTATTCATTTTATATCTCCTTGTTCTTTTTGTTTCAATCTAGTTAAATTATATTCTTTTTCTTTTACAAAAGGATGTTGCTTTAAAAATTCTTCTTTGCTTAATAACTCAAAATCTTTCATTTTATTAGCGTCATTATAAAAGTGTTCAAGAATAAATCCATCGTTTGTCATTTCATCCCAAATCTTGATGTCATCTGCAACCCACTCTAAAAAATCATGCAATAAAGTTACTGCTTTGATTGTCTCTTGATTGTTCTCTCCAAGAGCAGAAGATTCTGCTTCATTTAAAACAATGTCAATAGCATTTCTTAATTTCATTAATCTTCAGCAGTTGCAACAATTAATAATTTAACATCTTCACCTTCTCCTGTCAAGCCTAATTGTTCGACTACTTCTCCAAAGATTCTACCATCTTCGGGAGCAATGCTGATCCATGCACAATTCTGCTCGCCATCATCGGTTGTATATAAATCCCAATCATGCTCAAGCAGTCTATCTTTTTGATATTTCGTTAATTTCATATTAAGAACCTAAAAATCCTGCGATTTCCCATACATCATCAAAAGCAAGTAATGCTTCTGTATCTCCACCAATATAATCTCCATGAAAACCATGAGGGTTTTCAACAATTAAAGTATGTCTTGATCTTTGAATCGACTTGACAATGCCTTCTTGTTCTATATCGCATTTAAAGCCAACCCAATCGCCAACCTCGATTTCAAAACTTTCGTCCCATTGATTTGTTATTTTCATAGCTATAAGTATGAACTAGATTGTTGATCTTGTCAAGCTTTATCTCCAAATAAATTATTCCATTCTTCTTCAATTTCAAGATCAGAAATATTATCTAATCCTTCAAATCCATCTATAAGTAAATTTATAATATCAGCAGTATTCATATTCATTGCTTCTGCTTCTGCTAAATCATATCTCATATCATCAATATCTGTTAATCTCTTTGGTCTTTGATAAGGATTCTTTCGTTGCTTATTGTTTGAGTCTGTCATCTTGATATTTTTCTAGTTCTTCTAGTTTTTCGTATAGTTCGTCTACTTGTTTTTCTACGCTAATAATATAATTAATTTCGTTAGGTTCTCTTGCGTACAAAAACTCAAGTTCCATTTCCAAATCTTTAATATGCTTGTGCATATCTTTAATTGTATCAATTTCTTTTTGCACTTTGCTTAGAATTTTGTAATTCATATTCTTTGATTAATTGCTCATAAGTTGGATAATCGTCTCCGATAATTTCTTTTTGTTTTTTAATCGGTGGAAATCTTCCGTAATCACCCATACCATCATAATCCATTTCATCTCCCAATCTTTCAAGAATAGGTTGATGCTTGTCGATAAGTGCTTCGATTTCCTCTTTCGATAACTTGGGAGTCTTTTTAAACGAACTAAAAAATTTAGAAAATAAACTCATCATAGACAAAGAATGGTTTGTTTGGACTTCCCATAGGTTGAATAGTTCCAAGAGTATTGTATTCAAAATATTCAATAGCTTCCTCTTCGGTCATACCATCTACATCCATAAACGCATTGATGATCTTGTTAGCAGAATAAACAATTCTACCATCGGGATCAGTTCCAATGATCGCACGATTGAATGTGGATCGAGGTTCAAGCACAATCGCATCGGGATTAATTTCTGCGACTTGATCTAAGATATATTCTTCTTGTGTTAATTCCATTTTATTTTTAATTAGGTTATGTATTAGTTTTTCTTCAAAGCAATCATCTGATAAATTTTTAGATTCATCCATGAAGTTTTTGTCAATCATGCTTATATACTATACGACAACTTCAGTCTTGTCAACACTTAAATTCATGCAATCACCCAAAGGAGTATCATCTTCAACGCTTTTAATTGAAATGGTGATTCTCTCATCGTAGTCGGTGCTTTCATTAGGAAGAAAGTGGAATTTTATTCCACCATCTTTGATCTCAAGAAAGTCTGTTTCTGTTAATCCAAGATTTATATTGTATTGAGTTTCCATTTTATTATTTAATTTTAGTTAAAAATCTTTTCATTAAAGTTACATGATACTCGATTAATCTTAACTCTGCATCATCATATTGATCTTGTATATGACCAATAAGCAAATAATGCTCTGTGCAATCAATCAAGTCTTGTAATGCCAATTTTTCTTTGTTGTTCATATTAGCTTTCCAAGCAGTAACTCCAATAGCGTGAATTTCTTCTGCCTTGAACTTTGTTCCAATAGATTTCTCTAGCAACATTCGGAGCAACTCCATACTTGTTGCAACGAGCAAGCCACTCGTTTTCCATCTGCTGATACGATTCAAGCGAGTTTGCATGACCCTTCTTGAGATCGTGACCCATGAAGCGAAGCAAGTGAACATCCAAGCAACAAAGTTGCGAATCGGTTGGATTTGATAATGAAATGGCATAAGTAGTCTTTGCGTTACCTAATCCATAAATTGATCCAATTAAGCGATTGCGACATTCTTGCCAAGTCTCATCATCTTGTTTGTAAAACTGATTTGGATTTTCACGAAACTTTTCAACAAGTTGCCAAAGACCAATGTTCCTACGCTTGTTGATGCCAACTCTTGCATCAGTAACCATCTTGGCTAAAACATCTTTGTCAAGAGTCCAAGACATATCTCTTGTTGCGTATTCATATCCACGCACATTCGATTCCCAAGTGGTATGAACAGACATGATTGCGAATACCCAACGCTTGAAGCACTCTGCATGAGAGTCAACCTTTAGGCTATCCCAATAGTCAGTTTCGGTTTTTACAATCTTGAGAGTCAAGCGATCAAAAAAACGATCTAGCTCTCTAAAACGATCTACCTTGGCAACTGCTCTTGCGTTACGCATAAGGTTGTTGACAGGGTTAATAGACTCGATCAGATCGAGTGTGGATTCTTTCAATGTATCTTTTGCAATGTTCATGGTTATAAGTATGACAGGATTTTAAGAATTGTCAAGAATATTTTTTAAGAAAAGTAATTTTAATTTAAGTTGTTGATTGTCACTAGATTGTGGAATAATCATTTCTTTGCCTCTTCGTTTTGCTTTTGCAAGCTGATTTTGTGTGATGGTTGCGACAACTTTATTGGAAGAATTTTTGAGTTCAATTAACACATTATCGTCTTCTTCAGTAATCGCATGAATTTTGTGATACAATAAACCTTTATGATTATTTGAGTGAATGACCATTGCTTTTTCAAACAAAGAGAAATTCTTATAAAGAAAGTGAAGAAGAGTTTGTTGTTCAAACGATTTCCTCATCTTATCTCCGAAATCATCGGATTCGTCTTCAAATGATATTAGCATGGCATTTCCGCAAAATCAAAAATAACAGGTCTGCCTTTAATTGATCCACAATTTTGTGGAGTTATGTCCAAGTGCTGACAAACCTTGTCTCCTAATTTACTGCATATTTTTTTAAAATTAAGTTGTGATGTATTTGTTTTAGCTTTTTTCTGTATTACAATTCGTTCATCAATAAAAAATGGTTTAACATAAAAATCTTTTATATTATTTGGAACATCTGAATTTTCATCATTCAATGATGTAGCAACCTTTATAACATAACTTGATTTATTTTTTGAATAAACTGATTTGTAACTTCCTACCGCAATTAGCCTAAAGCCTTTTTCTTGTATTGCTTGAATAAATTTTTCGGTATTTTTTTCTAACTCAAAGTAAAGGCTCAAGGCTTCACTTCGTTTTAGGCTCATTAGGAAACTCCAATAAGAGTATCGTGAATAAGATGTCTTGTTTTGTAATCTAGTATTCTACCTTCTTCGTCTTGAGGAAGATCATTAAGACTTTCTTGAAAGTCTAGGTTTAATACTTCGCAGATGCAAGCAATCTTTCGATAGATTCCAATTTCTTTGTATTTTAGAATAGCCCAAATAGAATCTACTTGAGCTTCATTTGCTTGGGAGATTGTATCAAGCAACACCGCATTGTTTGTAGTTGTATTCATTTTATTTTGTAATTAAATTATTGATTAGGGTTTGGTTCGACAATCCACAATGATCTAGGTGAACCATAATTCTCACATACATAATATCCAAAATCTCTAACAATGTCAAGGATTTCTCCGCAAGTCAGTTCAGAACCTTTCATTCTGCTTTGAATTTGCTTGAGAGTAGGATTTTGTTCATTCTCATGTTTGTTCTCAACATAGTTGCGAATAGCAAGAGAGTCGAGATCAGCTTCTTCATCGCAATCGCAATCGCCATATTCATCTTTATCATCGCAACAAGCATCGTAATCATCGTCTGATCCGTAGATAGGCTTATTAGCCTCGTAGACAGGTTTAAAAAGCTCTGTACGACTATCTGTGATGTCTGCGATTACTTCGTATTTGCTGACTCTCAGCTTTTGAAAATCGCAATCAGTAGGAACACTAACTGCATCAGAAGGATCAAATTTTACAACAAGTAATTTTCCATCTTCTCCTGCCCAATTATTTGCATAATCGTATGAGCCGACATGAAGTCCAAAGGAACAATGATTGTCTTTGTTGTCATCTACGCATCTACGAGCAACCTCGATGGTTTCACCAACTCCGTTATAGATTTGATGTCTTTCATTGGTCTTGCCTTGCACAACAATGGTATCTCTATTTCCTGTTTGACTCCAAAAGTTTCCTTGTACTCCTTTGTAGCCCAACACCATGCCATCTTCATCATTAGGCAATGACTTGTAACTTAGAAAAGTATAAAGTTCATTTACTGAATTGGCAGATGGATTCGACTGCAACCTTTGAATAAAGTTGACCAAAGGAGCAGAATCTTTCATGCCAAGACGAAGCATTTCTATGAGCTTGTCTACAACAACTCCATGCAAACGATGACCTTTGTAATAAACAACTTCATCTTTGACTTCAATATCTCCTTCGATAAAGTTTTCGACTGACTTCTTGATGTCAAGAAGACTACCAAGGTCTTCATACCTTGCATCAAAGATTGCTTGACGAGCAAGCACAAAATTAGGATGATCTTTGCGAAGGGTATAAGGTTTGCCTTCCCAAAAAATAGTAATTGAACTTTCGCTTAATTGATATGGTACTTTTTTCATAATTATAGTATAGTTGATTTTTTATAGTTTGTCAAGTTAATTTTTGTCTACCATTTGTATGTAGTCGATAATTTGTTGGTATACCTTGGGAGTTCCTCTGTAATTATTTACACTTGAGCCAACATAAGTGAGCATCGGATAAGTAGAAATAATTGCATTAATATCTTTCTTCATTTGCTTGGCAGAAAATGATCCGTTGAAGTTGAAGTCAACCCAATCTTGATGTCCGTTTGCAAGCAAGTATACAATGTATGATCTGCAAGTTGGAGATTCATTGTCATGGATAATTGTATTATATTTTTTCTTCGATTGAAATATAAGATGATCTTCACCTAGAGAATCCAATTTTACATTATTGTTGTTGAAAATTGCACCAATATCATATCTGACTTCATTCATAAGCGTATGAAGTTGTGAATCTTTTGATGCCATAATGCTTCCATAAGATGTCTTGGCAGACTTCAAATTTAACTTGAGATAGGTCTTTGCAAAATCTGCATAGAAATCAAAGAATGATAACCAAAGACTTTTGTCCAACTTGGATACATCTCCACTTCTAACTCCAAATAATCGAAAAGATTTTTCTTGCGATTTATCTTGGGCAAGTTTACGAATACCACTTGCTCTTTTGTAGACTGCATCCAAGTCCAAACTCTTGTGGTCAATCTTGTAATTCTTGATTGGAACATAAATATACTTTCCGTTGACCAATCCCTTGGGATTTTTTTGAGACTGCAAGACAGAAATATCATCCGCAACATTAGACCAATAATCAATGTTGCGATAACCATATCCACCTTTATCATCTTTCATTTCAAACAAAGGAATGTTTGCTCGACTTCCACTACCTTTTCTGACTCCAATTTGAGGTTTTTCTTTGGCAACATTAGAGCAATACTTGATATGAGAATCGTCAATCAAATTGAAATTCCATTCGTTGTCAATAACACTTTGTGCAGTATCGGTTTTTGCATGAATAAAATATATATCTTGTAAATTAGAATCTTGATTAAACAGAGTTCTTGCTCTAAGGTTATTGCCATGAGAAGATTCAATATCTTGCACAAGAAAAATAACATTATCTCTGCAATTAATATTGGATACTTTGTGACTTTTAACTTTGAATCCATTACGAGCATCACGATCAGAAATCTTTTCGGTTAGAGTCAAAACAAGATCATCTGTCATTCCATATGGACGACTAAATCCAAAAGAATCAATCTTTATTCCGTTCCATTCAAAAGAATTTCTAAATGCTCTTTGCAAAGAATCGGGCATAGAATTTATAATTTTAGCATAATTAGCTTTTGCTTGAAATAAATCTGCTGAATCGGCAAGTTTTTCTTTTGCGATTGCTTGAATTTCTTGCACCACTTCTAGCATAAGTTGCACAATAAACTTTTGTGTTGGTTTGTTGTATTCCAATGCTTCTCTGCTATGATGCAACTTTACGCAACCCAATGGTACTCGCAAATAAAAATTTGATTCTTGCAATAAAGATTCGATGATATTAATTTGTCGATCATCTTTTACATAATTCTTTACATCAATCGCATTAGGATCGAGAGGATATGAAACTCTGCCCATGATAACATGAGAACGACTAGAATTTCCATATCCATAATAACGAGTATTTGAGCTTTCCAAGAAAAACCAATCGTCTTTCTTGCTAGAAAGTAATATCTTTTGTTTTTCTATAAAATTAGATTCAACACCAAGAAACTTGGGCATATCTTTTTCGGGAAAGAACTTGAAAAACTTTTGGCAAGTATCTCGAAACTTTTCAATATCCGAATCAGAAATTGCAACTTCGATGCACAAACCTGTTGGTTCAGCACTAGGTTCTTGATGCAGTTCGACAATCTTAGTGTCATCTTCTTCGTTGACAAAAATGTTGTAGGAAGTTTTCATTCCACCATGATATGAAACGCAAGTGAAATTTTCTCCGTAAGACAAAGGGGCAAATTTGCCGATTCCAAATGCACCAATATAATTGTTCGATTGTCTTTTGGTAGACTTGCCATACTTGGAGTACAATCCAAAGACATCTTCTTTGCTTAGTCCACCGCCAAAATCACGAACGCAAAAATTAGATTGCATACGAGTTGGTAGAGAGACTTCAATTTTACGCTTTGAATTTGCCTCTAGGTTTGCGTCTAGTGCGTTCGCACTAATCTCTCTAATGACCGCAAGTTGCGTATTAGAGTAATTGTTTCTGAGAAGAGATGCAACATAACGCATATCTTCTGCATCAATAGTACAACTCACCGAATCAAAGTCATGTGAGCTTACAACTTTCTTTTGTTTGTTTTCTGCAATAATCATTTTAGTTTGGGTTTTTGTTAAGTAAGAATATATTCTACGATAAAAAAATTAGTTTGTCAAGAAAAAATTAAAACTTTTTTGCTTGTAGGCTTCCATTACCATCCAAGACATTACGCAAGCAACTCGATTGACCTTTCCTTGAGGTCATAGACTTTGCCTTGTTGAAACTCTCCGCACTAGCGTACTGCACTAAAATTGGAGTGCTTTTATCTAAATAGACCATCATACCCTTGCGAGGTTGTGATGCCAACTCTTTTTCATGCTTCGCAATCGAAGCGTTCATGTCTGCAATAAAATCAATCATGCCATAAGCTTAAACTACTTCTGAAAAAGTGTCAAGTCTTTTTTTTCTGATTCTTTTTCTAAGTCGTAAACTCCTCTAGGATAATAATTTAGGTTATATTGTTCTGCAAATTTTTTGGCTAAAGAAACAAAACTATCTGCTCGATCAAAAGATTCGTAGATGTCTCCATCTTCATACCAAGACTCATAAGTTGATATGTGCAACTCGAAAGTTCCATTGAATCGCAAATCTTTTTCCATCCATTTAGGTACATTTTCTCCACCTTTTTGGTAGAGTTCAACTTGACCTAGATGGTCGGGATAGAACTTCATGTGCTTCTTGACAGGTGATGCCAAGATAATTCTTTCAAAAATTTTACATAATTGACTATTGGACTCTTTTGTTTTATTAGTCCTTCTAAAAAATACTGAATGTGCTTCTCCGCTCATTTTTAAATGATGACACAATGCAATGGGTTTGTCAAGCGTTTTTTTCTCGATTAGAAATCATATCTTTAATTTCATTAGTTTTTTTAAGCACTTCGCTTTCATCAATCCATTTATTTCCGTATGGACATTTTCTTTCTAATTTGATTATTTGTATGTTCCAATGTTTGTGATCCATCATTTCAAGTTGATAAGATAATGCTTTTTCTGCATTTTGTGCAAGATAGTAATGATAGTTGTGACCAACAGAATTACCACTAAGATATTCCAAGCGAAATTCATACACTCTATCTTCGTCTTTCATTGTTATAAGTTTTGGTCAGACCAATATATATCTTCAAATAACACAAGGTCTATATTATTTCCACGCTCAACTTCGTATCCAATCGGAGTACCTTGAGGAACAGAAATATCATCTTCAACCCAAAAAAATTCTTCTACTTCTGAAGCAAAAATTATTTGTGAACTATTCATATTTATTTTCATTTAATTTGTTTTCTATTTCTATGTCTTGCCAACCTAAATATTTGAAAAGCCATTGTGCATAATCTGTTAGATCATATAAGTATCTTTCTTTATTATTTTGTTTATGCCAAAATCTAGATTGTGCGATTAAATCATTATGTCTTGATGCAATATGTTCTAATTCGTGAATAAGCAAATCATCTTGAAGATTTTCCATCATTATTTTGATTGCTTCCATTCGTGATTCAATTAAGTTTTCTATATCGTTCACTTTGATAAACCTTCAATTACTGAAACTGCTTCTTCTACCAAGTCAGTAACATATTGTTCTAGGTTTTCCTCAAGTTTATTTGCTAAAATTTGTCGTGCAGTTAAACTCGCAATATTAATTTGAGAGTCTTGAAACTCTTCCAAGGTATCTAGTATTATTTGATTCATAGTCGTGAGTATATCATATATATTTTGATTTGTCAAGCCGAAAATTATAAACGAGAGTAATTGTCAAACTCATCAGAGTCGGGATTAAAGATGGGGAACAGGTAGCTTATTTGCGTTCCGTCGGGTTCTTCTTCTAAAATAGACTCGTATCTTATTTCACCATTTGCTTCATGCCATAAACCATGAACTTGTATTTTTGTTTCGTAGATTGGATGAAATGTATTAAACATATGATATTCAACATATTTTTTACTTCTCGTTCCAATGTCCATTGTCGTGATCTTCTGTGCATAGTGCAAGTGATTCTAGATCATAAATCGATTGAGTTAATGTGTGAAAACAACAACGATCATCCATCTCTCTCCATATTTTTTGTACAACATTATTTCGTTCTGATGATTTGATATTTGAACTTACTTGCTCAACAATCGGTCTCCAAAATCTATAAGATATTCTTTTTCTTATTTGTTTTTTTGTGTGTCGTAATTGAATACCTTTATTTGTAAAAAAGTCTTTTATTTCTAAAAGTTTAAATTGATCCAATTGTTCTTTTCTGACTGAAGAGAGATACCAAGATTTTTTTCTCATACCTTATTATTTGAAATCGTTCCGTTTTTAACTAAGTGTTCAAATGTAGCCCACATTTTTTCATAACGAGTATCATGTAATTGTTTTATGCCAATCAACATATTTAGTAATTGATCTTCGCTATATTTATTTGCAGAGTCCCCAATAGCATATATCATTGTTTCTATATCTTCACCTATTTGGTTGAGATTGCTGATGTCTTCTTCTAAATCAAACCTGTTCATTTTTTTACATCTTCTATTTTTACATAAATGTGATAATCGTCAATATCTTTTGATATTTTTAAAGTAAATTCTTGTGCGTTATTTTTCCACAATAATTGTTTAACTATATTTGTTACATCAAAGTCTTTAAGACCGCCAAATGTAGTTCCAATATCTAATAAATTAATCATTTATTTCGGCAATATATTTTTCCAAAGTATCTAATCTACTATTTGCATTATCAAGCAAATGGAGTGCTTCTTCTGCATTTTTATAAAAATCATTGGTAGAGTGATCTCCAATTCCAACTGCGTGTTTGCCAAGCAATTTTAAAGACAACTTGGCTTTTGCGACATCCGACTCGGCAGATGATTTTAACATTAAGTATAATTCTTTATTCATTTCCTGTTATTATATACCATATTTGCAAGCAAGTCAAGATAAAAAATACCCCGATTGCTCCAAATAATTCTTTTATTTGATTAATTTTTTCTTTCATTTATTTGTATAAAGAGGTTTTGTATATGGAGTGGTTGTTTTTGAAATTTTCTTTCTGCAATCTATATTTGATTGATACATCTCTTGTTGTCTTCTAAGTTCAGTAGTTGCTCGTTGCAAAGTGGCAATGGCTTTATTTTCGGTCATTCTGCCATCAAGAACCATTGCGACGCAAATTTGCACTTCCCTTGCGGTAACTCGATAAGGAAAGTTTCTGCAAAGAAACTTATAGAACTTGCCACTTATTTTGCCGTGCTTTAATTTTTTATGCAATAATTTTCTGTAATTGCAATTTTTAGTATTATGTAATGTTTTCATATTTAATTATTTCTCCATTTAAATTTAATTCTCTTTCAATTTCTTCCGCAACATTTTTGCGAACAGATATTTCGTGATCTTTAGATAAAGTTTCTAATAACTCAACTAAATTTTTTCCTGTTTTATCTCTACCTTCTTCTCCCGCAAAAAATAAATTGTCTTTAGTCTGCAAAATAAAATCATTGTTTACTCTAAGTAGTATATGATTTATTGCATCCTCACTACCTCTTATACCTAATTCTATTTTCATTTTTTAATCTAGCAATAAAATCTACTCTTGCACTTTCTTTTTTTTCTGCATTCTCCCATACAATATTATTTTTGTCAAGACTAATACTGATTAACATTAATCTTCTGTATATCGGATAAAAAATTACGCTTGTTATACTATATTGTAAAAGTTTTGATGTTAAGTCTCCCAAGAAATAAAAAATTGTGCTAATATATGTTCTCATATCAAAAGGTATAGAGCAAGTGGGATCAGCTATTAAAGTTCTCCCACTTTGATGGACAAGTAAAAATTATAAAACAAAATAATAATAAAATTAAAGCGGGAATCATTTTCTTTATACTATCCTTAGCATAAATGTGCATACCAAGCCCACCTAACATAAAAAGTGTAGTCGCCGCCATACAAGGCAGGGTAAATGGATCATAAAGAAGTCCTATCATAAGAAAAAACGCAAAAAATGGTTTCACCACTCTTAAAGCATCATAAACCCAATTAGGAAAACCCACTTCTATAACTTCTTCTCTCAGGGTAGTCGCTCCACCAACTCTATAATTGGTGGCTACATGAGATCGTATTAACCATACCCATAGTATAGAAAAGCCAACTATAAATTGCAATATATCTGATAATTCCATGACGAGCATTATAGCAAATTAACTTTGAGATGTCAAGAGAAATTTATTAAATCTTCAAGAATTGATTCGGGGGTTAATCATTTTCCATTTTCGCAATCGTCATACCAATCGCTTACTATTTTATTTGAATGACTTCTGCCCCAAAATCCACAAACGCAGGGATCGTTTGAAAGTTGATTTGCTCCTGCTCGATAACCTTTTTCATAGGAATCTAATTTGGCTTTCAGTATTGCCTTTTCAAATTTCTTTGAGAGATGTTCTTGGGCATCTGCCCAACCTTTATCATAACCTTTGTTATAATTAATTTCTTCTGTCATTGCTTCGTGCATATTTACCAGTTTTTAATAATATTAGCCATAATCATACCACAGGTTGCCATGTTTGTCAAGACAATAATTGTTCTAATTAACAAACTCACCTGAGCTTGTTTCAATGTCAGGATGGGAATATCTGGTTGGTCTTCATCATTTTTTCCGACACGATGATCTAAAGTTCTTGCCCATATCAACCAAAGTTTTTTCATTTTACTAAATAATAATATTTTTCTTTTATATATTCTCTAGTTTCTTTTGAAAGTTGACCATTAAGTGCAATTTGTTTGATATTGTATCTGTATTCTGTTACTTTTTCAATGTCGTTATTTGCTCTAGCCATAGCCATTTTTTCTTCTATTTGAAAGAATCTTAAATCATCAACCTTATCAAAAGTAGAAGGATGATAAGTATAATCAAATGAATCAAAAATTTGTTGAAAGTAATGTTTTTGTTTGCCGATGATCCACAAACTAATCCAAAGAAAAAGCATGGTGCTTACTCCAAAGATTGATAAAAGTGTAGAAAGAGTATCTGTTGATTTGCTTGCGAAAAAGCCTAGTCCGAAAGGAAAGCCAAGAATAAAGCCCCATATCCAAACTAAAAATAATCCTATATCTTTTCTTGTATATTCTGTTGGCTTGGTATTGAAAAACTGATCATAAAAAGATTTATCCTTACCCTGTTTATGATCTTTATAAATTTTACCTGTTATTATTTGGGTTTTTAATTCGTGCTTCTTTCTTGACATTAATATTTTAAATTAACACCGCCTTCAACATAATTTGGTTCTTTTTTTAATTCTTCAGGGATGGATAATCTTTCAACATCAATATATTCTTGAAAGAAAAATTCAAACGCTTCTGTATCATTATTTTCTTGTGCGATTCTTATTTGTTCTAAATATTCTTTTTCTAGCTTTTTATTTTCTGCGTCTTTTGCTAAAAGCTCGTCTATTTCTTTTTGTAGTTGCGGACTTCTGGGAGTTGAAATAGGCTCTTCGGTTTCTATGCTTAAATCTTTATTTGATTGCAAACAGGAAGGAAAAAGCGATAATGCTAGGAATGTTATGGTTATTATTTTTTTCATTGTTTTAGGGGTTTGTGATATTTAATTTACACGCAATTAATTATCTTACGGGTTATCTTTAGCTTTATCAAGTTTTTTCTTTATTTTGCTCCATTTTATTTTGGAATAATTATCTTGAAATTTTTTAGAATTATTGTTTCTAGGAGATGAACCTTTTCCGTTTTGATTATTTGAGGATTTTTTGCTCATACTTTTTGTAAATTTTTTTTCAACAATGAAATCGCTTTGTCTTTTTGCTTAACTTCGCATTCCCATTTAACAGGTTTTTTAGGATCAATAGCGATATGCGGTGGAAAATTTCCTAGTGCAAAATAATCTGCGTGTGCCCTTGGCTTTTCGGGTTTACCCTCTGACCAATGAAACACAGGAGCAACAAAGTGGTCATCTTGCTTGAGTGGGTTTACCCATGTATACGCACATCTTTCTGCTTGAAATGAAGTGCTAAGTTCTTCGGACGGATTGCAAAAGTCATGTAAGTTGTCATAACAGATTGGAAGGTTAAACCCATATTTTTTGAAAATATATTCACTAAATTTAATAATGTTGTCTACATTCCAAAAACCTTTATCTTCATTTTCGATGGTCAAGCGATTGAATACTCCTGGCTGACAACGCATAAGGTTATTATAAAATCTTTCTGCCATTTCTTTTATTCTAACATTTTTCACTACATCAGGATCATCTTTTGATTCTATTTCGGGAGGAGTACCATTGATATGAATATTCATAGGGGCAGTATGATCTTGAGGTAGACCCATCATGTCCATAATATCAGACTGAAAATTAAGTTCTTTGATGCTTTTTGCAACAGACATTTCGTTTGTAGATGCAAGAACATTAAACTGATCGGGATGAATACTGATAGACATTTTAAAAGAAAAAGCAATAAGCCCCGCAAATCTTAGTTCGTGTTTAATCGTGGAATAATTCGGCAAAGACTCAAGAGAGAGATCGAGAGTTGAATCAGTAAGAAGAGGAAACAAAGCAGAACTAAGACGATAGTGAACAATGTTATTTGTAATGCAATGACGCAAAATGTACTGAGTCGTGCGAATATTGTGAATAATCCTTTCAGAAAGTTGATCAATGGCTTCATCTCTGCTTTCTTTTACACAAAGATCGTTAAATCTCTTGCGAGTCATAGTTTGAAAAGAGTATTTTTTCTTGTCTTTGTCTTTCAGTTGTTCACTGATGCAAGTTAAGCCTAGTATTGTTTCGTTCATAGAGTTCATTTTAGCACGAAAGACAAAAGATGTCAAGTCTTTTGTGTAAGTTAATCTAATGGATTTTTATGTGGAATTATGGGAGATGGCAAAAATGATCTTTTATTTAGGTATAATAATTTTTGCTTTTGATTATCTCAGTCGTTGACTTCAACATCAGGATCAGTCCAGTCAAGTGGAGGCATATTTATTCCACTTATTGACTCTTGTAATTCTTCAAAAGTTATTTCTTCTAAATCTTCATCATCACACATAGAAGCAAATTCAATTTTTCCATCTTCTAAAACCATATCTTTATATTTCACAGCATCATCAAGCATATATTTTAAAGATTCAATAATATCTTCAGGGCTTTCTCCTGTAATTTCCGCAAATTCACATATAGCGAAAATCTCTTTATTGTCATTGTAGTATGCTTCACGAAGTTCGTAAACTTCATCTTTTTTGATTATTCTATAATTCCACATATTATAATTTTATCCATTCTTCAAAATTTGCTAATTCTTTTGTTTGTTTTTCACACTTTGGTATTGCTTGTTCTATTATTATATTTGTTAATTCAGAATCTGCAATTAATTTATCCTTAAAAATATCAAAAAATAATTCAAAGCATTCTATTCTTTTGGTAGGAAATTGAAATTCTTTACCTTTTGTGACTCTCCCTTTCTTTAACCAAAGCAAAGGATGCTTATTGCTTTTATTTGCATTGCATATTTTGCAAGATGGTATGATATTTCCTTCATGCTCAAGCCCAAACATTGGCGGATCAAACAATCTCCCATTGGTTGGTATAAAATGATCATTATCTTTTAGTTCTCCAACCCCACAATACCAACATTTATTTTGCACAATAATTGAAGAAAATATTTCCAACTTTAAATCTTCATCTTCTTCTGTCCAAACAGGAGATTGAAAGTATGCAAGAATATCTTTAATCATGCCATTGATCATGCTATGACCCCTGAACAATGTATTTGAATTATGCTTTGTCATCTTTGGTGCATTTTTTGGAATATGTCATCATTCCACAATAAGCACCCATAATAATACTAAATATAGAAAAATAACTTGGAATAGTAGCTAATTTAATTGCAACAATAACATTTATTACACTGCAAATAATCATACATTTTCCTAATGTATTACAATCCTTCCAAGGTCTCATTCAAGCCCATGATTTTTTTTATCTTCATCAGACCAATAACGAAAAGCTGAATCGGAATCAAAGAGGTCATCCATCACATTTGTTGCAAACTCTTGTACAACATGACCTTTTGGCATAAGAGATTCAATATATTTAATAACCTTCTTGCCAACTTCATCGTGAACAGGAGAGAAGCTATATGTGGTCATGTCTAAATCACTTCCATATCCAAACTCAATGGTGATGTGGCAATCATCTATTACCTCTTTATTTGTAATAGGGCAAACACTATCTAGCTCTTCATCGTAAAATGGATCTGATTTTTTACTCATTGATATAGTCTATCAGAATAAGTTATATTTGTCAAGAATAAAGATCCAAATTGTGTAATGTATCGATATCTTGGTATGAGCTTATATTTAATAGACGAAGAAGAGGACGATACTTTTCACTTGCCCGATTTTGTTGATTAATCGGTGGGTGTTCTCTGTATTGCTTCATTGATTATTTTTTGAGCATGATCTTTTTCATGCCAATCAAAAACTTTAACTTGTTTTTTGCTTAAATCTTTATAGTGTGCAAAAAAGTTTGAAGCTATTTTAAGAAACATTGGATCAATACTTTTTAAACTGTAATGTCTGCGAACATGAGAAGTAGGTACTCCAAGTATTTTATAGTCTTTTTCTCCATCATCTTCCATATCAAGAATTCCAATTACCTTGCATTCAACTAAAGTAGCTCGGTCAATAGGAGTAGAATTATAAACCAAAAAATCAAGAGGATCACCGTCTTCTCCTAATGTACTTGGAATATATCCATAACTACATGGATATGTCATTGCAGAAGTAAGACTTCTGTCATATTTAAAAACTCCAAAGTCTTTATCGTATTCATATTTGACGCTAGTACCTTTTGGTATTTCTACGATAGCATTAACTATATTTGGCGATTTTTGATGTATGGGTATATTGTATAAGTTCATGTAAAATGGAGCCACCTGTCAGAGTCGAACTGACGACATCCTCATTACAAGTGAGGTGCTCTACCAACTGAGCTAAGGTGGCATATTATTTATAATAATAAATTTGAATATGTATTCAACAAAGTGTAAAATAGTCAATGAAAAGAAAGATTTTAATTATGGGGTTGCCAGGTTCTGGAAAAACAACTTTAGCAGAAAAATTAGTGCCACGACTAAATGCTGTATGGTTTAACGCTGATGCAGTCAGACAAGAAATACATAAAGACCTTGGATTTTCTGCTGAAGATCGTATAGAGCATGCAAGAAGAATGGGCAAACTTGCAGATTGGGCGGCTCTTGGTGGAGGATATGTTGTTTCGGATTTTTGTTGTCCAACAGAAGAAGCTAGAGAAGCATTTAATGCTGATTTTGTAATATGGGTTGATAGAATTAAAGAAGGTAGATATGCAGATACAAACAAACTTTTTGAAGACCCAACAAAAGACAAAAGATGGGATGATCAAGACTTGATTCTTAGAGAGGGGACTCCTGAAGAGTGGTGCGAAAAGGCTTTGAAGAATATTTATGAAACAGAAAAATGGGATAATCAAGCTCCCACTGCATTATTAATCGGTCGATATCAGCCATTTCATGTCGGACACAAGACTTTGGTCGCAGAAGCAATTAAAAGAACAGGTCAATGCTGTATAGCTCTAAGGGATGTTGCTGGAACTGATGAAAGTAATCCTTATGATTTTGAAAAAGTTAAACAAGAAATTCATGCGGCTTGTTTGGAATTTGGTAATAAAATAAAAGTAGTAGAATTACCCAATATTACTGACGTATTTTACGGCAGAGGTGTTGGTTATAATATAGAACAGCTTGAACTAAGCAAAGAGCTTCAAGAAGTTTCTGCCACTAAAATAAGAAAGGGTGAGATTGGTCAAGACGGCAAGCCTTTGGGCAAAAGACCAGAATGAATTCATTAATTAAAAAATATCTAATGGCACTTACTGGTCTTGTTCTCGTAGGATTTGTATTTGTGCATATGACAGGCAATCTTCAGATTTTTATTGGTCAAGATGCCATTAACGCATACGCATACTTTTTGCAAAATCTACCGATGCCTATATTATGGGGTTCTCGTTTAATATTGTTTGCAAGTGTGTTTATTCATATTGTCGTAGCAGTGGCATTAATTCGTGAAAACAAAAAAGCAAGACCAATTAAAAATAAAATAGAAGTTACCAAAAAAAGCAAATGGCATTCATTGCGTATGGGTCTAAGTGGTTCTATTATTTTTGCTTTCATTTTCTTTCATTTGTTTCATTATACTATTCGCATTATTTATCCTGAATACGATAACCTTATGACAACAGTTGGATCACCCAATGGTGAGCAAATTCACGATGTTTATGCTATGATGATTTATGGATTCAAAAAAGAATGGATAAGCATTTTTTATGTTCTCGCAATGTTTTTGCTTTGCAAGCATCTTGTTCACGGAGTTTCAAGTACGTTTCAATCTCTTGGATTGCGTACCGAGGCAATGAGACCAAAACTTGAAATAGTTTCTTATGCGTATGCTTATATTATTTTTATTGGCTTTGCAATTATTCCTATTGCAGTTGTCACACAAAAATTTGGTTTAATTGAAGTATTTAACAACAACCTTTTTTAATATGAAAGCACTAATAATAATCGGACATCCCGAAACAGATTCCTTCTGCTATGATGGAATTTTTAGAACAATTAAAACTATTTTGGAAAACAAGAAAGTTGAAATAAAAACAATAGAATTGTACCAAGAAAATTTCAGGCGAGAGAATACTGATTTAGTAAAAACATATAAAGATTATGTTTCTTGGTCAACTCATATTTATTTTGTATCACCTGTTTGGTGGTTTCGTTGCACTCCAAAACTTGAAGTATTTTTTGACGAAGTTTTTACTCCAGGATTTGCATATAATTTTAAGTCTATCACCAAGACTATGGGGCTTCCATCCGCTCTGCTAAAAGATAGAATCGTTAGAACATATATAACTCACGGAGCTCCTGCGCTACCAGTTCTTACTTTATATGCAAACTCTGTAAAGTTGCGATTGATAATGGGAGTATATTCTTTTGTGTTTGGCTGGAATTGGAGGCTTTGGTTTCGTACTCGTCAGTTTTGGTCTGTTCCTTTTGTATCAAGAGATAAAAGAGTTTCTTATCTTGAAAAAGTTATTAAAGATATTAAGGACGATTTATATCATGCAAAGAAAAAAAACTAAAAATAAAAATAATTTATGATTCATTGTGTAACAATAAAACAAATTTCGGCTTTATTAATACTAGCCGCAAGTTTAAATATTATTTCAAATTTTCTGTGATATAAGCTTTAGCTTTATCGAAAACTTCTGGATGGTTCTTTTTGCACCAATTTAGTACCCATTCTTTGACATAAATTTCTATGATTTCTTCTTTGGAAACATCTAATGTATATTTACTCATTAAAATAAATTTAATTGATTTGAATCATTTTCTTCAAGTTCTTCTTCTTCAATTATTTTGGAAATACTTTTATTTGATCTAAGCCAATTTCTTTGAGCCATTCGAACAACAAAACGCATAAAAGCAAAAGCGTAAACTTTGTTTAACTCAATATGTCCATTGAATCCATCCGCTTCCATAATTGTGAACGTTTTCTTTTCTTCGTCATAGATAAAGGTGGCGTTTTTTAATTCTTTGGTTATTTTTGACACTTTATGATCTTAACATATTTTACTTATAATGTAAAGCAATAAATGAAATTTTTGCAAAAAAGTGTATATCATGATATGCTAAGTCCACAAGAGCGTAAAGACGTGCTTGATTATTTGTACCAAAAATATATGCAAGAAAATAAAGATCGATTTGTAATCAGGGCAAAGATGACTGCCAAATTAAAAGCTCAAATGCAATACGAAAATCTTACAGATTCACAAAGAAAAAAGATTTATAAAAAAATAAAAAATTAATCTCCGAATTCATAATCAATTATGTTGATTTGCATTTACTCTTTCTTCCATTTGTTAAAAGAATCTTCAATTGCATCCATGCAGTAACGTATTTTGATTCCTGTGTTTAATAATTTGCTATTATCCATAACGCAGTTTGATCTTGGTGTAGTTGCTCCTTTGCTATAAAACTCTGAATCATCTTTCCAATACTCAAATTCTTTTTCCAACTTAAATTTTTTCTTCATACACTCAACTACTTGCTTGGTTGTTACATATCCTCCGTTGGTTACATTGTAGATTCCATAGTCGCATTTATTCAATGGTAAATCAAGACAAGCATTTACAAATTCTTCACGATGTGAAATTGAGTTTACTGCGTTATACACTTTGTCGTATCTTTGAATCTTTGAAAGATAGTTTCTGTTTGAATCAAATTCGTCAAACGGAATACGAAGTCGGCAAGTATATACTTTTTCAAACTTGCTTAAAACTTCTTCGCCAAGTGCTTTACTTCCACTATAAAAACTACAAGGAGGTTGATCGTATGAAAAGTTCGGAGTATCTTCTTCAGTAAATCCGATTTTGCTTCCATCGGTATTCTCTCCTTTGTCACCTGCATAAATGCAACCACTTGATACGTGAACCAATGGAACATCGTTAAGTTCGCATACTTGACCAAGAATTTGAGGAAGAAGAACGTTTCCGATGATTGTTTCACTTTTATTGATTTCACATTGATCGACGTTTGGTTTTCCTGTAAAACCGCCTGCGTTTAATACAAACTCAGGTTTTGCATTTGAAATAACATCGTTCAATGTTTTGAAATCATAATAATCCACCTGATTACGGGAAAGATTTCTAAACTCAATATTGCGTGAAGATAAAATCTCTTGAAATTTAAGTCCGACATATCCAGTACCACCAATTAATAATATCATAATTATAAATATTTCTTATTACTTAACTGTTCAGATAAAAGATATATTCCTTTCCATCTAGAAATCCAATTTTGATTAATATTGTTTTCCTCGCAGTGAGGATTAAGTCTAATTACCGAAGAAAGAGTTTGTGTTCGTGCTGCGGGAAAATTTCTTGGTTTTATTCCAAGTCTAATATATTCTTGCCAATTATTCCATTTACCTTGAATATTCAACGCATTCAGAAGCTCTGCTTTTGGAGATAATCCGTAAGGAATAAATTGATTAAAGGTGATATTTGAAGTGTGCTTAAATGCCAACTGAGGCTCTTGATTGGGTAGGTATTCCAGCAATCTTTCAAAGCCTTCACAACGTAAAATTTGATTTGGCAAATAACCATCTTGAAGTCTTTTTTGTGGTATCGCTAAATACTCGGAGCTAAAATTGATATTTGTTATAATATCGCTAAATAATTGTTCTGTAAAAAAATTATTTGAGTCTAAAACAAAAGTCCAGCCATATTCTCTTTTTTTTCCATATTCTATTGCGAAATTTCTACAAGCATTATTGTTGACTAAATATAAATTATGCTCAAAAAGTTGTCGAAGTATAAAGTCTATGTTTTTGTTTTCGTCAAAATGCTCTAGTTTTAGTTCTGAGCTTACATTTGTAAGTTGTTGAAACGATTCAAAGCAAAAGGGTATCTCCGCATAACTTGCATCATATTCATTTAGCAGGTTTATTATTTTTTGCTTTTTATAATTACAGGCAATTCTGTTTAAAATAAAAAGTTTATCTACATTATCAAAATGCGGTTCTTCTTTAAGGGTAAACTCTAAATTTCGTAATGTCTGTTCTTCTCCATGAAGTCCGCTCAGGTCATTACCGAGCATTCTGGTTATTAAGATTTTTTTTATTTTTTTAATTACTTCCCAGTTTTTTAATTCAAAACGTTGACGTATTTGATTTTTTTGACAAAAACTTTTCCATGTAAGGCTTCTGTTTTCTGCGCCTTCTATATTCATGAGTTCCCTTCCGCTTGTCTCTGTTGGTTGCTCTAGGAATTCTTGAAGTTCGATTCTCTTTTCGCTACTCGTAAAATCCTGAGATGAAAAGTCTATATTATTAATCTTGCATAAATCTAAGGCTTTCTGGGGCAATGGATTTATTACAGAAACTTCATCAACAAGAGCGTATCTATTTTTGGCTGAGTGACCCAGTATTTGAATGTAGCAAAAATCTATGCCCCATCCAATAAGCGAGTCATCATAGTGTTTCATAAATTTATTTATAGCAAAATTAGAAAATAGAGGAGTGTTAATTTCAACAAAATTTACATATCTAAAAGATGCCCCTTCATCGGTTTGGGTGATTTTGTGTGAAATTTTTCCAGAAGATTTAAATGTCGGGCCGCAAATCCAGGTTGACTGATCTTTGGCGAAATTAAACATTTTATTAATATCTTTATAAGAATCAAAGATTATATCATCGTCTAAAATAAAAAATCTTTCATATTTGTTTAACTCTGAATGGAACTCTTTCCATATGAGATTAAAATTCTGAAACTTAGAGCCCTTGGACTTTTTTATGAACTGAACATACTGCTTATAGTAATTGTATTTGTTTTCATCATCACCATAATAAGTTATCCAGATATCATAATTTTGATCTGACCCAATCCAGTTTGGCAGTTGGGCGAAATCTCCAATTGAACTGAAAATTAAATTTTCTTTCATGAAAGGTTGCCCCAATCTAAATTTTTGTTCGATATCATAAGTGAAAAATCTTTAGTTTTGTTAAATTCTTCTTCTATTCTTACAGAAAACTCTCTGTTGATAATTCTTGGCCCATGAAGTTTAAAATATTCCTCAAAATCTATTCCTAAAGTCTGAGCTTTTGTTCTATGCCATTTCATTGTATTGCAAAATTTTTGAAACTCTTCTTTTGAATGAATCGCGGGAGCCGCAGTAAGTTTTGAGTTTGAATTTCTAGAATCGTCATCATGCTGTATGATTGATTCTTCTTCTATATCGGGTGTAATTTCTGATACATTATCAAAGTAATGCGTGAATCTATAATGAAAGTCTGTATCTTCGTGTCCCCAGCATTTCATGCGTTCGTCAAATCCTCCAATTTCTAAAAAATCTTTTTTTTGAAAAGCAATTCTTCCTCCTTTTCCTCCTTCTGCTTTTGGTCTAGATATTTTGTGTGAGTCGAACTCTTGGTTAAAGAAAAGTAAATTTTGCTGAACATAGCGCTTGGTTAAAAAATGATCTGCATCTAGTAGGCAAACAATATCTGCATCTGCATGCTTACTTGTTATATTTTTAGTGTGAGACTGCGAAAATTCTTGCGGAGTAGATGTGCGCAAATATTTAAGCGTCCCTTTTTGAATGTAGCTAGATAAATTTTCTTGCACCCACTCATGCATTCCATCTTGAGAATTATAATTTAACAAAACAAATTTTGAATTACGATCTACGCTTAATGCAGTTTCTATATTGTGGATATAAGTTTGGCTTAAATGATTTAATCTGCCCATGCAGCTTGTTCCAAAAGATATTGAATTGTAGCCCATAACTAGTTCTTTACTCTCCAAATTCATATCTGAAATGCTCAATGTCTTTTGCGTATTTTTCCGCAACAATCTTACGAGTTTCACCATCGTAGTATTCGGTGTAGTGTTTGTGTTTTGTGGAATTTTCGTGTGGAAGTTGTTGACGTGGAATTCCAATTTTGTCGCATATGATATCGAAGTCTTCTTGAAGGTTTTCAAGCTTGCCCACAAAGTCGCATCCTTTCACGAATTTATATTGGCTAAAATACTTAGCGTCCGTATTATTTTGATTTAATTGCTTGACGTAATTCAGGAATTTTTTTTCTGGATTCGTAAACCCCATTTTTAATGAATATTTCCATGCGGATACGCATCTGTCATATGGATTTCTAGTAAAAGCAAACTTAAAATATGATTCATATTTTTCTTTAGAAATTACTTCTTTAATTTTAAATAAAGGATAATGATTTGGATCAAACTTTTCCCAATCATTGACTTTTGTTCTTTGCCGCCAAGTTTTTTTTGGAAAAAGTGCTTTAATGATACTGCTAGAACCAGTCTTTGCAACTCTAACGAATATAAAATTTCTGTTATCGCATATCATTATATATCTCCATCGAGAAGCAGATGAGTTAAGTATGCAATAATTTTACATTTTAAATCAAAATCAGTGTCAGACTTTGGCTCTTCAAATATTAAATGTATATTGTTTTTAACAATTTCGCTGACGCCCTTTTTTTCATCTATCCATAGCACCCCGCCAATCATATTTGATACTGCCTGCCATGCATTTCGCTTAACAAACCAGCTTTGATTCAATCTGGATTCATCAACCCTATGTAAAATTTCACAATCAGGGGTATAAAGAGCATAATAATTTTGCCTAATTTTTCTGACTAGATCATCTTCTTCACCGCTTAATAGATTAGAGCCCCCACCTTTTCTTCCAAGAGAAGTATTAAATCCACCAACATCTCTCACATACTCAGTTCTAAAGCAAATATTTGCACCTACAAGCCATATTGGAAATTCACTATCTTCAAGGAATAAATCTTTTTCAGAAAAATCGCACATTGAGAGATTGCCGAGTTCTTGATCGCTAAGCCAGCTAGGGCGAATTAGCTCCCCCCAATCAGGAGTAACTTTTCCACCAACAACCCCAATCTGAGGCGATTTAAACTTGGAAACCATGTTTGCTACAGCATTGGGTTTCAATGTAGCATCATCATCTATAAAGTAGATTAAATCCGTAGTGCATAATTTTATGCATTCATTTCTAGCTCCAGAAAGGCCATGAGTAATTTTATGATAATATTCTGCCCCAAAGTTAGCGAGACTTAATTGGTTTTTAGAAATATTTTCTTGCCAAAAATTTTTATTATAATTTTCTACAAGTTTAATTATTTTAGAGTTATCCCTGAGATCGTGTGGAGAATTATCTAATATAATGATTTTATATTCGTAATCACCTAATTGATTTTGGCAAGAAAGGAAAGCTTGTTCTAAAAGTTCATAATTATTGTATGTACAAATGCAAACTGTAATTGAAGGATTTTTCTTCCAATGCTCAAATCTCCACGAATCCATCAATTTTATAATTTCATTTTCTTTTTTGGGGGCATCAGGATAATTATTGGCAGAGCTTAAACACAAGTCTATAATCGGCATCATTATACGATTCAACCTATGCCAATCATCTACCAATTCTGAGCAGCAATACATCACAAACTTATCAACTGGCGAAGATATAGCTCTTTTAGTTGACCAGTCAAATTCAGTATTTTTGCTTATTATATTTTTTAAATTTAATTTTTCATTAAAAAATAAACTGCGTGACGGATCAATCTTAGATAGCGGACTGTGATCAAGTGTTAATTCAATTAACTTGGCTGCCCCGTTATAGCTCAAAATATAGGCATGAAGTCTATCGCGACTTTTTTTGGCAAGATGCATAAGTTCAATTCCGTCGTGTAAGTCTGGATTTTCAAGCAAAAATTGAACAACATCAGTTAAAACTACATCATCTTCAAGAATCAACGCAAAATCCAGTTTTTGTTCTATGATTTGCTGCCACGCTGAAAAGTGGTTTAGGTAATAACCTGCGGCGCCTGGACTTTCAGAGAAATACAGCTTGTTTACTAATCCAACGGGATCTAGTTTTAAATTAAATTTTTCTAATGCAGATAGATCTTTTCTAGTATCTACCGCATCAATTCGCTCAACCTTGAGGGTATCAGGTAAAAGGGAGAAAATATTTTGAGCTTTTATCCATGGTTCAGGGTTGTCTTTTAAATTAATAAAAAATATCTTAAAGTTCATTGATATTATCTACACTATTTTGCTTTTGTTTATCTAGTTCTTTAATGTACTCTGACCAAAAAAAATAGAAGGCTTCGGTGTCGTCATTTTTTAATGCTGCTTCTAGCTCTAGTTCATATATTAAAAGCCAGTTTCTATTTTCAGGTTTAAATACAGTATCAGAAGGTTGAGGCAATTTTTGCGCTGTACAACCAGAAAGAAAATATAATAGTAATAATATTCGCACATAGTCTTGTACACTATGACTAATCCTCGCTCTTTATATATCTTTTTGTAAGTTTATTAAATGCGAACCCTCTATTGAGTGTATGAGCTTCGTATTCGGTTAAAGTTACTGGCTTTGGTTTGATGATTGGTGCGGGTTTATCGTAATTGATAAGAATATATTTATGTTCTGGTGTGGTATCTGTGTGCATAATTAAATTATATTTTTTAGTAAATTAAATTCAATTTCTTATGATAATTCATAGATGTGATCGTCCTATTCGAGATATACTTTTGAGCGAACATTTTAAATCTCCTGCGTAATCTATGAGTTTGAGAATTTTTTTGTAGGTTTTTTTCTTGTCTTTGTTTTTAGAATAATACCACATTGCATAAACTTCTTGTCGAAGCTTAATGAGGTCATCCTTTGTCATAATCAATTTCTATACCTTTTTGTTCGCAATAGCAAACTGCATAACCTGTTTTAAAACTAAATCTTTCTATAAAGATTGTCAACCCAAGAACTACATACGGCTCCCAAGTTTCGTACCCTAGACTATAGAATAAAAGAAATCCTATAATCAAGAAGGGTGCGAACTTGTTTGCTACGTAGTTTAAAACCATTGAGTTCACGAAGCGCGAGTCAAGGAAACGATTCGGTCATGGCGAAAAGAACGAACTTCTTGACGACCAAAGCAGTAAGCCTTGAATCCAATATTGTTTCTTTCTTCTCCCTTGTTGCCAAAAGATTCACTAAGGTCTGGGCGACCAATTTCGTAGGTCTTTACTTCATTTTCTTGATTTTGGTAAACCAAGAAATAACGTTGATCTTCATTTTTCATAACTTTATTTTTTAACTTTGATTTAATATTGAACATGCTAGTATTATCTCATATATTGAGTCTATTGTCAAGGCTTAAATTTAATTTCCTGTGCTTCCAAATCCACCTTTACCTCGATCAGTTTCCGACAACTCATCTACTTGTTCGATATTAACCCAAGGAAGTTTCATTATAACAAGCTGAGCAACTCTGTCGCCTTCTTTGTATTCTGTCGCACCAAGAAGCGGTACGCTCATTCTGATTTTAACTTCGCCTCTGTACCCAGCATCTATAACGCCCACAGAGTTGCGTAGATAATGATCTGTCTTGGATATACTAGAGCGAGGAAAAACAAGTCCTACATAGCCTAATGGAAGCTCTATGGCTAAACCTGTACCGTATTCATAGTATGCACCACTTTTTTCTACCGAAATAGCTGTTAAGTCCATTCCCGCATCTCCAAGTTTTGTGTAGGTGGGAATTACTGCGTTCGAAAAAATTTTTTTTACTTTTAAGTTTACTTGATTCTTACTTCTTTCCATGATACTAATTTTTGTTTAACTAAATCTCTAATGTGTCTTTGTTTGCTGCTAAGTTGAGCATTACCGCTCTTGACCTCTATAAATGTAATCTCATCATCCCCGAAAGAAACATAATCTATGGGCTTGCCCATAAAGCAACAATTTTCTGGATCAAAGTCAAACTGATCTAAAAATGGAGCTAAGGTTTCAGCAATATGACCTAGCCTAACTTCGCCACTTTTCTTTTGCGATAAAACTTTTTTGCGCTGTTCTGTTTCTTGTTCTAATTTATCTTGAGTTTCAAAAAGTTGTTTCTCGATATTCTTTCGGTGAACTCGTTCGTCTTCAAGAAATTGCCTGCTAATTTTTGCATGATTTTCTGAATCTTGTTTATTGGCTCGCTCTTGTTCAACTGAAACTTCTAAAGTCCAAGCTTTTTCTTGTAACTCGCTAATTCTAGGATCTTCTCTTTTTTTAAGATCTTTTATATAAAACAAAAGACATAAAATTATAACGAAAAATATTCCCTCTAACATGAGAGATTATAATTTAAATTGCACAGTGTTCAACCTGTATTTTAGCTTTTTTTAATAAATCAATTCCATCAGAATTTTTATATAATTCTCCATATACAACCCTACAAATATCAGACTGTATAATAAGTTTTGCGCAATCTACACAAGGAGAAACTGTGGTATATAAAGTGGAATCTTTGCTGGATTGTGTTGACTTTGCAAGCTTTGTGATTGCATTACTTTCTGCATGTAAAACTTCAGGCTTGGTTACAATTTTATACGCTCTAGAAGCAAGCATTGCATAAGAATCAATGTAATCTTCACATCTATTATCAAAGCCTCTTGGTGTGCCATTGTAGCCATCAGAAATAATCATGCCATCTTTGACTATAAGACAGCCTACTTGTTTGCGATGAGCTTTAGACAGCTTTGACCACTCTCTTGCCATGCGAAGGTAAGTTTTATCTAAAGATATTACGTCAGGCATTTTTTGGCCAAATTTGAAAAGATTTTAACGATTTTATGTCTTTAACTGCAATTTGCGTAATTTCTTCTGGCATGTTTGCCCGCTTATATATTCTGTACTTTGCTTGTTTTGCCAAGCCAACAAATGGAAGATCGTATCTAATTTTATTGGCGCTACTTAACCACTCCACAAGCTCTTTGCGATTAACAAAAATAAAATCTTCTGATCTTTCAAAAACCAAAAAGTGCGCATCTCCATGTATCCATCCTGGCTTTCCTTTTGAGTTTTTAAATTCTATCCAAAGCCAATCTTCAAACTTTTTTTTATTTTTATTTTTTTTAAGATCTACTTTGATGCAAACTTTTTTGCCTAATGAGGATTTGCCCGTAAGAATATGAGAAACATGATATCCTGCCTTTTCTTCTCTAGTTGGCTTGCGAGGAGAATAGCCCCTTGATTCTGCGGCTTTTTCAAATAAAGACTGTTTTTTTTCGTTTTGCAACTTATCTAATTTTTCGAGGAGTATTTGTTTCGACAACTCTTACACGCTTAACATCAGGATCTCTCCACTTTTTTAAAACTTCTACAAGCTGAGCCGCTCGAACTTCAGCTTTTTCTTTGGTATTATAATTTTGTTCTTCAATTCTTCTTGTGTTTCTTGTAACTACATATACAGTTTTTTGTTTTTGTGTGGTCATATATATTATATTGATTTTATTAAGTTTTTGCCGAAATTAGTGATTTTTCTTTCTCCGTCAATTTGCATGAAATTTTTTCTAAGAAGATACACCTCATGATCTCTTCTAAGACTGGTTGGGCTTAAGCCTGTAACTGCCGATAAAGTTTGTAGCTTACAGCTACCTCTTTGATCTAAAATCTCTAAGATTTGACGCTCGGTACAAGTAATACCATGAGGTAATATTCCAAGAAGATCTGTAAGATTAAGATGATCTTGCATATCGAAAGTGTTTTGATTTTCTGACTCGCAATAAAGAACAATTTCTTTTGAGCGCATCACTGCATTTCTTGCGTTGCCTCGAACCGTTTCAGATAAAGCAGAAAGAGCGTCATCACTAAAATTAATTCCATCACAATTTAGTTTTATAATTTCTCCAAGATTCTCTTTTGAGTATGGCTCAAAGTCAACTGTACTGAGTCTGTCTTTCAATGGAGGAAACAATTTATCACTTTCTGTGGTTGCAAAAATAAATGTTTGCTTAGTGAAATCAAATTCGAAAGTTTGCTCTTCAAATATAAATTCTTTTTTGCTTGTTTTTTCTGTGTTAAAAATAGTAAGAAAAGCCATAGTCAGATCTTTTGGCAAAGCATGAGCTTCGTCAAACAAAATAGTAATCTCGTTGTTCATCACCAAAGGAATGAAAATTTGCTCAAAGAATTGCCTGTTATTCTTGATGGTTGAGCAGTTAAGCTCAATAAATGGTCTTTTGCCTCCATCTTTATTGTGAAGATTTTTGGCGAACTCTTTCGCAAATAAAGTTTTTCCTAGTCCTTTTGCTCCAACAAGATTCAAAAATGGGCAGACACTTGTAGCGTGATAAGCTTTAATGTAGAAGTTTAACTTCTTCTTAACATTGTCTTGCCCTATAAGATGATCAAAATAATTATTCATTATCAAAAGATGTAATTGCGTATTCAATCTTGTCTTCCGAGCTTTGCGTTTCGCTGAAATCAGCAGATACCTTTTTGCTCTGTAAGTAATTTGTGTAGAGTCTTGACTTTACCCAATCCTCACTTACGGGAATAGAAGAAACGTCCTGAGAAGCGAGTTCCATGATCTCGTCAACACTCAAGGTCACAATAGCTGTACCGCCTTTACCAGAAGAATTACGCCTTCTGCGCGGAGTACCATCTTTGTTTAATGTCAATTTTTTCATATGCAAGTATTATCGCATAAATACTTTATAAAGTCAAGAAAATATTACTTTATTTTCTTTTCTACAGATGATAACTGGTCTTTAAGCGCTTCGATAGAAGAATTTTGTTCTTCTATAAGTTCTTTTAAATCGTTAATTTCATTTAAAGCTAAAATTAAAGCTTCGTCAGGTTCAAAAACCATTTCATATTCATCTTCTTCGTCCATTACAGTTCCTTATAATATTTTTTTAAATACTCGAAACCTTGATCTATTTTTGTCTGCCTTCTAATTCTTTTTGCTTTTGATTTAAATGGAAGCATATCTTTTCTAGCCCGAAAAGCGTATTGAATTTTAACAAGAATATTATTCCATTCTGCTTTTGAAAGATCTTTGGGTTTATTATTTAAATCTAATTTTCTTTTTTCTATACCGCTTTCTAACAAATTAGATATCTCAACGTGCATAGGTAATTCTTTTGGTTTTGATTTGTTTTTTTTGAAAACCTTAGAAATTTTCTTAAATAAATTCATTTGTATCTTTTGATGCCCCACCAGCACATTCGCAAAAGTCTTTGCAGCTTTTTAACGCCACTCCAATCTTTTAAAAGTCTAAAGTCTTTAATTTGTTTTTCAGTATCTTTATATTTTCTTGAAGTTTTTTTTCTTCGAGAATAAGGTAGCTTCCATGGTTCAGATCTTTCTTTGCGAGGTTCCATTATAACCAAAATTCTAGTATCATATCAGGTTTGATATTATCTTTCACTTTCCAAAACTGACAAGAGAAATTCTTTTTCGATGTCCAATCCATAACGTTCTGTATCATATACACATTATCGCTAAAACCTGGCTCAGAAAAATCAAAAAACATACACTCTAACTCTAGTCTTTTTTTGTTAGTCAATTTAGATATGCAGAATGGTTTAAATTTTTGAACTAAGAAAACTAAAGCTTTATAAAAATCATAAGTATATTCTCGAGCGCATTTTGTAAATGGTATTTCTTCAACATGACTTCCGTTGTCAGAAACCCCACACATAAGCATTTTATCTATAAAATGTTCGTGAAAAAAATCTAGTTTTTCATAGAAATCTAAAGAAGCTTCATCTATGTAAATATTTACTTCTGCGCTTTTCACGAACTAAAGTAGATTTTTTCTTTTGTAAAAAAACAATTTTATTTTCTAGCTTTTTGATTTTATAATTAATTAACTTTTTATTTTTAATCATGTAAATGGTGGACGTGGCGGGAGTTGAACCCGCGTCTTTTTATCATCAAGAGATTCACGTCTACAAGCTTAGTTAATTTTTTTTATAGTTATGATATTAACATCAAACTAATTGTCTCAATTATTTACAGTTTGTGAAACAAGTAAACTTTTATCTGTTTTGCAGATGGATGACCCCTCATTCAATTTATCTGCGTCAATTGAGGAGAGGTTGCAGACTTAAGCTGCAAGAGCGAGCCCTTCTTGAGAGAAGGATTCAACAGAATTAATGTTTTTAGCATTTATTCGCTTGTGCCTTTTATCGAAGCCAGGCACCTCTTCGGCTTGCAGTGAACTAATCCAATAAAAATCGAATCCAGAACACGCCCATAAAATTTTAAAGAACTATGATTTATTCTTACCAAGATCTGCGAGACCTTGTCCAAGAATGTAGGCCAATATCGGACCTGTGATTTGCATCGTCAGTTCCGGAGTTAAGCCTAAATGAAAATAATGATTGAACAGAGGTGTTGCTGCTGCAAAAACTGCTGCCCAAAACTTTTTACTGTGCCAAAATTTCTTTTCCATAATATTTTGTTACACTAATTAAAAAAGCTCTTCTGGAATATCTTCATCTACAGCAACTTTAGCTGTTGACTTAACTTCCTGTGCGGCTTCTTTTGCTACTTCTTCGACGTTACTCTTTTGAGATAGTTCTTCGGAACGATAAATAACGTAATCTGGAGCCTTTTCGTTCTTTTCCTTGCCCTTATTCGTAAATACCACAACCTTAACAGGTTCGGTAACTCCAGGCATGGTCTCGACATTAATAGTTCCAGAAAGATACTTTTGGCTCTTTCCCGTGCGAACCCAAAGAGCGCCAAGCTCTCTGTTACGCCATTCCGACTGTTGCTTTTCTTGCGTTTGATTTTCCATAATTAATTTGATTGATGTAATTTTTGTAATTGTGCCAAGAAAATAGGCTTGGCGCCTTTACTAAGTTTGCTGTATTGTTTCTTCAATCGAGAATATACTCTTTTTGAAGTTTCATCCGAACAATTCGGATCAAAGTTTAAAATTTTTCTAATTTGTTTTGCTTTAGTAGCGTTCATGAGTTTGATTATATAATATATTTCAAGTAATGTCAAGTCTTTTATTTTAAATTTTTGTAATACATTACTGAAGAAGGCTGAAATCCATTTTTGGTATAATAATTATTTATAGGCGAGGCGTCTTTTGATAATTTGTGAAAGTCTAAACCTCTATTAAAACAAATAGTATCTATACGTTTTAACCTTGCGTAATCTTCTGCTGTTTTTAATAATTTTATTAATATCTTTTTTTGTAAAAAACTTGTTGCCCTAGCTCCATTTACTTGCCACAAACATTCTTCTAGAATTGGTTTGCCAGTCATAATGTTTTCTTTTACAATGAATACTGTCCCAGCTATACTAAAATTTTTGACTTCGTATGACCATAACTTAATGTAAGGCATAACTTCAGGATATTCATTTGTAGAAAGAAAAATATTTCTTATAAAATTTTCTATTATTAGTGGATTAAATCGATCTGAGTCAATAGATGTAGATAAATTTTTCCAATAGGTTTTATTTTCGATAGAATTCCATTGAGAAAGTGTTTTGTTTAAGTGTTGAATATCGTTAATCTCTTTGATCATGTTTGAAAATAGTCTGAATTTTTTAGATAAGAAAGATCGTCTCCTCCAGAATATGATATTGCACTCTGTATGTCTTGCTTTATTTCGTTTAACTTGGACTCGTATGTCATGCCATTAGAAACTATGTTGGTAAGCTTGCCTTCGATGTTATTGTTATGGCCTTTATTTTCTGCACTAGCAGAACCAAAATAAGCTTTATGTGGAATATCGTTAACCGTACTTGAGACTGCAGGGCTATCAGTGCATGCCGCGAAAAGTCCACCTGCCATAACCATACTTGCTCCTGCAACCATAGCTTTCGCGATATCTCCGTTGCATTTTATTCCTCCATCTGCAATGATTGGGATAGGTTTTTCTGAGTTTTCATCTTTAAAAACATTTGAGCACCATGTTGTGCAACTAAACATCGGCATAGTAAAACCTGTTTTGTCTTTTGTGGTACAAGGAGACCCTTGACCGATGCCAACTTTTACTATATCTGCACCCCAAGCAGCTAAATCTCTTACAGCAGAGGGTGTAGCAACATTTCCTGCAATAATTTTTGTATTAGGTAGCCATTTTTTAATATGCTCAATCATCATTTTCATTCGTGCACAATGCCCATGAGCTATATCTATTGTTAGAAAGTCTACTCTAATATTTTTTAATTGCCCAATATTCATTACATGAATTTTATCTGGCATTTTCACTCCAACACTAAATGATATTGTTTTCCAATCTTCCGAGTTTGCAAGCCCAACATCATCAGCTAAATGATTATCAAATCGATGCATAATGTAAAAATAATCATTTTGGCTCATCCATTTTGCAAGCCTCATGTTTATAACTGATTTCATGTTTGCGGGTATAATTGGTAATTTGAAATTTTTACCGCCCAGTTCGCAAAAAGTGTCACAGTCTGTTCGACTGTATACCTCGCTGTAGTTTGGAACAAGGCAAATATCAGAATATTTATATGCTTTACTTAAAGTCTTCATCTGCTTTTGCTTGCTTTATCCATACAATTGCCCCTAAAATACCAAAAACTATAAAGTCTCCAGGAAAAAACTCAAAATAACTTGATGCTAATACTTGTATCATCTAAATTCCTTTCTTAATAATCTCCATCTGTCTGAATCAATCGGTTTGTTGCCATTATCTATAGCATACAGCATTTTAATGATTTCGTCAACATTATTATAAATATATTTATGTGGAAACATGCCAAGCATCCATAATGGAGTTTTTGCTTTTCCTCCTTCCATGCTAACAAACACAGGTTTCTTTTCTCGCACAGCAGTTACAATTTCTTCTGCACTGCCCCAGCTTGCAACATCAGGAACAAGGTGAGCAATAATAAAATCGCTTCGATCAACTAAATTAAGATCATATGCTCTAACCATTTTCATACGATCTGTAACTCTATCGTATTGCTTGGTTTGCATCCAAGTTTCCATTTCCTGACGCGAGGCTTCATCTTCTTCTACATCTTTCATAAATGGCTTTTTGTAAGGATCAAAACAAGTAATACTTAATGGGGTCAGCTTTTCAGAGACTTCTTCTCTCCAGTTTCTGCCGCTGACATACTGCATATGTCCAACCAAATAGCATTTGGTTTTGAACAATAGATTTTTACCTTCTATTTTTACCATGCTACTATTATAGCAGCATTTTATTTTATAGTCAAGACAATTTTGACTTTAATTCTTCAATCTCTTTTTGTTGATCTTTTATTGCTTCTATAAGTAGTGGTATAATTTTTTCATATTTTACTGCAAGATGACCATCTTCTCTTTCGGTGACTACTTCAGGTAGTACTTTTTCTACTTCTTGAGCAATAACTCCAACGTCTTTTCCGCTATAAGTTGATTGCTTGTCTGACCATTCAAAATTTACTCCATTTATTTGTTTGATTTTTTCAATTGGAGAAGAAATATTTGAAATATTATTTTTTAATCTTTTGTCTGATGCAGAGAATGCAAGAACGTCTCCTTCAACATGTAAATTGGTAGCTTGAGAAGAACTTGGTCCTTTGGCTATATATAAATCATGCTCGGCTTGACCAGAACCAACTCCTTGGGATATACGTATGTCGGAATCTTGCGAATTATTGTTTTTAAAATCAATAAATGCAAATCCTGCTGTGCCTGGACCAACTTCGATATTTGCTTGAGCAATTAATGCATTTGCGCAGACTAAATTATTTCCATCAAATCTTAAATTAGCAGAACCCCCAAATGATCCATTGTTGTTGAATTGTACTTGATGATCTGAGCCGCCAGGACTTGTTGATCCTGCTCCAGCATTATCGGTGTCCCATTCTAAATTTCCGCTAGCGTTAACTTTTAAAACTTTACCATTTTGAGCAGCAGTAAAACTTGGAAATGATCCTCCTACTGCGGTTCTTATTTCTGCGTCAGTGCGTTGTGTGTTGGTGTTGACTACTGTTTCTGTTGCAGTTTGAATTCCAGTTACATGACCATTAGAGTCTACGGTGATGTCTTGAATATATGTTCGGCCACTATTATTTGAAGAGCTAGCTGCAGAAATACTTGGATGGGCAGTTAAGTATCCCGCGCCATTTGCAAGCTGATTGTTGTTAGTGACGTTTGTTGCGCCTGCAGCTATACCATCCAGTTTGCTTTTTAGAGCGTTTGTAAAATTGTTGTCTGTTTGAGAAGGTGAGTTCGAAATATCGCTGATCATCGCAACCGTACCGCTTTTATTTGGCAGAGTATATGTTCTATCTGCTGTAAGAGTTGCAGTGCTTAAAGTTCCGTCGTGACTACTCGATTTGATGACAAGGTTGCCCTGCTCGAGAATTAAATTTCCTGTGCCAGTGAGCCGTGTGTCTTGACCCAAAAGAACTACATCGCCACTACCATTTCTAATTGTAAAATCGCTATCCTCATTGTTTCTAAATCCAACTTCAGCTGTAACCGTGTCATTGCCAAGCTTCCACGCTACAACTCCCGATTGATTTGTGGTATTGGTTGAATTGGTATCTTGAAGTATAAGTTGTGAGCCACCAAAACCTTGAATTTCAAGAGAAGCGGTGTTGTCGGCTGTATCTTCAATTACTAGTTTATTTGTAGATTCGTCTCGAAAAGTTAATTTGTATTGACCTCCAAAATCAAGTCCGCAATTGTTGGCTGTGACGGCGTTGGTGGCATTTTTAGCAACCGTAACAAGTTTGTCTTCTACCTCTAAATTCGTGGTGTTGAGCGTAACCGTATCTCCATTTACTGTAAGATCACCTTCAACTATAAGATTTCCAGTAGCTTTGGTATGTTGATTTGTAACTTCAAGTCTTTCTGCTCCACCCGTTACTACTCGAAATTGATCTGCTTCATGAAACTGAAGGTATGTATTTGTATCATCATCTTTTCGAATTATGCCATTGGTTGTTATAGTGCCGCAATTTACAGCAGCTAGTATCGCAGCGCCTGCAGCCGTTTTTCTGAATTCATAGGTTCCTACATCTCCGTCACTATCATTATTGATGGTGAAAACCATATGACTATCTCCAACAGTAATGTCTACTATATCGTCTGTACCAGATTCATTTGTGTCAGTATGTCTTCTTAAAGTTAGTTGAGGAGTAGCCTGATTTGCGGTTGATGTAATGACTACTCCTCCGTCGAGTTTGGACGCACCGCTTACATGAAGGTTCGCATCAGGGCTCGTAGTACCAATACCTACATTGCCTGAGGAGTCGATGCGCATTTTTTCTGAGGTTGAACTATTATTCTCAGTAACAAACGCTAAAAATCCTTCGGTTGTTAAATCTTTATGACCACCTATAATACGATTTAGAACTCTATTATTATTGGTTGCAAAGTCTAAAGAGGCAAATGTATTCGCAGCTGTATTTTTATTTTCTATAACCAAGTTGGAATTAGTTCTTTGACCTGCACTTGAAGTATCATCATATACCGTAGAGCTGTCTCCTTGTATATGCAGTTTATCCACAGGGTTCGTAGTGCCGATACCTACATTACCGTTGTTTTCTACACGCAACAACTGATTAGCAGAACTGTCACGAACAAGCAATGCGTGATTTGCATTGTCTGTGCCACCACTATCGAAAATAGGACCATCTAGCGATGATTTAACATGAAATATCGAAGTGGGACTATCAGTACCAATACCTACCTTGCCGTCCATCTTCCAACTCATTGCATTTTCAACTGTACTAGTACTTAACGATATATAATTATTTTCATTAGCAGGTTCAAAGCCAGAGCCAAACCAGAAGTTGCTTCCAGCGTTTCCTTCGCCAAATCCAATTAATTTAACATTATCGTTTGCGCCAATGTCAAAAATTGAGATGTACGCATCTGCTGCGCTAGTGTTGGAATTGCCAATAGTGTTTCCGAGTAATATTTTATTGCTATTTTCAATCAATAAATTTCCTGTACCAGTTAGTCGTGTATCTTGACCATTAAGAACTATATCGCCACTACCATTTCTAATTGTAAAATCGCTATCGCTGTTGGTTCTAAATCCAACTTCAGCTGTAACGGTGTCGTTAGCAGTCTTCCACGCGAGAATTCCACTTTGATTTGTTGTGTTAGTTGAGTTGGTATCTTGGAGTATAAGTTGCGCGCCACCGGTTCCTTGGATTTCAAGAGAACCGACATCGTCGGCTGTATCTTCAATTACTAGTTTATTTGTAGATTCGTCTCGAAAAGTTAATTTGTATTGACCTCCAAAATCAAGTCCGCAATTGTTGGCTGTGACGGCGTTGGTGGCATTTTTAGCAACCGTAACAAGTTTGTCTTCTACCTCTAAATTCGTGGTGTTGAGCGTAACCGTATCTCCATTTACTGTGAGGTCTCCACTGATTGTAAGGCCTCCAGTGATAGCAGTATCTCTCTTAAGAGCAATCGCCGTGTTTGTAACTTCAAGTCTTTCTGAACCACCAGTTACCACGCGAAATTCGTCTTGATTGTGAAACTCAAGATATGTGTCTGTGTCCCCGTTGTGTCTTAAGCGATTCTCAAGATGTACGCTGCCAAGAATAACATCTGCAGGTATTTGTGCGCCTCCTCCCATTTTATTAAAACTGAATGTTCCTGCATCTCCGTCACTATCATTATTGATAACAAAATTTAGCGAACTGTCTCCCACGCGAATATCAACAATGTCATCAGTACCGCTTGAGCTAGTGGACGCGGTTCTTTTTAAAGTTAATTCGGGAGTGTCATTATCTTCGTTTGTTGCGATCGTCATGCCTCCGTGAGCCTGAAGAACATTATTTACAGTTGTTGCGCTGTTAGGCCTCGCAGCACCAATAGCTACATTGCCGTCAGATTTAATTGTCATCAACGATGACATCCAATTGGCTGATGGCACTCGTGGACTATTTGGAAACGCATATGCAGCAGAATCATTTCTGATATAAAAATCAATTTGACCAGTACCATAGACTCCGTCACTAGTTCCGTCATCATCAAGCGGAGTGGACAATGCCATGTAGCCAACTGTTCCATGCTGGTTATTGTTTAAATTTGGTGATCTTACTGCAAGATTTAGAAATGAAGTGGCTTTAAGCTGATCAGAAGTACCGTCACCATCAGCAGGACCAGCTAAGTTTGCTATAGTCAAACCTGATGCTGTGTATCCTGGAGCTTGATTTCCATAATGAAAATCAAAATACATAGCAGAACTATGATCACCATGTGTTTTTGAATATATAAACGGACGATCAGTTGAGGGAGAAGTACCAATACCTACATTGCCGTCTTCATTGATTGTTAATCGTGTGTGCGCGTCACCTGTCTTCCGAGTTTTAAAATGAAGTCTACCATCAGCCGAGGTTCCATCTACATGTTCTGCGACAATTTCCGCGATACCGGCAAATTGAGTAGTTCTGAAACCGATAGAAGAAGATGTATTATTATCAGTCCCTATTGTTAGTTGATTATTGGGACTCGTAGTGCCAATACCTACTCTGCCTGCGGAGTCGATACGCATCTTAGCACTACCAGAGCCGTGAGGTAGTCCATTACCGTGAATTGTCGTAGAATCTTCTGTGTGGAACTCAATATAACCATTATCAGCAGATCCAGTTCCGATGCCTGCTTTAAGTATTAAGTTACTCCCCCTAACAGAATTTCCACCGTCAGATACACCTTGACTAGAACGTGCTTGTACCGATGCGTCATTCGTAACAAAACTCCTCGAGCCTACTGTAATGTCACCAACGATATCAAGAGCGGTAGAAGGACTCGTAGTACCAATACCTACATTGCCGCCATCTTGTACAAAAATTCCATTTCCTCCGTCATCTTCTAGAAACAAGCCTGCGCCATCTCTTGCGCGAACTTTATCTGTAAATACATATTTGCCATCGGCAATTCCTAGGTTTTCGCTAGAGTTCCATGAATTAGACGCATTGGTCCATTTGAATTCTTTATCTGTTGCGCCTTTTAAAGTAATTCCTCCTCCGTCTGCAGTCGTATTTGTTGGACTTGCAACTGATCCAAGTTCGATATTTTTATCGTCAACAGTAACCGTGGTTGAATTGACCGTAGTGGTTGTACCATTAACTGTAAGATCTCCACCAATTGTAACATCTTTTGCAGTTGTTACGCTTCCTTCTCCGTCTACTTTAAATTTAATGTCTGAGCTTCCTCCGCTACCAATATGTACTATCGCATTTGATGAAGTACTATTTGTTTGTACTCGGAAACCCATTGCACCAGCCCCAGGAGCCGCAACATCAAGATGATATCCATCTGGATCTTTACCAATACCAAGTAAATCATTAATCCTGACATTACCATTTCCATGATTAATTGAAAATCTATTTTGAATATAAGCATCTGCATCGCTTACTGTATCAATTTCAAAAATACCACCGTTATTTCTAATTAGGGTATTTAAATCTGTTTGATCAGTTTCTCTTAGCCATATTCTTGGTTGCGAACCTTCAAGTTTCATCGATGGAGTTCCACCAGCAATATGTAATTTATGATCAGGACTCGTAGTACCAATACCTACATTGCCAGCGTGATCAATACGCATACGTTCTGCAAAGTTATGGGTTGCAGTTGTGCTAAATATTAATTCTGAAGATGTGTCACTTGCATCGCCTTTGTTGCTAACATTGACGGCTTTTATTTGAGCTTTTTTAGAATCTCCATTTGAGTTAAGTATAGCAAAATCTATAGTTGCGTCTCGAATCTCTAAACCTTGTTTTGTTCCAGCAATAGTTAGGTCTTCAGAAGGACTACTTGTACCAATACCTACTTTGCCATCTGGACCGATGAAAACATCAGGGTTGTCTATATTATTTGCATAATCAGTATAGAAATACATACCTTGTCCGCTTCCAACGCCCGAAGAGTTCGAATTGGCATATAATATTCTTCCAATAGCGTCTCTTGTTGTGTTTGAGAAATCTATGTATCCGTTTTGGTTATCACTCGAAATTATGGAAACATGATGATCTGAGTTACTTTCAGATTTACCTAGATATACACCAACAGCAGGTGCGACATTCGATATAGAATTTCCTGCGAAATATCCATCACCCGCAACGTGCAATTTATAACGAGCAACAGCCCTCTGAAGCGAACTCTCTAAATCAACACCAATTCCAACATTACCATTATTCTTGATAACCATAGACATCGGTTGAGTTGGTTCTCCGAAGTGATGAGTATAAAATTCTAAGTCTTGACTATATTTGTCGCCCGATTCATCAGCATCAATAGTTCCGCTGTTATCGGTATCCATATAGGAATTAATTTTTAAACCAGCAAATCCATCTGCGGTAGCCCCATTTGCATCTACAACCGAGCCGCCATGTGAAGATAATCCTATATGCCAGTCTCCACCAGTTGCAAATCCAGTGCCAGAGGCGGCACCAATATCATTTTGAGCCGCGCCATCACCAAATAATATATCTCCATTTACTTGCAGTTTTGCTTTTGGTGCAGTAGTACCAATACCTACCTTGCCGACGGAGTCGATAGTTACTCTTTTTGCTGTCTGTTCTGCGCCATCTTTGTTACCCCAAAAGTTTAAAGAATCAGTGGAATTATCATAGATAACACCTGCTTTGAAAGAGCGACTTTGGTTTCCAAATAGAAGAGAAGCAGCAGAGTCGTTTGAGCTTGTTATATAAATTCGACTGTCAGAGCTACTGTCATTTACATGTAAATTTCCTTGAACGCTGCCAGGAAAATCTGCAGAACCAATACCTACATTGCCGCCATTTTTAATAAAAATTCCATTTCCTCCGTCATCTTCTAAAAATAAGCCTGCACCATCTCTTGCGCGAACTTTGTCTGTAAATACATATTTGCCATCTGCAACTCCTAAATTTTCACTAGAAAGCCAAGAGCCATTATAATTTGCTTGCCAATTAAAAGTTTTATCTTCATCTCCTTTGAGCGTGATTCCTCCACCTTCTGCCGTAATATTTGTTGGATTATCAACTGATCCAAGCTCAATATTATGGTCATCAACCGTAACGTTAACTGTGTCAAGAGTTGTGGTTGTTCCTTTGACAGTAAGATTGCGGCCAACAAAAAGATCTCCAGTGATATTTGCATCACCTGTAACGTTGACTGTATCAAGGGTTGTTGTTATTCCTTTAACAGTGAAATGCTGTCCAACAAAAAGATCTCCAGTGATATTTGCGTTGCCTGAAAGAACGCTGTTTCCGCCGATCGATAAGTCTTCTCCTACTTTTAAATTATTTTCAATATTAAAATCAGTGCTTGCTACAATTGAGTCTCCAGTTGAATGAAGTTCGTCGATATATAGCTGCTTTCCACTAATAACATCCGAAGTAAATATATGTTTAGAAATCATCTTATTGTATTACACAAGTTTTATGTTATCTGACTGCATGTGTATGAATTTTACAGGAATTAGGAAGCGGACGCCCAAATACAACCTTATATGAACTATCTGAAATTCCAGAAATAACATATGGCAGTATTTCTATTTCGTTTTCTAATGCAGTTGATATAATTGGATTTGAGTGAAATTGATTAGGATAAAATATTTCGTATATGTCTTTTCCTGCTTGAGGAGTTAATTCAGTAATAAATGATTGTGTTGTTGTTTTATTTATTGAAGATTGACCTATACCTCTTGCGGATGTATGAACTGTGTATCCATCATTTAATAAATTTGATCCAAAGTTTATAAAGTATTCGTGACCATTTACTCCAGAAATCATGTATGGAACAATTGGACCTCCTTGATCATTTTCTAAGGAAACGGTAACCGCTGGATTTTCTCCAAAGGTTTTTGGAAAATCTATTTTATAAAGATCGTCTCCTCCAAATAAATCAGTAGAAAATGAAACAACTTCATCAGATCCGCCAACTACTTTTTCCCATTGTCCATCTTCTCCAGTTACAAACAAACATTCTAAATAAGAATCTCCTGTAACAGAAAGTTCTCCGACAGGTGTTTCTGTATTTACTCCTAAAAATCCTTCATTTGTTAATCTAAGTTGCTCAATGCCACTCGTAAAAAATTTTAAAGTATCATTTTCGTTTTCTTCTAAAATAACTTTGACTCCTGAACCCGCAGTAAGTTCGAGCTTATCATCTGTGAATCTTAGAAATGTATCTGGATCGTCGAGATGATATAAATATTCTCCAAGATGTATATCTTCGGTTGTTGTTTCGCTTCCTTTAATAAAAACATCCCCTGTTCTAAAAACATCTCCAAAAAGGTGTGAATCCCCAGTTTGCACTGTATCCCCAACTATTTTAGAATCTCCTGTGATATTGTAATTACCTATAAGATCTGTATCTCCAATCCTTAAAGAATTGCCTTCTTGTCTTAAGTTTCCAGTATGAGTTATGTCTCCAATAAAAACAGAATCTCCTGATACATGAAGAGTATATTGTGGATGAACGGTTTTAACATGTTCATAAAATTCTACTCCAGAAAAATTAAAATGAGCAAATTCCCAAAAATTACCAGAAATTATTTTTTGTGCAACTAGTCTATATTTTGAATACTTTTCTGGATGATAATCACTCAAAGAAAAAATAGATGCTTGTCCCGTTTCTGCATATGATCCTGCATCTAAATTATTTTCGGTATGAATAGTTTTCCAGTCTACGCCGTTATTTGAGGCAACCACTTTGAATTTTTCTGCTGAATTTTCAATGTCTGATCTGAAAACAGAAAATCCTCTGTAATTAAAAGGTTCTGGAAAATCAATGCCTACCCATGCTCCTCCCATTTCTCTGTGAATGTCGCTCGGCAAAAAAGATTGTCCGTCTAAAGTTAAATCGTTTTCAAAATTTTGTTGAGACAAAGGAATTGTGGAATTATAATATCCTGAAGGTTCATATATAGAATAAGAAGATATTGTTGTGTCTAAATTAGGCTGACCAATTCCAATAAAGTCTAGTCCTTCTTGATGAGTTGTAGGGTCAATGCCTCCTCCGTAATTGTAATCAACATAACCATCTGAAAAATTTGGAAAATCGCTATAAATGTCTTTTATTATTCTTCTGTCTGTAAAGTCAAGTCCAATGCCAACTTTTTCAAATAAACCTGTTTCTCCTACAAAAATATTACCGCTGATATCTCCTGTTTGGGTTATATCAATTATTTCATTTACATAAATTGTGCTTAAAAATGTGCATGGATCTGCAAACGTTTTTTCTCCACTAATTAATTGATTGCCGGTAAGAAATACAACATTATCTAGTATAGATTTTTTTAAGTTTTTAAATTTTATTTTTTCATTATATTCGCCAGAATTTGCAATAAGAAATAATACATCATCATCTTTATTTCCTGAAACGGCAGTATGCGGAAAAGGCTCAAGGCCAGCAGAAATAAGTTTTTTATTGTGAAATAAATTTGATATACGATTATCTTTATTCATAATGCAAGCCTTTTTGTTCCCTCAAAACTAGAAAATGTATGTACTGTGTAATCTTGATTGACATTTGTTCCGAAAATTATAGTGTATGAACTACTGTTTACACTAGATATTGCGTAAGGAATAATCTTGTTTGGCCCTTCTAATGTTAAAGTAACTGCTGGCGCGTCTTGATATCCAAAAGGAAAGAATATTTCATGTTCATCTGAATCTTTTTGTAATCTAGTATAAAATCTTTGTATGCCGTGTCTATTTTGCGCGTGGTCGGAACAAGTTACATGAGGATATTCGTCATAATAAATGCCATTAACTTCGTTTAATATTGATGGACTTAAGGCAGTAGTATATAAAAAATATTCTTTATCCAAAAGAGGGGCTGCAAATTTTACAATAAAATCATGCCGTGTAACATCAGTAATAATTAGTGGAGGAATAATTCCTCCGTTTCTATGTTCTAAACTAACAGATACAACTGGATGGGTTTTAAATGTTTTAGGAAAATTAATTTTATATTCATCTTGTCCAACTTGAGAACTTTCAGAAAGGTTGTTTGTTAAAGATGTTTTGAACGCAACGGTTTCGTCATCTCCTCCAAAAATTTTATAGAATTTTTTATCTGGGTTGTCGAAAATAAATCCATCTTGAGTAAAAGCTTTTCCTGAAACTGAAAGTTCTCCTATAGGTTCAGAAGAGTTAATTGACAAAAATCCTTTTTGAGTTAAGCGCATTTGTTCTACGCCGCTAGTAGTAAAGATCATTTCATCATCGTCATTACCATTGTTTTCTTGTAGCTGAATTTTAGTTTGTGAACCTGCATTGAGATCAATATTGTGATTTCTTAACCTAACGAAAGTATCTACATCATTATGGTGATATAAATATTCTCCTAGATCAATATTGCCGGTAATTGTTTTTTTGCCCTGAGTATAGTTATCTCCTGTTTGAGAAAAACTGCCTAAAAAATTAATATCTCCAAATTGAACTGTATTTCCAAATATTTTAGAATTTCCAGTTATAAAATAATCTCCAGATAAAGAAATGTCTCCTATTTGAAAAAGATTGCCGAGTTGTCTGCGATTTCCTGTTTGAGTGATATCTTCAATAAAGCATGAATCTCCAGAGATGTCTAAAGTATCATCTGTATCTGAGTGACGTTCAAAAAAGTTGCTGCCGACTCCAAGGTTTTGATATAATCCGCTGTCTCCGACAAAAATATTTCCACTGATATCTCCAGTTTCTGTAATATCTATAGCTTCACTAATATTTGTTCTACCCAAAAATGTACAAGGATCAACAAATGTTTTTTTTCCGCTTGCTAATTGTTCTCCTGTTAAATAAATTGAATTGTCTAAAATAGATGCTCTTAAATTTGCAAAAGAAATTTTTTCGTTTCTAACTTTTGGTCTTGCAATTAATAAAAAAGAATTTTGATCATTGGTAGAAGGCGTGGTTGCCCTAGCAAAACTCGGAAAAGGTTCCGGCGGGGAATCAGAGAACAAAGTCTGTCGCTCTGGTAAATCTGAGATTCTTTTATTAGGCATAACGGATCTTTTATTAATACACTTAATTATAAAAGGTGTAATCAGTTTAATGGCTAAAACATCTCTGAATAGATTTACCTATGAAAGGTTGGGCGTTGCGGTGTCAGACTTTCCTGCATTCAAGGAAGAGAATTCTGAAGGGTCAAAAATTAAAAATTTGATCAGAGTACAAGATATTGATTATGATTTTTCGCATCCAGCTTTAGATTTAAAATCAGTGGGTTTTGATAATTTAGTTGTAAAAGATGAAGAATCTCCAGTTGTTAGGCAAGGAGATGTAAGATGTAATATTTCGTATTTATTTTCTAGCGGAGAAAACGAAGAAGCAATCGGATTTAATATTAGTTCAGACGAAACAATACTAAAAAACTTTATTGATACCTCAAAAACTGATGATATCAACATATTTATTGTTGCTGCAAATGAATCAAGTTATACAGATCTAAATAATGTAGAAGATCAAGATAGATTTGAAGATTATAATGTTATAGGATTGGGCAATTCTTTTTTGATTGATTATAATTATGAAGCTTCTGTTGGTCAATTACCAACTGCGTCAATTACATACGATTGCAGTAATATGAAATTTGATTTATATAAAAATGAGAATCCGCAAAATGATGATAAGCCTCCAACTTTTCCTTCTTTAAAGCTTGGAATAAATGATCCTTTGAATCCTCAATCGACAGAAAGATTTTCTTTGGATTCTGATACTTTCAATCCAGATATCGTTTACGGAGCAAATGTAATAATGCCTGGAGATATATTGATTGAGATAACTAAAAAAGCTGGAGATTATGGAGGAGTTCCTTTGGAAAGTTTAGACGCAGCAATACAAAGTGTTTCTATTGATGTGCCAATTCCTAGGCAGAGCATTTATGGCTTTGGCAGTAATTATGTGTTTGATAGAAAATTAAAATTACCAATTATTGGATCAACTGCAATTGAAATGATTGTGCGAGAATTTGATGAAGGACAAATTGACTCATTTTTTACAGAGGGTTCTGTATATGATATTACAATAAAGCATACTGATAGATTTTTTAATGAAGGAAGGGTAGAGCTTGCTTCTGTTGTAAATACTTTTCTAATTGAGGGCGCACAATTAAAGCAGCAAGCTTATCGAGTAGGAATTGGAGATAGTATGACTGTGGGTACATTTTTTACATTTGGTATTGGCACAAGCAAGGGCCTTAAATTATTTAGACAATAAAAAGCCCGCCTAAAAAGGCGGGCTTTAGTGGGAGGGTGTCGGGGGGGGGAATTATTTTCCGTCGTACCAACCGTCTAGTTTTTCAGGTGCATGAGCATTACGAGATCCAAGAATATAAAGTCCTCTTGCTTTATCTTCTGGTCCGCCAACTTGGGCTGTAAATGTAACATCTACAGATTTATTGTCTCCAATACTTGAGCTAAATGCTTCTCCTTCAAGAAGAGCGCCTTTAACAATGTATTGCATTGCTACATCTCCAGTTCCATATTGATTTGGTTCTCTCATTGTAAATACCAAATCGTGCTCTTCTGTATTCCACAGAAGATCTGCAATATTACCTTCTTTGAGGTCTGCCATAATAGCATTAACCGAAACAGAAATGTTAACTGGATAATCTACAACTCGACTGTATCCATATGGAGTGCCAAGTCTATTAAGAACTGTGCGGCTCAATGGAACGTCGATACTAAAACTTTGAATATGAGCAGAACCAGGAACTGTATAATCTTCTTTTGGATCGTCATTTACGCCTTCAGCAAGAGCTCCAGTTGCAATTTCTTTGCCTCCAACTGTTTGACCAAAACCCTCATCGCCTCTTGGATCTTCTCCAGGAAGCAATTCAAATTCTGAAGCTCTACCATCTGTACCAAGAGAAAGTGTGATATCACCAGGACGTAAACATGCCCAGCCATCTTCATCTGTATCTGCAAGCGAAGCTGTGCTGCTGTCATTAAGAACTCCACTAACTGCTGGAGGAAGACTAAATTGGACATCTTTAATTGGCGTACCGAAATTTGTATTTACAGCAGGAATATCAAGATCTTGAGTGCCTGTATAACTTCTTAAATTTAATCCGTCAACGGTAACACTAGCAGTTGGCATGGATCCAACAGCTGCTTCAATAGAATAATTAGAAACAAAGCCATTTCCAAGCGCAATAACGCTTTTATCTTCTTCATCGTCTTTGTTTCCAACTGCATCATGACCTTCACAGGTCGTTAATATAAAGTAATTTTTGCCGCCTGCGTTGATATCTTCTCCGCACACAACTCCGTCAATGATTTCGCTAGCAAGCGCAGTATTGTCGCCGCTAACGTTCATTCCCATCAATCTTTCATTTAACCCGTTTGTTAAATAATAAGAATAATCAAGAGTAACTGTGGGAGGTTCAATAGACACAGAATCAATTCTCGCAAGTTGGCCAAATTGATTGACATCTTGACGATTAATGCTGAAGCTGTAGTTTGCACTTTGAACCCTGCGAAGTTGCTGAATGCCAGTTTGAGATGCGCCAGCAGAGGTTTTTTGTCCAACATCGCCATCTGCGAAGTGATACCCTGTTGCGTCAACCGTGCCGACATAAAGAGCTTCACTTTGATAAATTACTCTTGCGCGTCCTGGTAGTTTTTTTGCCATAATATTATATATAAGGTTGGTTTCTGATTATGTTACATTTTTTCTGTAAAAAAGGGAAGTTTACTTCCTTGGGAATCTTGTGTTGGTTACTTCAAAGTCAATGAACCCGACAAACAAAGAAGGATCAACATTTTTACTTACTCTGTCGCTCAGCTTGGAAACTCTTGCTTCTTCAACATGAACAAGTGGATATCTTCTGCAAGAAACAAAGTCTCTGTAATTAAATCCTGTTACATCTCCATATTCATTGAATGGATAATCTTCAAAATTTAATTTTGCAAATACTTCATTTTTAGAATCTGCAAATACAGACAATGCTCCATCTAATTGAAAAGTATTTTCTGCAAAAACAACACATCTAATATTTGTTGTAGTTTTATCTTCTCCACCAAATGCATATGGTTCATTTTCAGAAAGTTCTGGGTTCACAAAAATTGCAGGAATAACTTGTTTATATGGAGCAATTCCTGATACGTCTTGTTTAAATCTTCCATTTGTATCAAATTTGCTGTCTATAATTAATTGTTCTTCTGTTTGATTTGTAATATAAAAATTAAAATCTTTAACTGAATATGATCCACTCACTGTTGTATTTGTTGTTCCAAAGCTTGAATCAAAAAGTGCGCGACCATTGTCAAAATCAAACTGCAGACCATTATCTCCTCTGCTTAAAAATGTGCCATCATTATAAACTCCGCTAGGAACATTTGCTCCTTCAATGCTGGAGTCATATACCCATTGTTTGTGAGGGCTGCTATATCCAACTAAAGTTGGATCAAGTCTATCATCTGTATCGTTTGCGTAAAATGTAGAGGTGAAATTTGTGAAAGCATCTGCTCTTCTAACAATATAATTGTCTGCCCAAAGCATAAAGCTTGTTGTGAGTTCGTGTTGGAATTGTGGTTTCATTAGAAATATTTTTTGGAAACTCTTGCTGCGTTTATTGAATTTAAATCAGATTCAAATTTATTCAACAAAGATTTAACATAATCTATTTTTACTCTGCCTCCTCCTGATAATTTTGTGTTCTGTATTCCTGCTCCTGATCTACCAACGCTAGACCTTTTATACATGTACTGACCTAAATTAGGAATACCTTTGCCCTCCATTTCTTGCAGCCAACTAAGACCGTTTGCCCAAGGCATGGGCGTCGCTTTATAAAGTTGACTAAGAGAAGGAGCTGTAACTAAATAAGTCCATATAAATCCATTCGATCCCATTGCGCGTCTTTTTAAAACAATTTCTGTTCTGCTTAATAGTTGTTCTATTTGAGATGTTGGATCATCTCCGCTTTCGAATCCAATAAAGCCAAAAAGATTTCCTCTTGGCAATGATCCGCTTATGTTCGAAGAGCCTGGCCCAGACTTTAATTCTCTTGTAACTGGATGACCCTCAAAGTCTTGCATCATTTTTTTATGTAAAACTTCAAACTGACCACGAATAATTGCTCTGGTTTGAGCCATAACTTGAGAATCTCTTTGAAGTTGTTTCTTGATAGAAGCTTTGAGTGATCTGGAAAGGCGGGCTGTCATGTTTTAAACTTCGATAGGTCTTAGATATAAAGTATAAAATTGAATTACATCAAATAGTCCATGTGCCCTGGGGTCAGACTCTACATGAAACATTCTGCCATCTAGCTCAACTCTTTTAGCCTCTCTAATATAAGAATAATCTTCAACTTTTAATTTTATGCGAACAAGACTGTTTGCATCTGGTTTCGAAACTTTGACCTGTGCATCAGTATCTCCAAAGTATTCTAAGGAACGGTCTGTATCATATCTAATTCTTGCTTTAAATACTTTTTTGACTGGAGCATTTTCAATGGTTTTATTTGCCGAGCTGGCAGTGTTATATAAATAGTTGTAACTAGGGTCTGTACTAATAATAACTTTTTGCGCTTCTTTATATACAACAATATCTCTTCCAAATGTATCATGAAGATCAAGTAAATTGGATGCGATGCTAGCTCTTTCAGAAGATGATAAAAATTCTGCCATGCATAGTTTTACACTAAATAATTTTTTTGTGTATATGACTATTAGGTATAAGGTTTATGGACGCAGAAGGTATTTTCAAAAAGTCCTGTCAAAGGAGTACGGTTTCCCTATTTAAGGGTTTCCTCGTTATGCTTGAAGACTTGCATAATGAGCATCAGATTCAATTCAATAAATTAAAAAAGAATCTACCAGAAGGCTGTGAGCCTATTATCGATCAAGCTGATTACTTTGATATGGATAAATTACAATATCTTAGAAAAAGAACTTTAGATATTGGTAACGAAACAATTAGAAATATCGAAAGCGAATTAGATAATTATACTATAGGATTCACATTTAAATAAAAATTATTATGGCAGAAGCAGTCGCAGAAAAAACAGAAACAATGGATGATACTCGAAAGAAACTTCGAGAAATTTACAGCTTTACTTTTGAAAAAGAAGAAAAAGTTAAACGCACAGAAACGCAAAGTCTGGAAAATCCAGAAACAAAACAAATGGAGGAAGTTTCTGTAACCAAGGAGGTCACAGAAGAAGTTCCATATAGAGTGATTATGAAGCAGCCTACTCGCAGGCAAATTGAAGACGCAGAACTAGAGTTTAGCGTAGAAATGAGTAACTGCATAAAGAAAGGTATTTTAACAAAAGCCATGCTTGCTAAGAAATATAGTGATACTGGAGGCTTGATGGCCGAAGATGATGCAAAAGAATTGACAAAAATGTATGTCAGATATGGAGAACTGTCTCAGGAAAGCGAAAAAATTCAAATCAAAAACAAGCAGTCTGAAAAAGACAAAAAACGAATCGAAGAAATTGCAGGCGAAATTTCTGTTTTAAGAAAAGATATTGTTAATGTTGAAACTTCATATTCTAATTTATTTAATCATACTGCAGATGTTAGAGCAGAAAATAGAGTTATTCAATGGTATATATTGTATTTAACTTTTATTCAAAAAGAAGATGAAGATAAGATGTCTCCTTTGTTTGAGGGTAATAGCTTTGAACAAAAGCTTGATAGATATTATGAACTTGAAGAAGACGGAGATGTTATTTACGATTTAATTGGCGGAAAGGTTGCCGCTTTGTATAGTTTTTGGTACTACAGTTCTGGTGCGGTTTCTAAAGCAGACTTTGAAAAACTTGACAGTGACATAGAAGAAGGAAAGGTATAATATGTGGAAACTGTTAAGCGAAGAAAAATATTTAGAGATGTAGTTCGCGGATTTTCTACTACCACACTAGAAGAAGATTTCGTATACATCAAACACTTGACTCCTCATGATCAAGTAGAACTTGAGGAGATAGAAGAAAAATATTTCAATATTGCTTTGCGAAAAGGTGTGCCAACAGAAGAAGATATGTTAACATATCTAAAAGATGAGGGACAATGGACTGATAAAGACGAAAAATTTATTAAAGATAAAGAATTATTTTTAGAGAACCTGCGAAAAGCCAAAACCAAGCTTGTTTTAAAAAGAGAAATAGACAAGCAGGCTGCGTTGATTGATAAAGAACAAAAACTTTTGGACGACAAACAAATACAAAAAATTGGCTTGATTGGAAATACTTGCGAAAAATATGCAAAAGATAGATTAAATGATTTTTATATGATTAAAAGTTTTTTTGCTGATGATAAATTACAAGAACCATTATTTAATCAAGATAAATTTGATGAGCTTGATAATCATGATATAAAGAAAGTAGTATATAAATACAATGAAATATTTGAAGGATTTAGCGAAGAAAGTATACAATATACAATACTAGAAGATTTTTACAATCCATATTTAAGTTTTGCTGAAGATAGTATGCAATTTTATGGCAAAGCATTTTGTGATTTAACATACAATCAAATTAGATTAATTGTTTATACTAGGGTATTTAAGAATATATTTGATATGAATGAAAATATACCCGAAAGTATTCGCAAAGATCCAGCCAAGCTTTTAGAATTTGGCAGCAGCTCAAAAGAAGAAAAAGATAAGGCCAAAGATAAACTTACTCAGGGAGATGGTGGTACATTGGTTGGCGCAAAACAAGAAGATTATGATTACCTAGGAGTTGAAAAACCAACAAATGCAATTAGTCTTCATGAAGAAGCCAAGAAAAAGGGTGGCACTTTAAATATGGAAGATTTAATGAAATTGCATGGCGTAGGATAATTTTGGTGTATTATACCTTATCACAGGAATAAGGTAAAAATGGCTATTAATGTAGATGTACTCGGTAATACTCAGCCGCTTGAAGCAGCGGTTCAGTCAGCTGTAAACAGAATTCGTCGCAGGCCAATTAAAATTACTGTGGATGACAAGGGAGCCACTCAGCCTCTTGGAAATATGCGTCGAAGTGCAGACGAGTTTAGCAAGTCAATGGAAGCTGCTAATGCTCGTATTATCGCATTCGGAGCAAGTATGGCAATTATCAATGGAGTTGCTGATGCGTTCAAGGGAATGGTTAGAAATGTCGTGGAGGTTGAAAAAGCATTGGCTGACATCAATGTTGTGATGGGTTTGAGCGCTCAAAATCTAGAAAAATTTGGCGACGGACTTTTTACGGTAGCAAAAGAAACTGGACAAGCATTTAAAATTGCAGCTGATGCAGCAACAGAATATGCTCGTCAAGGTTTAAGTATGGAAGAATCTTTGAAGCGTACGAAAGATGCTTTGATTCTAACTCGTTTGACTGGCATGGATTCTGCGAATGCTGTTAAATCTTTGACGGCAGCTATGAATACATATGGTAATCAAATCAAAGACACTACTCAACTTGTAAGTAAATTTGCTGCTGTAGATGTTAAATTTGCTGTTAGTGCAGAAGATTTCGCTGATGCTATTGCTCGTACTGGTGCAGCTGCAAGAGGAGCTGGAGTGGATATTGATGAACTGATTGGCTTGGTTACTGCCGCTCAACAACAAACTGCTCGAGGTGGTAAGGTTATTGGTAACTCATTTAAAACAATTTTTACTCGTATAGGAAGAACAGATACTTTAAATCAATTAGAAAATTTAGGAATTGCAGTAAGAGACATTGAAGGTAATACTTTGGGCGCAAAAAGAATTTTGACTGATCTTGCAAATACATTTGATAGTTTAACTGAGGCGCAAAAAGCTCAAATTGCGCAAACCGTTGGTGGCGTATTTCAAATCAACGTTTTAAAGGCTGTGCTGGGCGATGCCGCAAAGCAAAATGGTATTTTGGCAAATGCAACACAAATTTCTGCTGGCGCAACAGATGAAGCTATCACCAAAAACGAACAATTAAGACAAACTATGGCTGCAATGGCCACCGAGACTGGTTTGGCAATCAAAGAAGCAAGCGCAAAAATTGGTGAAATTGCATTAGCTCCAGGAATGGAAAAAATTCTCAATGTGGTTAAAAGTGTTGCAGAAGGAGCAAACAATTTATTAGGAGACGGAGAAAGTGCTGGAGGTAAATTTGCAAACGGATTTTTAAAAGGTCTGGGTAATATTATTACTGGGCCAGGATTGGTTGTTATTGTTGCTGTATTTGGTAAACTATTTCTAAAAGCAGCTCAATATGCTAGAGAAAGTTTGAGTTCATTGATTGGCGTAACCACAGAAGCGCAAAAACAAAAAGCTATACAAACTTCTTTGGTTAATTTGTTTGGACAAAACGCAGCATTAAGCAAAGAAATGTTGCGAACTGATATATCTAGAACAGAAAAAGAAAAAATTATATTAGCTTTACTAAAGGCACAGGTTGCTGAAGCAAATGTTTTAAATGCAGTAAGCAAACAAGCTGCGTCTACTTTATATCGTCAAGGATTTGGAGCCAATTTGGCACCAAGAAGAGGACGAGCAGACGGACACATTCCAAACTTTGCAGAACGCGAACAAGCCGCAAAAGGAGGATATGCAGCAGGAAACATTAGAGAGATGAGCATGCCTGGCCAGGGCTCGGTTATTTATAACAGCGCAGAAAAAGTTAAAAATTTTGCGGGTATGAAACAGCCTGCAATTATGCCTCCGCTGTCTAGTAAAGCAGGCAAAAATTATCAGCAAGCATTTGGAAGTGTTCATGGATTTGATCCGTATGCAGGAAGTGGATTTATTCCAAACTTTAACAAAAAGCCGCCTGTGGGGGAGCAATATGCGATCCAAGATCTGAGGCAAGCGGACAGGCCTGGGCTCAAGGCTTTTCAAAAGGTCAAACAGGGAAATCCAACTGTAGATTTAGGTACATATTTTGCAGGTAGTATGAACCGAATGGGGGTTGTTTTAGGAGTGGGAAAACCTACCAAAAACGCAGAAAATGAAACATACTCACAACCCATATCAGACATACAGTCGAAAAAGGCTAAGGCGACACTTGCTATGCGTCTTGGTCTCAAAATACCTGACTTAAAAGGTAAGACGTTAAGGGCGACCCTGCCAACCTATACTATAAGTCCAGTTGATGAAAACGACATCAAAAAGATTGATGCTGGCAAGTCTGACGAAGTTGCTAGAACTCAAATTTCTGGCGTGATTAAGGAGGGCCTGACTGAATTTGCAAAAGGAATGCATAAACATATATTTAAGGATGTAGATAAGCCGAATTTTACAAGCGCGAATGTCATGAGTCATGTTGATAATGGAACCATTGGAAACTTATATGAAGCAGCAATGAGAACTGCGATTGGGGATAGACTCGAACCAAATACGCAAGAATCTTTTGATTTTAGGGGGCAAGATGCTAGTGTTTTATCACGATTTTTCGGCAGCCCTAAGGATGCTCTTGAGGCAAAATATACATTGGCTGCAGCAAAAACTGGAGGAATTCCAAAAAAAATATTAAATTATATTTCTAAATCAACACCAAGCAGCGTATATGAGTCATTTCTTAAAACAAAACCAAGAACGGGGGGAGGCATCAGGAGAGCTGCAGATGGATATATTCCCAACTTTGCCGATCCATTAAGCAATGCAATTAATCGCGAAAAAGGCGCTGGCGTTCCTGTTTCTCAAATTCGCGTTGGCTCTCACCAAGCTTTAATGAACAAAGGAAATCCATTAGGCTTGGGAGTTACAAATACTACCGACGAACCAAATGGATTGCGTGATGTATTTGGAGCAAATGGATATGTGCCAAATTACTCTTTGTCAGGTTTAGGGGTCATCGAAAGCTTGATAAAGCTTTGGAGGGGAGAGTCTCAAGCTGTTTTGGATATCGAAAAGCAAAAGAGAGTCCAATCAATGAAAGACATGAAGAGCGTTCAAAAAAATGACCGCACTAGGATGATGCAAGTGCATCAGCACAATAAAAATCAATTGAATTTCGATAAGCTTGAATCTGCCGAGTCTATGAGGCAATTGAAATACACTAAAGAAGAAACTATTCACGCCTTAAAACAATTAGGTTACGAACAGCAAGAGTCACAATTGGCTGCACAACAAGCATTTGCAAAGAGTGGTGGTGGTGTTGGTGGCGTATTAGGGGGATTGGGGGCTGCTTATTCAAGGCAAAATACAAGATTTGGTGGAACAACTATGGGACGAGCAATGGGAAGCTCTGGAGTTCAAATGGCAATGATGATGGGTCTTCCTATGGCAGCAGGATTTATGCAAGATTCTATAGGAGGAACTGTAGGAAATGCTGCTGGTGGGGCATTAAACGGGGTTGCAACTGGGGCATCTATGGGCATGATGTTTGGACCACTTGGTACAGCAATAGGTGCTGCTGTCGGAGGATTAGGGGGTTTTGCTATGGCACTGATTGACTCTAAGGATGCAGTTGAAAAGAAAGCTGAAGCAGAAAGAAAAGTGGCGGAGGAAATAGGAGCTTCTTTGGCTAGTGTGCTTATGCAGCTTCCTGGTGCCAAAGATAAACTTGAAAATTTTTCACAGAGATTCTCAGTACAATTCGCAGATCTAGAAGAAGCTAAAGCAAATAAAATGAAACCGGCTCGCGGCGGTCCAACAATAGATTACAAAGAAGTTGCAAAAGCGGCCGACTTAACAAATAAACTTGGTTCAGATGTTAAATCGAATATTGGTGATGTTCTGAAAACTTTACCTGACGATTTTATTTTTTCTGCTAAAAAGTTTGAAGAAAATGAAGACGGAGATAGAGTAGCTGTAGACTTCGAGGGAACTGGAAAAGAGTATGCTAAAGAATTCTCAAAATCTACTCAGGATGAGAGAATACAAATGTTTGAATCTTTGCGAAAAACAATGAAAAGAGAAGACGACAAAATATTAGCTGAAAAGAAAAAAGAAGCTAGAGGAGTCATTATTCAGCTTGATCTTCAAAAAACTCAAATTATGGCTCAACAAGCAGCCGCAATGAAGCAATTAGAAATAAAAGATCGTTACTCTGAAATATCTGACAATTTAAAAAATCAAGTAAAATTAGCAGGCAGCTTGGCTACCGATCAATTCAAGGCACAAAACAAATATCTTCAAGCTTTAAACAAAGCTGAACAAGCTTACGCCAAAAGCGCGGAAACCGCAGACTCTCAACTTAGAATGGGTATATTGAGCGGCATTCGAAAAGATCAAAGTATACAATCAGTATTTAAGACTTCGCTCGGATTAGAAGATGGAGATAGCTTTCAAGATATTACCGACAAAGTTGGAAGTTTAAGTGGTGAAGAATTGAAAGGTAAATTACAAGACATAGCCACTAACAATAAAACTGAAGGCCCCATAAGAGAAGCAATTCTTCAATTTTTAGACCTTGAAATTATAAAGAGAGATAATATTTTAAATTTAGCCGAAAAACAGAAAACAAGCTCTGAAAGTCAAGCAGAGAGAGAAAAAAATATAAATATGATTCTTGCAGACAGAAAAACAATTCTAGATGATTTGAAAAGAGCAGACAGAATGGCTGATGAAGACACTAGATCTGCGCAAAAAATTAGGGGATTTAATGATAGCGTAGCAAAAGCAAGAAGATTAACTGCTGTTGGAGCTGGTTTTCAAAGCGCAGAAGATAAAGAAAGATTTAAAATACTTGAAAAAGAATTTGAATTAGAATCCAAACTTGCAACTCTTGAAGAAAACAAGGCAAATAATATCAGGGACCTTGAGATAAAAAGAGCAGAGATTAATCAAAAGGTTGACCAAGAAGAACTCAAAAATTTGAGGCAAAAGAAAGACATGGGCGTTTTTGGTGAAGGAAGTCGCCTTTTGGTGATTAGTGATGACGAAATAGCGGAATTAAATAGACTGGAGCAACTTGAAGCCGAAAGAATTAAAAATTTAGAAGAAATTGAAAAGAAAATAAACAATGCAAACAACGAACACAAAAAAGAAATCGAATCTTTAAACACAATACTTGCCTTAGAAAAAGAAAGACTAAAACAAGATAGACTGGAAAGAACTGGTACTGGAAGTTTTGGAAGAGGATTTGATAAAGGTATGAGTAGCATGAAAGAGCGAATTGAATATATGGATTATGAATTGGGGCAGAATATTCCAGGTAAATTAGCTGACGGCCTAGCAACTGCAATGACTGAAGCAGCCAATGGTGCAAAAAGTATTGGTGATGCTTTAGAAGATGCAGCTCTTAATTTTCTTAGCTATATGCAACAAGCAATGATGCAAAAATTAGCGATGCAAGCTGTTGGCGCATTAGGATTTTCTCAAGGCGGTGGGGTTAAAAAATATTCTTCTGGAGGAAATGTGCCAGCCATGGTAACAAATGGTGAATATGTAATGGGTAGAGAGGCGGTTAAAAAATATGGTGGTGGCTTTATGCATAGTTTAAATGCTCGAGGAAAAATTCCTAATTATTCTATGGGCGGAGATACCATGCAAGAATATGGCATGGGTAAAATACCAAAGTATACAATGGGCGGAGATACCATGCAAGAATATGGCATGGGTAAAATACCAAAGTATACAATGGGCGGAGATACCATGCAAGAATATGGCATGGGTAAAATACCAAAGTATACAATGGGCGGAGATACCATGCAGGAATATGGTATGGGTAAAATACCTTACATGAGCAGAGGTGGAGAGCCTGGCTCTGCATTAGCTGCAAATTTTGGTGGTGGAGAATCTTTTATTTCTGGTAGAAATTATCAGTCTCGAGCAATGTCTGGATTTTTCTATAGCGGTCTAGCTGAAAATGTAGGGTTACAAGAAGACGCACAAGAATTTAAAGGTATACTTCAAAAAAGAGAAGAAGAGCGTCGTCGTCGCGAGATGGAAAGACAAGCAAAAAAAGCAAAAAGAAGAAAAATACTGGGTATGATAGGAAGTATAGCCACATCTTATGTTTTAGGGTCTGTATTTAGCGGTGGTGATGCTGGTGGAAAAATGGGCTTGGGTGCGGACACTATAACAAGAATGCCTGAGGAAGCTTTTAATTTTCAAGCCCCTACTGAATTTGATTCCATGGTAAATCGACTTGGCTTTAATCCTTATTCGCAGTCAAGAGGAGGTAAAATAAATAAATACGCTGCAGGCGGCATGATCTACGGAAAATCTGGTATCGATCAAATTCCTGCAATGTTAAGCGAAGGAGAATATGTTATCAAGGCTAGCAGCGCAAGACAAATGGGCAAACCAATGCTTGATAAAATAAACGCAGGAAAATTTTACGAAGGAGGATCTGTTTCTCCTGAAGTACAAAAAGAAGAATCATCTGTTTCTGGAGGTCAAACAAATAACATCAGTATCAATATCAAAATGGATGCATCTGGTAATAGACAAGAATCTTCTCAAAATCAACAGGATTCAGGCGGAAATATGAAAGAAGAAAATCAAGGTGGTGAATTAGGAAAGAAAATTAAAGATGCTGTGGTTGGCGTAATAATTGAAGAAAAAAGGCCGGGAGGATTATTAAGTGAAGTGCAATGAGTTATTCAAACTATGAGCAAACTGTAGTATTAAATGGATACGCTTTATCTGGGGTTCAAGATGTAAATGGATCTTATGGAATAAGTGAATCTCCAATAAGAGTTGCTGGAGTTGGATTTATAGATGCGCTTGTAGAGTCTCCATTAGAAGGAAATTTTTCTATATCAAGAAAAATGGTTTCTTCTGATCCTTTAATAGAATACGATGCTTTGGGTAATTTTACATTTGATGAAAATGAAATTAGTGGTGCTATATTATATGATAACGATACTAAAGGTTTCGGTTTTACAAAAGCTAGATTAAATAGATATTCTATTAGCTGTAGTGTTGGAGATGTTCCAGATATAGATGTTGATCTAACTGTTTATGGAGAACTTGGAAAAAATGTGCTATCAAATTCCACTGCATCTCAAGTAAATAATTTAACAATAGTTGGATATAATTTAAGCCTTAACCCTTTTGATGGGTTGGTATATTTTAATAGGAGAGAAGGCCTTATATCTGTAGATACTGATCAATCAACAGAATGGAACAATGGAAATCTGACGATATCGCAACTTGAATATAATCTGCTAAAAGAAGAATCTAAGGTTATAGTAACTCAGAGCGGTTCAAGCACTATTAAAATATTGAGATTGGGTAAAGATGCATTCACAATTATTACAGACTATTCTCAAGCAATAAATCAAGTGCATCCAGAAATAAAATTTGCAGATCAATCAAGTATTTCAGTTAATGTTGACGATTTTACTGTGGACGCAATAAGTGATTTTAGTTTTTCTAGAAGTTTAAATTTAAGACCAATTTACGCCATACCTAAAGGAAATGGAAGTCAATGGGTTGCGGGAGATCAGGCCGCTACTCCCAATTTAGAGCCAGTGCAAGTTGATACTCAATATCCAATTGAAACAGATATAAATTTCACAATGATTGTTGATGAATATGAAATAAGAGAAATAAAAGATAGAATACAAGCTGCGCCAAAAAGCAATGTTACTATAATAATTAAAGACTCTAAAACAAATGATCTTATGAATCAATTTGTTGGAAGAGATGTTCGATTAATTAGCGAATCGATTAATGCATCAATAGAAGGAGAAATGTCAATATCTTTAACTTATAAAGGTTATGATACTCTTCATAATCCTGTATCATGAGCGGACCATATTTAAGATTTGAAGACGGAAAAATTTCTTTGGCTGGTCAGAATTTAATGGTAAACTCTGCAGATTTAACAATTAATCCATCTTTATCGGCAGAAAGAGTATACGGAGATTACGACGCAAGCATAGCAGGAGCAAAAACTCAGTTTATTGACTTTAATCCGACGCAAGGAATTCAGGGAAAGTTGAATATAGATTTTTATATATCTGCTGATACTTTCGCTCAAGATGGACAAATAAATAATATAAATAGAATGTTTGATATAAAAGAGGGCATGTCTGAAAAACCAGTAAATGGAAATAAAATTGGAAGATATACTTTTGATAATGCGTATCTTACCTCTTTTGGATTTTCTTTTCAACCATTCAAAGTTATTCGTGCAAATGCATCTTACGATATTTATGGATCAATTGAAAAAAGCGGAGTTGCTGATAGATTCAAGCAAGCATCTGTTGATTTTGCGCATGGATTAAAATCTTTCGGCAATATGACCGCATCAGGAACTGATATAGAAGACGCCGTAGATAGACAGTTTGAAATCACATCTTTAGATTATAAAATAATAGTGAATCGTAAAATTCATCATAGAATAAGAGCGCTTGAAAATACACAGGTGGACAATACTGCGAGCGGAGTTGTTCCTGTTAGGGTTTCTACGGAAGCTATTGAAAAAGAGGTTCAAATTAGTGCTAATGAAATGATTCCACAGCTTAATGCATATGGAAGTCAGCAAAAAACTAATTTTGTAAACACCTCAGATTCAACTATATCTGCATTTTTATATTCTCTCCAAGGAAATAGAATAGCTAGGTTTGATTGTTCTGGTAAGATATTAAATCAATCGATAAATATATCAGAAGGAAATTACTATCAGTCTAAAATTTCAGTAAAAGAAATTATAAAATAAATGAGTATATCACAAAATATTTTTAGTACAAATCATACTTTAACAAATGTAAATAATTACTCTGGAGTGTTTCAAGCTGGAGCGAATTATGAAAAATTTGATTTTGTTTATAATACGGGAGATGGTTTATTTTATTATGCAAAAGAAAATATAACTGACGGAGGAAATATAGTTGTATCTGGAGAAAATAGATTCACTCTGGATCCTGATGGCCCCACAGAAAATGGATCAGAGACTCATTATATTTATGATGAGTTGAGCGAGATAGGTATTATTGGAGTGGGAATAAAAGAGGGTCAAACAATAAATCTAGAAGGATCTATATATGGAGCTAACGGTTCTTACGAAATATTAAGTATAGAAGAAAATTTTCAAGACATTCCAATATTCGGCCAAGAGGATTACGACCAGTATGTAGTTAGGGACGCAAATCTATTGAAATATTATAATAACTCAAGTAATGCTTGGGATTATGATCAAGATGGAACTCCTCATCCCGTACAAAGTAGAACAAGAGCTGAATTTGGAGAAAGTCATTGGAGGTTGTTTGGAGAAAACGAAGGTAGAACAATGTACTACTTTTCTGAAATTATACAGGCTTTAGATGCAACAAAAACTATAGCTGATTGGTATGAAAGCTCTTGGTTTTTAAAATCTCATACAGGTACTTCATCTGAGATTAATTTCACATTTTGGAATTTTCCAAACGTAAACAACGGATGGCTTTTTTCTCCTCAATTAGGTTGGATATTCATTAGCCCTGTCAATGCTAATGCGGTATGGTTTTTTATTGGAGACATAAATCAACCATCTATAAATAGTGGAGTTTGGATGTATGCTGAAAAATCGCATACTGAAAATGGATATTTATTTTTAGATAATGATGCATTTGATCAAAGGTTTGGTCCTGCGGGAAACTGGTTATATATTACAAAGATAAATGATCCGAAATATGTTTTGGCTATGTATAATTATGGAAACGAAAGATGGTACGGAATAGAAGATGGATCAAGGGGAGTTGATGGCCTTACAGATCAATCAAATATAACAGTGCCAACTGCACCCGCTAATCCCGTTAGTAGAGAAGTTGATGGAATAAGTTCTAGAATACAAATTAAAAAAGCTGATAGCTCTTCTAGAATATCAACTTTTGAAAAAAAAAGTAACCATAACATAACTTTATCAGCATTAACATTTTCTCCGTCTCAAAATCCGGACAAGTGGACTAAAGACAAGTTCTTTTTTGATGCAGATTACGGTTCTTCGGTAGATTTTACGACTCTAAATATTAAAAGTGAGTTTGGAAATGGATACTATGAAATAAGACCAAGAGGAATAAATTCAGTAAAATTTGAAGCAAATCTTGAATTTAAAAATAGGACAAATAAAGAGGCAAATGCTATAATTCACTTTTTAGAAAATCATCAAGGACAACATCAAAAAGACTCGTCGTCATCTAACTTAAAATATTCTCAAGGAATATCTGGATTTAGATGGGATGGGTCTTCTGCTTTTCATCCTTATGATTCTGTTGAGGTGCAAACTAAAAACTTTTATTGTCAAAACTTTTCTCACTCTCTTGCATTTGAAAATAATAATGATTTAAATATAAAGCTTTCAAATTTTGATACATCAATTCTAAAAAAGTCTGAAGATTTGTTTGTAAAAAGACCTGCAGATTATGATGACTCTTTTCAATATGAGTTGAATGACATAGCATTTTCAACTGGTAATCATAAGTATTATTATTGGTCTGGAGATTCTGCTGCGGGGAAGCCTCCTGTGCAAGAAAATTCAGAATGGACTAGAGAAAGCGGTTATTTCACTGATATCAATAAAGAATATTGGTCTAGAGATTTTTTTTGGAAGCCTTCGCTTGGTTTATCTGTAAATCAAGAACCCAGGATGTTAAATATTGAATCTGTAGAAGGGTATAATCAGGTTTATAAAGATGGAATAAATGAAAGTTTGCTTAAATTAGATTTAAATTTCAATAACAGAGACGACGATGAAGCTTATGCTATTTTGCATTTTCTAGAGCAACATATTGGTTCTGTTCCGTTTTTATTTAAGCCTCCATCTCCTTACGATAGAGTTCAAAATTTTATATGTCAAAAATGGTCTCACAAATACAATTTTAAAAATAATCATAGTATTTCCGCCTCTTTTGAGCAGTTCCCTTTTAACTTTTCTGCGCAGGAAATTGATTCCTCGGTTTCTCCACCAACACTTTCTGCTGGAGAATTAAATTTTAATTCTCAAATAATTCTAGCAAATAAAGAAGATAATATTAATAGATTGTCTCCATGGAGATTTAGAGTAAATATTAAAAATATCGGAGATGATCCTGTGCAAATAAGTCTAATGAAATTTAATGATCCAAACAAAGATTCATTTTATTTTTTGGGTAGTGTTGGGGGAGGAAATCAGCAGTCAATTCCAGTTGTAAAAAAATCAGGAGTTTTGGATTTAAGATTTACTATACCATCTGATATACAACAAACTCTATCAACAAGTCTGCCGTTTAATCTTCAGGGAGCCAAAATAGAATTAAGCAAAAATTTCACACAAGGAGTTGAAGGAGGTCAGTCTTTTAAGTTAATGCAAGGAGGCACAGATAAGTCTGAGTGGGAACCTGTGAAAGAAAATGGTAAAGAAGTTGTGTTTACTCAAAAAAACGATGGAACAATAATAAAACACCCAACATCACCCAGTATACCCTCAATGCCAGAGAGTTGCAGATACTTTATAGCAACTCAATTTTTTGAAAATAACTCAATTAATATATTACAAGGAAGTCAAGAAGCCTTTTTCGATATTATATACGACGATGCAACAATAAGTGAAAAACTTTATTATTTTGTTGATTCTTCGGGAAATAGAATTATTTATAATCTAATCACAGAAGATCAACAATATGAAGCGTATATAAATAAGTATCATTCCAAATACTGGTCTAATAATTCAGTAACAAATAGAGGAGACATTAATTATGGAAAAATAGAACTTGTCTCTGATTCTCCTCCATTTAATGAATATTACTTAACTAAATCTCAATATGGTAAGCAAGTCTGGCAAGAAACACTTCCTGGAAAAGCAAATGACCACGAATTGCCCGCCAAAACTGGTCCGATAGTATTCGGAGTAGCAAAGGGTTTTTACAATTCAAGTATAGAAATTCAAAGTGACGGGCTTTATAATCCTCAGTCGGCAAAAATTAAAATTTACATGTAATGGGAAGATCAGAATCAAATTTTAGCAAGCAATTAGCTTCAATTACTCCAGATACAGTTGTAACTTTATTTGAAATTGATTTTAGTAATATACAGGCTGACTTTGAGGCTTTAAAAGATATGTATCAAATAAACATTGGGGCAGAGGCTGTTTATAGGTTTTGCGCTATGATAAATGGAACAAATGCAGTGGTTTGGCAGGGTAAAGAATATCAGCCTCTACCTATACAGGCAGACGATTTTGAATCTACTTCTGATGGAAAATTACCTAGACCAAAATTAAGAATATCAAATCCAGAAGGCTTGTTCTCTAAAATTGTTCATTCAAATAAAGATTTTGCTAATTGTAAGGTGACAAGAAGAAGAACATTTGTAAGATTTTTAGATGATGTTAATTTTCAAAATAGAAATTTAAATAATAAAGGAGTTAATCCTTTTGGAAAATCTGATCCTAATGCGCATTTTCGAGATGAAGTGTATTTTATTAGTAAAAAAATAACGGAAAATAAAACTGAAATTTCTTTCGAATTGGTATCAGCTTTAGAGTTGGAAGACTCTTTTATTCCTGCTAGGGTGGTGTTGTCTAATTATTGTAATTGGACATATAGGTGTGATATTGGATGCAGATACAGTGGCGCGCCTATAGAAAATAACTCTGGAAAAAATTTATGCTTGACTGAAACAGGAGATCCTGTTTCGTTTATATTAAGGTCTTATAAAATAAATGGAGAAACCGGAATCGTTGATGATGAAGATATAATAAGATGGGATTCCTCTGATACGTTAACAGAAGAAAACATTCCTGAATGGACGTCCGATGTAAATGCGAATGAAAAGTTTGGTTATCAAAAAAATGATATTGTAAAAATTATATCTAAGCATGATAGTTTAGATCCACATAAAAGATCAGCTCAAGTATTTGTTTGCTTGAAAGATCATCAAAGTTCTAGATTACACAATCCATTTTTTGATCAAGAACACTGGGCAAAAGATGAATGCAATAAGACCTTAGATGCTTGCAAAAAAAGATTTGGAAGAAAAGACGAAAGGTTACTGCCTTTTAATAGAGCAGAAAAAGGAGTAGATGCTTTAAATTTTGGGGGATTTCCTGGTACGGAGGCATACCCAATTGAATAAATTACCAGAGAAGTTTATACTTGATAAAATTAAAAAATATGCAATAAAAAATAAATCTCAAGAATGCTGCGGGTTGGTTGTAAAAAGAGGCTTAACTATAGATTTTATAGAATGTGAAAACGTTAGTTTAGATAAAAAAAATTCTTTTATAATTGAACCTAATAATTTAATTGAACATGATGTTATATACATTTTTCACTCTCACTTGGAATATTCTGCGAAGCCTTCTTTTTGTGATAAAAAGTTTTGTGATGAAATAGATATACCTTTTTTAATATATAGTCTTAGAGATGATGAATTTGGAGTGTATTATAAAAGTGTATACCAATAAGGCACAAGGTGAAAAAGGCGTATTTACATGGAGAATTAGGCAAAAAATTCGGAAAACGATTCGAGTTTGAGATTGACAGTGCCCAAGATCTTATTGCTGCGCTTTCTAATAATTTTGAGGGATTTACTAATTATTTATTTGATAAAGAACAAGAGGGTGTTTCTTATATTGTTCTAAATAAAGATATAACCTGTATTAAAAATGCAGCCGAATTTAGAAATAGTTGTGCCAATAAAACTAATTATAATTTAAAAAGTAATAATCAAGAATTTCATATTGTTCCGATGGCAGCCGGAGGCGGACCTGTTGCTGCTGCTATTGCGGCTGTAGCAAAGTGGTGGGCTGACGCCACAGTACTTACGAAAATAATGGCAATTGCAACTGCCACTCAAATAGCTATAACTGTATTATCTAAACCTCCAAAGCCTCCACAAAGAAAAGATCCAGTTTCAACAAAATCTTTTCTTATGTCGGGGGCTGTTAATAGAACTTCGCAAGGAGTGGCGGTGCCTTTGGGGTATGGAAGGCTTATGGTCGGTTCAACCAATATATCTGCTAGAAAAAAAACTTTTAATTTAAAAAGAAATAGCAAATCAACAAATAAAAACCTCTTGGAAAGCTTTATGTCTATTGAATTACTAGACCTAGTATCAGAAGGAGCGATTGCTGGACCAGTAAATAAAAATGGAGTGTTAATTTCAGAACAAGACATAGAAGAGTCGGTTTTTTTAAATGGAATCCCAATACGAAACCCAAAAAAAGATGATGGATCAAAGGGCTCATTAAATTATATTTTGAGTGAAAGTGACCGAGCAGGAGTTACCGAAGAAAATTTTGTGCCTAAAATAAAATTGGGAGATAATAAAAATAATTTACTAAGTGAAACTGCTAGGGGAATAGGAATAACAAAAGATGAAGATCAGGTTTTATTTGGTGGTCCACCTTATGTTGGTAGTCGCGCAGTAAGTGGAGGAGTATATGAAAGTACTGCAGCTGCTCAAGAGGCGGGCGCAAAAATATTTACTTTTGCGCCTTCCAATGTAAATGTTGGGCAAGTAGAATTTTCATTAAGAACTAGAGTTGCAAGAAATGATACAACTGGAAATGTTAATCCTCATGCAATATTTTTTACAATTTTGGTTGTAGAAGATAATGAGGAAGTAAATTTAATTGATTTAGCAAATCAACAAAATAGTAATTATGTTCTTTCTTCTTTTGGAACTATAATTCAAGAGGATCCAGGAGAAGGTAATGGTTCTGGTTTGTTTATTGCTAAAACAAGGTCTGGAGAAAAATGTTTTGTTGTTAGAGGAATTGCTACTTCTGCATATCAATTTGATATTCAAATAAAATTTCAGGATGTAAATCCATCTTTTAAAATATTGAAATTAAGTGCAGAGACTGATCCTACAGTAAGTGATAAAAATATAGGGGGTATTTATGTTGTAAGAGAATTGGCTATGACATATGTCAATGAAATTATAGAAGAAAATCTTGTGTATCCTAATAGTGCCTGTGTTTTTTTAAAGTTTGATAGCAAAAATTTTAGTCAAATACCGAAAAGGTCTTATCATTTGAAGCTTAAAAAGATTTTATTGCCAAGTAATTATGACCCAATTTCCAGGAAGTATGATGGACCATGGAATGGTAAGTTTAAAGGAGAAGAAGAAGGTTCTTCCTTACAATCTATTCCCGACAATTTAAGAGAATGGTCAGATAATCCTGCTTGGATATTTTTTGATTTAATTCATGATGCTAGATATGGTCTGGGAAAGTATGGACTTAATGAAACAAATATAGATAAATGGAGATTGTATGCTATTGCTAAATATTGTGATGAATTAGTAGAAACAGATTATGAGATAGAGGCTGAAAACTCTAATGAATCTGGGTTTCCGATTATTTTCTCTAGTATAATAAATCCTGATGCAAGTGAATTTTTCGAAATATCTATAACAGATAATTACTTGTCTGACGAGCAGTTTAAGAAAAATTTTGGAGAAGGAGTATCTTTTAAAGGTAAAAAGATGGCTTTTTTTATATCCCAGCATTCTTTGGGTGATGAAAATATGCATGATATTTATGAAAATTCTAAACAAAGAAATGGTGAAATTGTTATTGAAGAAAGAGTGATTGAAGAAACAATAAATTCTTCTAGAACTATAAAATTAAGAGGCCCAGATTTTTCTGATAATTCTGCGGTATTTGATTTTAATTTGGATTTTGCTGCATATGTAGATCATCCTGATAATAATGATCTTGCTACTGCGTATTTACAACAAACAAGTAGTAGAACTATATCTCAATGGGGAGAAGGTCATTGGCTTGATGTTCCTGGAGGTACATTTGGTAGAAATAATCCAACTAGAACTCCACCTCCTGCATTTTCAACAGGAGCAAAAAAAATAATTTTGGGAGCATGCGCAGTTCAAAAAAATCATGCGATTGTTGAACCTAGATTTTCTGGCAATTTTTATTTTACCGAAAGAAGTGATGCATTGCAAATGATAAATTTAATTGCATCTTCTTTTAGAGCAATATCCTCGTATATTGATGGAAGAATAACTTCTATTCAGGACAGGCCAAAAAAGACATCAATGATATTTAATAATTCAAATGTATCTCCTGAAGGATTTTCTTATAGTGGGGTTCAGAAAAATAAAAGAATTAGTAGCGTTTTAATTAGATTTAATAATAGAGAGAAATCTTTTAAACCAGACGTAATTTATGAAGAAGATGCAGACGCAATTAAAAGTTTTGGTTATATTCAAGAAGAGATAGCTGCCATGGGGGTAACGAGTGAATCGGAGGCAAGAAGATTTGCAAAATGGATATTATTTACTTCACAATTAGAAACAGAAACAGTTTCTTTTGAAACTTCAAAAGAAGGAGCTTATTTAACTCCTGGATCAATAATAGAAATTTCTGATGAAATGAGAGCTGGATCTGATAAAAGCGGTAGGGTGCTGGCTGTAGACGCAAATAAAATTTTACTTGATAAAAATGATAATTTTTCACCGTCTTACAAGAAAATTGAAATTGTAATAGCAACGGGGGCCGGTTCGTCTAGTATAGATTCCATACAAAGTAAAAGCTCTTTTGAGACTAGTATAGAGAATCAAGACGAAGAAATAAATTCTTTACAGGTGCCTCAATCTTTAATATTTTCTGGAAATTTATCTGTACATGTAGATGAAGAATCAAGAAAAGGGCCCCAGGGACAATCAACATATCTTGAAAATTTAACATTAAGAATGCCCGTGAAATTTGATACTGCGTCTAATAAAATTTTAATACGTAATCATGGATTCAAGGAAGGAGATAGGGTAAAATTTGAGACAGAAGGAGTTTTGCCAGGAGGATTGTCGGAGTCATATGCTGATAATAATGCTCTTTATGTATATGATGTTGAAAAAAATGCTTTTAAAGTATATGCAATGACAAACTCCAATAGAATAAATATAGATATATCTGACATTGGTAGAGATATATTTTTAAACAAAGGAGGACAGCATTATGTCTGCCCTGAGGATTACGAAAAAACGATAAAAGCAATTAATCAAATACAGGCAGGATCAATATATATCTTGCACGGCCTGTTTGATGCAGGTAAAAATGAAATACGAAGCATTGAAGCTTCTAGGGCTCAAGTAATGCAACAAAAATTACTTTTAAGAAGCATTCCTGGAATACAAACACAAGAATGGTTTTATTCTGATTTTTTTGGGACATTATTCCTTATGGATACTGGTTGGGGAATGATAAATATAGCAGGAAGCTTCAAGTGGGTTTATCTTAATCAGCTGATTGATAGAGCATCTTCTAGTTGTTGGATTTATTTTACTCCTGAAAAATACGGATTGGGGTGGGTTTGGTTTGACGCATCACATCCAAGACTATGGTATATAAAAGATTTAAAATTATGGGTTGAAGTAGTGTTTGGCAATCCAGATGGAAATTCTAATATAGATCCAGAAATAATGTATTTAATAGCAATAGATCAGCATTCTCAAGATCCAAACAAAATATTTGGTGAGGCGGTTAAAGATAATGGGCAAATGTTACAGCTGAAAGACACTTTTTTTGAGATAGTGAACTCTGAGACCACTTCAAATTCATCTCAAAGTTTTGCTTTTTATGTTTTAAAAAACTCTCCTAGGGCAAGTTTTATACCCACGAAGATTTCTTCTTCTGTAGAACAACAATTCAGATCAATCAATCAAACTTTTCAGGAAAGCAATCTTAGTGAAAATTTATTTTATAGAAATGTAAATATTATTGATATTGAATTGGTGGATGCTGGAAGCTCTTTATCTGGGCGAGATGCAGTTAGATTGCAATTAATATCATCTCATGATAATGATTTAAGAAATAGTTATATGGTAACCATAAAAGATTTTGATACTAGCAGCTCGAGTTTTGATGGCAATTTTAATGAAAAAGAATTTAGAGCTTTATATGTAAGTCAAGATGTTATTGAGTTGCAGGGATCAGATGAAGAAAAAGGTTTGCTAGAAAATTTATCTGTGGTTAGATTTGGAAGTATTGAATTTTTTGAAAACTTTAACTCAATTAACCAAAGAATATTTGAAGGTCAAAAATTTAGGGTGATGTCTATTAATGAAGATAATGTGGGAGCTTTTCGTATTACAGGTTTAGAGTATAATATAGCTAAGTTTTCTGCAGCTGAATCAAAGGGGGTGGTAAGAAAACCTGTATTGCCTATACCTCCCCAAGCAGACATGGGTATTCCTGAGGCTCCTGAAAATTTAATTTTAACAGATTTAAGTTTATAATAATTATGCCATCTACAGCTATAGGTTTAAGTTTTGATTTGCACGATATAGGTGCAAATTATGAGGTGATTGGAACTTCAGATAATTATTCTTTTCAATATCAACTCGGGAGGGGAGAAGATTTGATAACTGGAGAGTATGAAGAATTTGGGCAAAATGAGTTTACTGGAGAAAGAATTCAAACGATTGTACCTTTAAAAGGAAATTATGGAAATTTTGATGTTAGAGTATTTGCGGTAAGTGATATAGGAACGAGGTCTGAGTTTGTTCAAGAACAAATATATATAAGCCCACCAGCATTCGATGGAACTTTTACTTTTGCAAATTTAAAAATAGATGATTTGCCTGATACTGTTAATTTAAATAATGTAATAATTGGTAGTCCTGATAATGTAGGAGACACATTAGAAGTTGAATCAGAATATGTAAATAAAAATATATCTTTGTCTTGGGATTTAATTCCGCCTGAAGGTCATAGTTTGGGTGGACAAGCAGTGAATGAAGAATTGAATTCAGATGCTTTTTTTGATCATTTTGAAATTAAAATTAAAAATACAAAAGATAATATCTTAATAGATGATGCAACATTAAACAATTCAGTATCTTTACAAGATAGTTTATCTACGGCTAATGTGGCAGGTAAATTAAGTAGTTATACAAATTTTAATTTACAAATAAATGAAACAGCTTTTTCTGAGCAAGAATTAAATTTAGATCGTAACGTATTTTTTGAAATATCGGCATTTGATTCAAAGGGCGGATCTTGTACAGGAACTTTAAGTGGAATAAATTTTTTTCCAGACCTTAGCCTTTCGCAAAGAACAAACTCTTCTGATTCATCTTTTTTCTTTTCTTCCGAAGACTCTGATTTTGAATTTGTTGAGGTTAATTATATAGGAATTCCAGTTAAAGAATCTTTGATTGATATTTATGATCTTCAAAATAATATAGATTTTTTTAGAAACATTAAAGATGCTAGTGAATATGTTTCACTTAAGGATGAACAATTTTATCAAGATCAAAGCATGGTTGTTTTCGAGGGAGATGTTTACATTGCTCGACAAACTCATTTAAATTCAAATTTAACATCGCCGCCTAATTCTGTATATTGGTTAAATGTTGGGCCGAAGGTTGATTATGTTTCTGAATCTTTGCGGGTAACCGAAGAGTCGTTTGTGAATAGACAAATATTTGGTTATAGTTATTATTATACATTTAGGCCGTCAGACGGATATGGCACAGGGCAGCTCTTTAACTTTACTGAGGATGGATTAGTTGAAGCCTCTAATTTTGCGGAATTAAGTCCGATTACTTCTGAGATTAAAATAGAAAATTTAAATTTTAGAGAAAGAGAGGACGATTTAATTTTTGAATGGAACTTTGTTGATCAAGACGGGCTTCCAGTTGAGTTGGCAAATGAAAAGTATCAAATAAATTTTGGAGATGAACCAAAGGTTCTTGGTTTAAGTGGCCACCTTTTTGATAATCATACAAATAGATATCTTTCTGGAATCGGGGAAGAAAAACTTAATTCTGAATTTACTTATTCAAGGGAATTGAATAATTCAATATATAAAGATGGAGGATTTCCAGAAGGTATAGAAAATTTTGACTCATCTGAAATATATACTCCTGATGATAATGATAAAGTAATTGACAAGACAGATATATTTCATTATTCTCAATATTTTACAGATGAAGCTGCAACGTTTTTTAGCACCCTGCCTGTTGAGAAAGAATTTGTTTATAATTCAATAAAACAGAATGCAGATAAACAGCCTTACATTAGACCTTTCTATGAGTACTGGGATCCGGCGAAAACGTACTATTATAGAGAAAACTTGCCTTTTTCTGACGTAGTTAAATATAACGGTGTTTTGTATGAATCATTATCAGATTCTGGTCCGGGAATAAGCCAAGAAATAGGAGTATTTAATGAAAATACTGTATACAATTTAAATGATTTAGTTGTTGCACCAACGAGAAATATTGAAATATTTGATAACACTAAATCTTATTTAAATACAGATGTTGTTTTGTATGAAGGGGCAATATATGAGTCTTTAACCTCTCAGTCTGTTGGTAATGCTATAAGGCCAGATTTAGATTCGTCATTCTGGAAAATAATTAGGCCTTTTTCTGATATTGATTGTTCTATTTATAAATATATAGCATCATCAAGCGCTTCAACTTTACCTCCTACTAGAGATGAAACTCAAAGTTGGCAGCTACAAACTCCAGATGTGTCTGATAAATTTAAAGTATGTATTGATTCTTACAGTAACAATCCAAATGCGGATTATGTATTTTTTAATGAAACAGTATATAAAGCAAACATTAGCACTACAACTTCAGAGCCTCCAATACCCTTAACGACGTTAAATCAGGATTATACCACCTTAGATTGGACACCATTTTGGGAAATTAATGACAGCTTAGAGGATGTGGTTTTTGGTCATGTAGGAATACCTGAAAGCGGAAAAAGAAGCGTGGGATTAGAAGTTGGAATTGTAAGTTCGGACGGACAAGTAGTATCTAGGGAGCGAATAATCGGTGATAATCCAGCTCCAGTAATATCTAATAATGGTTTTTCGGTAGATTCTGAAAGCGAAGTAACAAAAGTAAAATTTAATTTTAATTATCTTTTAGGCAGGCAAGAAAAAACTACTTTATTGAATTTATATAGATCTGATCAACCTGATTTTGAGATAACAGGTTCTGATGGTTTACCGTTTACTGAAATTTCAGTACCTGAAGAAATCTTTAATGAGCCGGGCTCAGAAGATTACTACTCATATGTAACGAAAAATCAGGATTTGCTCGATTTCTATAATAACCCAAATAATTTTTGGGATTATGACAGAAATGGAGTTGGTGAACCCATACAAAGTAGAACTCTAGTTGAATTTGGTGAAAATCACAGAGACGCAGCAGAACAAGGATTGATCCCACTATCGCATCAGATGTATTACCCTTCTACTTTTGTTAAGTCGGTGGTAGGAGAAGGAGATGCAACTTTTGGAGATAATATTACTCAAATAGTAGATGATACCGCAGAAGTAGGTGAAGAAATAACTGGATACTATTATAAATTATTACCTTTCGATGATTTTGGTAGTGGGGCGTTATATACTGCGGTTGACGATAGAGATCCAATACAAAAAGTTTGGGTTTTACCCAAAAACTTTCATTCAAAAAATCCAGATGCTCCTACTGGCCCCGCTATAAAAATTACTACAGACGAAATTCCTGGTCCAGTGGTTAATCTTACTGGATCTACTGCATTTGAAAATTATTTCTTAAATTGGAACATGCCTAATGCTCAAATTCAAGATAATCTTTTGGTTGATGCTGCTCCAAATGATATTAGTTATTACGAGGTGTGGCAATCAACAGGGCAATCTAATAATTTTTTAAAATTTGACAATGGATCTTCATCATCTCCTCCAAAGTTTTTAACAGAAGAACAAAATGCTACAGGATACAGAAGAATTGATGGAATACAATATACTTTTGGAGATAATATTCCAACTGAATATGAAGATTTTGCAAATGATATTATAAATGCTACAAATGTATTGGATATAGATGCATCTTCTCCGTCTATACAAATAACTCATAGAGGACAAGTAAATGATACTAGTTACTTTTGGGTAAGACCTGTTGATCACGCCGGAAATAAAGGCCCATTTACTGGTGCATCCGATCTTGCTAATACTGATAATGTAGAGGGGCTTAAGTTAATTTTGGGGCAGGCCAAGACTACAGATATAGCTGACTTTGAACAAAATATTAGTCAATCTTTTCCTAATACTATATCTTTGGTTCCAAATAATCCTTTTAGTTATAATAGCACCGACGATGTTGTTGATTGGGATGATCATGTTGTTTATCATGATGGAGAAGGGTATTTAGTTAAAGCTGGTTCATTGAATATAGGCGCCGCGCCATATAACGGAACCGCATATATATATTGGAGTTCGACAGAAACAACAGCGCCTGGAGGAAAAGAAGAAACGCAAGATCTTGAATCTAATCCTCAGGTACTATTTTCTCAAGACGTGCTTGATAGGCTTGAATTATTAGGAATTAAAACTGGAGGAGAAGGAGAATTAGAGAAAAGTGATTTAGGACTGAGGAATGTTAAGCATGCTGGTCAATATGAGGTTTCTCATTATCATCCAGCAGGGTTAGGAGATGGGGCTAATCCAGATCAGCAAAATCAAACTCCAAAGCTTTTAAAAGATGACGGAGACTTTATTATTGCAAGGATAGCTGGGGGCGTGGTGTCACCAATGTGGCATTCATTCGCTAACGCTGTAATTGGTAGCGCCCACATAGAAGACGCAGCTATTACAAATGCAAAAATTCACAACTTAACTGCAGACAAAATTAGATCTGCAGTAATACAGGGTCAGGATATTCAAATCGGTGATAATCCACCTGGACAAATAAGAAGCCAAGGGTTTGAAGGGCTTGATGACACCGGTCAAGGTTTTGTTGTTAGTGGTGACGGAAGCTTTGTTTTTGCTGCAGATGATGGAAGGTTGTTTTTTGACAATAGCGAACTTGTGTTAGAAGGAAAACTAAGACAAATTGATGGTAAGGAATATACTTTTATAGATTTAGATGCTACGCCTGATTCTTTCTTTTATAATGAATTATCTGATGGAACTTTTACCATGGATGATGATACTGATGCATCTGCATCTACTATAAGAGCAATTTTTCAAAATAGTTTTATTAAACCAAATGAAGTTAGATTCAAGGTCAGTAATCCTAATAATGAATATGAATTTATTAAGTATAGCGATTTTGATGATGATCCTACTTCTTCGACATATGGTAAATACGATATAAGTGGATTTAAATATGATCCAGACGATGGGACGTTTATAGATGGAGAACCTAAGATTGCTGCTGCGCAATTTAAAGTAACTGGATTTAATGAAATGATTAATACTGTTAGTCCGCAACTTACAACAGTCATTGTTTCTGCATCAGGATTAAATACCTCAACTGAAAGATCAATTCCAATTAATTTTGTAGCAGATGGAGCGGCTGCTGTATATGCAGAATTAAAAGCTACGCAACAAGTATATTCTTATGATTATGATGGAAAGTTTAATGATGCAAACTCAAATCTTAATTTAGAAGCTACAGCTCATAATACGCATGGTAATATTGATTTTATTTTTGAAACAGGAGTAAACCTTGACTCGTCTTCATTAGTAAAAGAACACACAGTAACAAAGAATGATGGCACCGCTAGCTTTCAATTGGCTGATTTTGCAGATCATGCTTTACAGTATTATTCTAATACTCCTTTTGTTGCAAAGCTAACAATATCTGATAAAGATGAAAACAATAATTCAAGGGAGCTTGCTTCAGACTTTGTTAGTATTTTTGGAACATTACCCGGCAAAGATTCTTATACTGTTTTTCTAACAAATGAAAATCATACATATCCAGCAAATGAAAATGGTTTTGTTAGTAGCACTGATCTTAACTCAGGTAAAACTCAAGTTAGATTCTTTAGGGGAACCAAAGAATATAGATATGATGAAAACGAATCTGAAAATGAAAGTTTTAGTCTTGATGGTGATATAATTTCTAGCCAAACAAATTCTGTTACAGGAGATGATGATGTTACTGCAGAAACTTCAATAGAAGAAGTAGGCGGTTTTAAAAAACTTTTTGTTAAAATTGGTGAATATCCTGATAATGAGAATCAAGGAACTTTTACAATAAAAGTAAAAGACAATCAATACAAAGAAGCAGGTACCAAAGTTGCTTTTGAAAAAATATATACCTATTCAAAATCAATAGAAGCTGCCAAGGGAAGAACTGTTGAGTTGTCTGCTGATACGCAGGCAGTTAAATATGATACTGCTGGTAGTAATCCAACACAAGATTCTGAGTCAATAGAACAAGTTAAAATAACCGCAGTTACTACTAATTTTATTGCTCAAGCAATGGGTGGTAAAAACGTAGAATATCAATTTTTCATAGGCGAAGATTCAATTACAGAGAGAACTTCAAATAATATCGTATATATTCCAATTCCCAGTACTCATGATGGAACTGCAGAAATATCTCAAACTACAACAATAAATGGGAAAATTTATAGTTTGCCTGTTACGATAGAATGCAAGGCATACGACCAAACAATGGTCGCAGGTGAATTTGAAGAAGACACTAATCCAAGGGCTACAGACCAAATTACAATATTCGGTTTGAAGGAAGGCTCTAATGCTATCACTGTAATTCAATCTCAGCAGTTTGTTAATGTTCCTGTAAAAAATGATAGCTCTGGTGGAGTAACTACTGTAGATGTTTCTAATACAGAAAATATATTAACTGTTTTTGATGGAACAAGTCCATTAAATTATAAATCAGGCCCTGTTCCGACAGACATAGATGATAATGATATTGGTTTTTATGTTGCTGCTACTTCATCATCTTTAACGGTAAACTCTGAGGGAGTTAACAATCAGCCGCAATTTAAAACAAATATACTTCTGCCCTCACATTGGACTACGAGCGAAAATTCAGCCAAAATAAATTATGCAATAACTGTAATTGATAATGATAAACAAAAAAGAGAATTAGATGCAGAACAAAATTTAGTTAAAACTTTTGATGGAACAGTAGCAAGAAAAGTAGATTTAACTGCTAATGATCAAACAATAGAGTATAATTCCGCAGGAGATCTTGATACTAATTCGGGTGCAGAAATTACTCTTACCGCTACGGCACATAATACAATTGGAGATGTTTACTATAAATATACTGCAACAGATTCTAGTGGAGCTGTTTTTGTTAATAATCCTCTAGATATAAGCGGATTTAACAAGGATGAGACAGAGGTTAAATATACTGTACCACAAGTAATTGGCGGCCCTGTAAAAATTAAAGTTGAAATAAGTGAAAAGTCCGATGGAAGTGTTGTTCTAGCAACAGACGAAATGACAATTTATTCTTTGAAGAACGGATCTGATGTTATCACGGCAATCTTAAGTAACGAAGCTCATTCTTTAACCAAAGATTTTGGAGGAACAATCACTTCTACAGGAAGCGGAACAGATATTAAAGTTTTCCAAGGAACAAAAGAATTATCTGTAAATATATCGGCAAGCAATGCAGGGGATTTAAATAATAATGAGTTTCTTGTTGGTATACAAGACATCAACCAAGTAACCGAAGGTTCTTTACAAAATGGAGACATAAATGGTTACGCGTATGTAACCAGAAATCAAGATTTATTGAATCATTATAATAATAATGATGAATGGGCTGGTAATCCTGTGCAAAATATTACCCTAATTGAATTTGGAGAAGCTCATGCAGCCGCATTTCCTAATAGCGATCAGACAAAATATTATTGCGCAAGAATTGATGATCATGATTTTGGCTCTTTCACTGGTCAATCTGTAACGATTACATATACAATAATATTTAAAAATGACGTAGGTGAAACGGGAACCATAATAAAACAACAAACGTTTTCTATATCTCAAGAAGGAGAACACGCAAGAAAAGTTGATTTAACAGGAGATCAAGCTGTAAAGTATAATACTGCTGGAAGTTCTCCTGATCCTGATGAGATTACATTAACTGCAACCCCACTCAACCAAAGGCCGGATTCGACTTTGAAATATAGGTACACCCTTGTCGGAGATCACGGTACGCTTAAGCAGGGCACCAGCGATTACAACGGAGGTTTTATCGAAGAAGCTTCAATAAACTATAATCCTCCTGACAATAAGTTTAAGGTTGCTACTGTTATGGTTGAAATGAGTGAGGATGAAATTGATGTAGCTAAAGATACATTAAGTATTTATGGTATTCAAGACGGCTCTGATGTTATCACAGCAATATTAAGTAACGAAGCTCATTCTTTAACCAAAAATCCTCAAGGAATTACTTCTGCAGGAAGTGGAACAGATATTAAAGTTTTTCAAGGTGCAGAAGAATTAACATTTACTGCAGGAACCCTTTCAAGCATTAAACATTTTAAGGTACAGGCCTCAACCAACAATAATGGAGTTACTATTGGAGGTATTGATAAAAGCACGGGCGCAAACGAGAAGCATTGTGTTGTTGAATCTCATAATTTTAACTCTTTTGGTGGTCAATCTGCAACAATTACATATACAATAACATTTAAAAATAGCGTAGGCCAAGAAGGAACCATAATAAAACAACAAACGTTTTCTATATCTGAACAAGGAATCGAAGGAGCAAGAGGTAATAAGGGAGTTGGGGTTGTTTTTAGAGGTTTATGGGCACCCGATAAAATATATACAGGAGCAACAGAAACATCTGATAGAGGAGATGTTGTTTTTTATGACGATGGAACTTCTAAATATTGGATGGCACAAGAAACACATGAATCAAGCGCAAGCTTTACAAACGATGAGGCTGCGGGAAAATGGGAATCTTTTGGCGGTGAATTTGAGAGTGTTGCAACTGATTTACTATTAGCAAAAGATGCTGTTATAACTCACACCCTTACAATGGGCCAAGGAGACACATTGGATGGAACTGAATTTGTTGGGCATGGCGGATTAATAAAAACAGTTGGAAAAGAATTTGGAAATGGTGTCACTGGATTTTTCTTGGGTAATATCGGAAACCCTCCAAATCCTCAATTTGATGTTGGAGGAGAAAATTCTTTTATTAGGTTTGATGGGCTAGAGAATCGAATAGAAATTAAAGGATCATTAACTATTAATGGAGTTGATGATCCAACTATAGGGTTTGATTCAATAGATGGAACGAATTCAAAATTTATTGGAGGTGGATATAATAACTTCATAACAGGATCTCAAGTAGATAGAGATGGAATAGCATCTTCTATTGTTGGAGGAGGAAATAATAATATAAGTGGAAGATTTTCTTTTATAGGTGGCGGTTTTGATAATAATCTAGGAGATAATTTTTCTGCTATTGTTGCTGGATATAATAATGAAATGCCCAATTTAGAATCGGGCAATGCTGGAGCTAATTTTATTGGAGCTGGAGTAAAAAACACTATAGATGGAGGAACAAATCAATCAATAGTGAATGGATTTGAAAATGAAATATTTTTCGGGCCAGAAGATATAACAATTAATGGTAATAATTTTCAAGAAATTATATATGATCCAGATAATTCAATACTGGCAACAGGATCTTTTGGTAAAGGAAAAGGAATTACTCGATTATTAGATAACGGAATTGCTTATGATACTAATTTTCCAACAAATGGGTCGATATCTTCTTGGAGTAACTTATTTTGGATTTCTTATCTAGTTGATGGGCCGGAAGAAGATTACTATTCATATGTAACACAAAATCTAGATTTATTAGATTATTATAATAACTCAAATAATACTTGGAATTATGAAGCAGGAAATGAAATTCCCGTACAAAGTAGAACTATAGCTGAATTTGGAGAATCTCATGCAACCTATAATCCTAATGGCGCTCACACAATGTATTACTTTAAAGTTATATCATCATTACAAGGTTTAAACTCTGGATTTTGGATTTATACATTAAATTTTGGATATATATATGTTCCAGAACAAAGTGATAAAATTTTTGTATCTGAAGATGATAGGTGGGATGGATGGATGTGGTTAAATGTTCAAGTGCATGGCACATCAAATCATCTTGGTTGGGTATTTTTTCCGGGTCCTGGCAACATACACACACAAACAATTGAAACCTCTGGAGGGCAAATTGATGCTGATGGTGTGACTATAACTAGCAATAAGGCTGTGGTTTTTAATAGTCTATATTATGGTAATAACTGGATATTGGTTTGTACTAATGCATCAGAAGAAAATGGAGTTGGAAGATATTACTATTTAAGATTAACAGATTATAATGCCGATCGAAATGCATCTTCTTACAACTGGCAACTTTTATACGAATTATCATGACAAATCATCCATCAGATACTGCACCAGATATTACACCTGTTAACGCTCCTGGAACAACTGATTTTAATCCAGCTCAACCTAGTGATAGCCCTAAGTTTACTAATTATTACGCTCAAAATAATTTTATAGGAGCTGGTGTTGCTGGAGAAATCATAAATAGTCAAAGATGTTCTATAATAAATGGTGCAAACAATTTAATAAGCGGAAAATATAATGCGCATGTTATTGGAGATTACATGGGCTTAAGTGGATATACTGATATTGAGGACAATTCTTTTAATGTGGGATGTCATAATGGAATGGTTGTATATGGAGATGTTTTAGCCAAAGGAGATGTTTTAGCCAAAGGAGATGTTTTAGCCGAACAAAGACTTGTTTCTACTTCGAATATTGAAGTTGGTCCAGGGACAGTGCAATTTGCCTTTATTGATTTAAAAAATGATATGGATCAAGATAGTCAGGTACGTATAGCTCAAGGAGTTGGTAGTAGTCAGTCGGAATACGATTTATATATAGGGCCAGCGCCTAATTCTAATCAAGTTTGTAATCTTTATGTTGAAGGTGATGTAATTGCCTTTTACGCTTCGGACAAAAGATTAAAAGATGATATAACTTTAATAGATGAACCTTTGTCTAAGGTTATGTCTTTAGACGCAATAGAATTTAATTGGAATGATAATCAATCAACATATACTGGACACGATATTGGCTTGATTGCTCAACAGGTTGAAGAGGTAGCTCCGGAAATAGTAGAAACCAGAAAAGACGGATACAAAGCAATTAAATACGAAAAAGTAAATGCTCTTCTTGTGGGAGCAATTCAAGAACAACAAAAGAAAATAGAATTTTTAGAAAAAAGACTAGAAAGCCTAGAAAGAAGATCTAGTCGTTCATAACTTTCATTAATATTCTGGATTGGGTAGCAGGAATATCTGAGAAGTCATTCCATTCTTTTACAGAATCATTTTTGTATTTTCCATCTTTCCACCAATCTCTAAGATAAACTTTAAATTCTTCAAAACTTGCACAATTTAATTTTTCTTTTGCTAAATTTTCTATCATAGTTGATGGAGTAAGTGTTGGAGAAATATTATTTTGAACTGCAGAAGTTTTATTGTTAGACTTGTCAATTTCATCATCACCCACAATGTGAACATTAAGAAAATTTCTTACACAGCGAACAAAAGCTCTGTTACAAGCAATAGTTTCTAAAAACTTTGTTGCAAAACTACTTGTATTTTCTAATGTAGCGTTAGCCATATCTTGGAAGATTACAGGCTCTCCATTTGTTTCGTAGTTGGGAAGAAAAACAATTGAGCAGCTTACTGCTACATGATCCATTTCGCATTTAACAATATCATATCTTACATCTTTAAATCCTCTTAGTCTTGCAAGTTCTTTGATACCGCTTAGTTTAATTAAAAGTTGATAATCTTGAAGGCCTTTGACGGACCTAGGCATGTCTTTACCTCTTAAAGTAAACCATCCTTTGTTGGGAAAAAGATGCTCGTCTTCAATCATGGATCTCCAATTTACTGATCCGTCATCATTAAAATGATAATCGACATTGTCAAGTAATCCAAATGAATTTCTTTTAAATTTACCAGGCCCATCTTTATAGTTTTTTGCGTATTCAATTGCCTTGTTTGTTATTTCTGCGGATTCTAATACCGAATCGAAAGTTACTGAGTTATCTGCTGTTGTTTTTGTTTTTGCCATAATTATTTTTGGTTATAAATTCTAAGCATATCAAGGTCTTCCCAAAACTCTTCACAATCAATTACTTGATCGTGATTTCCTGGCTGATTGAATTTCCATGCAGCTTTGCTGTTGAAAACTTGACCTCCTGATACTATCTTTGTTGAACATTTATAACGAGAATTATCGCATATTTTCTCTGGATTGTCAAGATCTTTTTTCGTTTTTGTTTCAATTAATCTAACATTCCAATCAAAAAACTTTAATCTTATATTATTAATGTTTTGTTTATCTTTGCTTAATAAATTAAATTTTATACCCAACTTTTGTAATGATTCAAAGTATTTAGTTTCATCATTTTCTGATACATAATAATTTATGTAATGAATATTATCTTTAATAACTTGTAGATATTTTAGTTTCATGGGTTTATCAAGAAAGATGTTGCACTTTCTGCTGTATGCCCATTTAGCTATATTCTGTTCATCAAAGCATTCGTGACCCCAAATATTGACTGGCTGACCTTTAGCGAAAGACTTGGGCATGATATGATTGGGTACAACAGATATATTTTCTTTTTGATATTGACTGCCTATGTGAATTGTTTCTATTTTATCGGCATCATGCTTTATGTTTAATAAATCCAAAACCCCGCAAGCGATTTCTTCTGGATCTATAAAGTTTACTGTTTTTGGCGATTCTTTACTTGAGAAAGATGGTTTTTGTCCGCCTCTATCTGATTCAAGTAAAACGTGGTCTTTTTTATCTCCCCAATATGGACCACAACATTCTTTATATAAAATGCTGTACAAACAAACAATTTTTTTGTTAAAACCAGATGCAACATGTGCGCTAAATGAGTCGTTGCCTAGATGAAGCATTGCATTTTCAATAAGATATGCTGATTGTCTAATTGAAGTTGAGCCGTTGTAATGAATACAGTTGCGAAGCTTGGCGTCTTCTTTTGCTCCAATTTGTATAATACTGATATTATTTTTTTCTAAATAAGGATTTATAATTTCAATGACATCACTAAAGTAATCATAATTTTTAGATTCCATACCACTGCTTGCATGTAAAGTAATATACTTTTCACATTCTACTGGAAAGAAAAGAGTTTCAATTAAAGGTTTATCGATTTTTACCCCACAAGATAAAGCGTACTGTTCTATTAAGTGCATATATCAAATTGTATTTTATCTTTTCCGTTATGAATATAATTTAACATTCTTTGAGTTCCTATAAAAGGTAAGAATGCAATTTCGAAAAAACCTTTATGATTGGCTTGTCCCTCCATTGCTGTTAAGTTATCTAGGTTTTTATCATAAGGAATAACTTTATGTAAGTATGGATTGCCATCAAGTATGTCAAAGTATTCTGGTTTTGTTGCAAAATAAATATTATATTCTGGATATAATTCTTTCATATTTTTAAATAAAGATGTGCAAAGATATATATCTCCTATGCTTTGAGGCATAGATATTAAAATTCTTTTTCCTTCATCATTTTTATCAAGAAGTTCTGCAAAGTCTATTTTTTTACTTTTATCATTCTCTTTAGTGGCAACTTGTTTGAAATATTTTAAAACATCTTGTCTAGACATATCATCATTTAATCTTTTTAACCAATGTTTGTGTCCTTCATCTGAATCTATAATTTCCATATCAAGTATATTTTTATATATATCTTTTATCCATGCAGAATCACTTTCGATTTCCGGAGGATTGTAATCTGGATTCTTGGGATTAGATGTAAAATCAAAATCCCAATCTGGTTTAGGCATATCGTCGATAATTTTTTCTAATTGAGCGCCCACTGCTTCTATACTGTAATTTTTAATAACAAATTCTCGTGCTTGTTTACCCATTTCAGAGCGCTTCTCTTTTTTCATTTTAAAAACTTTTCTAAGTTGACTAGCTATGCTATCTGGGCTTGTGCTAGCTTTAATAAATTGAGTTCCAGGTTCTCTGTATTCAGTCCAACTTAGTCCGAAACCAGCGGCTTCATCTGTACAGCAGTCTTCTCCGCAGCTATAATTTGTTACTAAGGTTATTAGCTCTGTGAGTTTTGCTTCTTGTATAGGAATCTCTTGTCCGCCACTAGTAAATGGATGGCAGTATACATCCATATTATTATAAATTTGATTAAGCTGAGTTTCACTGACACCAAGTTTAGTGCTAGTAGTTTTTTGTGATTTTTTGGCACCACAAAATGAGCAATCTTCTTTTTCTGTAGTAAATTTTTTAATTTCAAAACTTTTACATTTTTCGCACACATATGTTGTTAGTACTCTACTCGGATCAATACCTTTTTCTTTGATTAATCTTGGTATATCCCAACCTTCACTCCAGCTAGTATGTAATAATAACTTTGCAGAACACTCTGGATTTTGACTGCAAAAAATCTTAAAACCCTCGAGTAAATTAGGAACACTTTTTCTTAGTTGATTTCTAAAAACAAATCCTATTACAAAGTCATCTTGAGTTTTAAAATAAGTCCTCATTCTCAACCTTTCTTCGTCGCTTAATCTTTTAAAATTTTTAGTGTCTAAGGCGCCGTGTAAGGTTTTTACATGTTTATGGCCTATTTTATTTAAAGATTTTTGCGCAAAAGAAGCCCAAGTATAGTAATGTTGAATCTTGTGGGCAGACTTTTCTGCTTCTGGTAATATTGGAAGGCTATCTAATGTGGTCCATATCATGCAGTTTATTTTGTTCCACCACTTTTTGTCTGTATATCCAGAGAAGGCCCAGATATCTTCTATTCCTATATATAAATCTGGTTTTTCTCTTTCTATAATTTTATCAATACTATAAGCTCCATAGCTGGCGCTTCTCGCCAAGCTTGGATCTTCGTTTAGTTTCTTGAGAAGAGATGGGCTATTTGGTAATGAGCCCTCACATTTCCATGGTAAATTTTGTAAAGATGGATCTCCCCATTTTATACCATTAGAAAACTCTACTAAATCGTACTTACCTGTTTTTTGTAAATATAATAATATATTTTTTGTGTGCTTGCCGAAGCCCGTATAAGCCTTACAGTGATTACTGTGGATTAATACTTTTTTCTTTTTCATTAAAAAGGAGCTTCATCAGAAATATGATCTGCTACCTCTTCTTCGGATACGCTTGTTTGCGAAGTTTCTTGCGAAACAAGATCAAAAACATTTTGCAAAATGCCAACGCTGCCTGGAAGGTAAGAAACTCCTCTGTCTGTAGTTTTTGATTTATAGTCTTGTAGTTTTTTATGTTCTTCAAGCCTTCTGTGGTCATATAGATTGCTTAGATAATGTTTGAAAAATTCTTTCAAATTCTCAACTTCTCCAGGTTCTATTGGAATTCTGAAAGTTTGATTTCCATTTCTTGTAAAAGTAACACCAAAAGCTGGAAGTACTACATATTTTTCTTGATCACCTACTTTAATTTTTGTCTTCTTGTCCCATGGGGCGAATTTGATTGACGTCTTGTTGTCTTCAAAAGAGTGAAAGGATGAATATTCATTTCTATTATTGAATGCGCTTATTATTCCACCTATTTCAAATTCAGTAAATTTCAAACTAATCTTTTTGTCTGGATCGCTTGCATTATTAGAAAAGCTTCCACTTCTATTTTTTTCATCCCAGCTATACTGTTGAATTGCATTAACATAAACTACAGGCTCTTTATTTTTATTTTGTCCTATAGAAAAATTGAAGGCGCAGCCTGTATTCTTACTATTTGGTTTGTATAATGATATTGACATTTTTATTCTAGGTTATACGAGATTATAACAAAGAATTAATGTTTATCAACTAAATTAAATCTATATGATTACACCAACCTTCTTCGTTATAAAGTGGGTCATATTTTCTATAACTTGATGTCCATATATGATTGGGTAGATCGCGTATTCTTATTATATCAAAATGTTTTTTCATTAAAGATTTAGACTCTTTTTCATTTAAAAAATCTGTTTGTTTTTTGATTGGATCATAATAAGTTTCTATAATCGCTCTGCAAATAAGTTGCTCTGGAAACCTAGCGGCTCCTTTTTGTTGGCATAATTCTAAACCTCTAGTAAATATGTCTTGCATTCTACTTTTTTGTCCAGCAATTACATGATCTGATGGATGAAATTTATTTTCTTTATCAAATCTGAAATATATGTTAGATGTCACTATTTTAAAATATTGGTATAATTGAGTATCTTTATCTTTGTTGTCTCTATTATGCTTTAGTATATTTATGATTGGATCTAGCACTGGATAGCTTTCATCTGAACGAACCTTAATACAAAAATATCCTGAAGATTCTTTTATTCCGTTTAAGGTGGTAAAGTGTTGATATATCCATGGCGCTTGCGTTCCACCTTTTCTTGGGCTTTTGGGGACATCGGAATATTTGTTCACAACAATTTTTATATGGTTCTTGTATTCTTCAAGAAGAGATAAATCATCAGAGTCCCAACAGCTAACAACTACCTGTCCGTATCTCAAATAATATGGTATGGTTTTTATTGATCTAGGATGAAGCGAGCCTTGAATTATAATTGAAATTTTGTTTTCAAAATCAAGTGTTCTTTTAAGGAGGCATTTATTAAATTTATATAGCCACCTATGATAGGGGCTTATATACAAATCGTGATCTAAATAATTTAGAAACAGGCGATCTGTTTCATTCATACCAAGTAATCTGAGCAGAGACCAAAGCATGATTGACCTGAATATTGTCGGGCGTTATCCAGAACGAGAACACTTTTGTTGCAAACACTTTTTCCCGGATAAGTCCATACGAAATTTTTTGATGTTAATGTAAAGTCATCATTTTGATGCCAAAAGAAGTTAAATAAGCTAAACTCAGATAGTATATCTATAGCTTCTAGATTTTTACAGTGAATCCATAACTTATTAAAATTTTTTGTTAGAAATTTTAAATCAACTTTATATTGAGGTTTGTCATGTCCAAGCCAAAGTTTTTTGTCTGCCCAAATATCAATTTCTACATCATATCCTTTTTGTATTGCATCTAAAATGTAGTCCTGCTTGTTTTCTTTTTCTGGGCGAGGACCATCGGTGTTACCTCTATGAGCTATAAATATCATGCTTTAGAAAAGTATCTAAGTCTTCTGGTGTTCCTAATCCCCACATTTTTTCTATATGAAATGTTTTAATTTTAGCATGTTTTAAAATAGCTTCGTTATAAACTGGACAAACGTAAAATTCATTATTAACTCTGATATTTTTTTCTATCATAGATTCTGCACACTCAACATAATCTTTTCCTTTTTTCCAGAAATAAATTCCTACAGTCGCATTTTCACTGATGGGTTTTTTTTCTGCAACTTCAGTAACAAAATTTTGATCGTTCGTTTTTGCATAACTCCATTTGGGGTGTGTCGAATTAAAGGTGAGTATAGATCCGTCAATATCATCTGTCATGCAAGAGTACATGTATTGACTGCTATCCCAGTCTACATATTGGTCTGAGTTAGCTAAAACAAGCGGATCGTTATTATTGATATATTCTTTAGCGAGAAGTGTGGTGCATGCCGCACCTTCTGTTACTCCGTCTACTTGAACAATTTTACATCCTGGGGATATTAAGTTTAAAGTATGATGCAAGGAATATTTTTCGTAATGAGATTTTTGAACTATAAAAATGTGTGTTGCATCAATATTAATATTTTCTACAACTCTTTGAATCATTGGTTTACCATTAACATCTATTAGTGGTTTAGGGAAAGTATATCCAGCCTGTTCAAATCTAGATCCTGCGCCTGCCATGGGAATTAAAACATTCATTTTATCTGAGCTCCATTTTGGTTTTTTGGTGTTTTTGTGTGCATTTGAAATTGTTTTTTTAATCTTATTGTAAGACAAATCATCTGGATTTTCTACAGCGCACAATACGCCACCACTTCTTATGGCTCCTTTTCGACCTATATGAGAGTCTTCTATTATGACTGTTTGATCTGGACTTACTCCAGCCTTTATCATGCATCTCATGTATATTTCGGCATTTGGTTTCGGATTATTTACATCTTGATTTGAATATAAAAAATCTATATACTCCATAAAGCCTTTTCTGATAAGTTGAAGTTTTGCTGTTTCTCTAATAGAGTTCGTTGCACAAGCAATAGTAAATCCTTCTGATTTTAATTCTTTGAATATATTTTGTATCCTTTTATCAACTGTAAAATCATCTATTATTTTTAGCGTAATTTTTTGTTTAGCCTTCCACGTATTATCTATTTCATTTATTGGAAAATCTTTTGTTTCGCATAGCATTTTTAATTTTTTACTGGTTGATAGACCATCATACGAAGTTAGGTGATCTTGATAACTAATTCTGTACTCTTCGCCAATCAAAGACAAAGCTTTGTCCAGCGCATCAAAATGAAGTTTTTTTGAGTCAACTAATACTCCATCTAAATCAAATATAATTAATTTAATCATTTTTTATTATATTTTTCCAGTATTTATTGAAACATAGTTCTGTGTTAAATTTGCTTTTTATTTTATCTGCATTTGATATTAGTAAATTTTTTGTTATATCTTTGTATTGATCTACAATTAATATTGGTAAATTTGATTCATTTAACCTTTCTGTAAAGTTACTTCTTTTTACTATGGGTATAGAGTATAAAGAAATAGCTTCCCATGTTCTGTAACAATCTATTCCCATTCCTTCGGGACTAAGGGTGTATGTCGATAGAGAAACATCTCTATAGAATTCTGAGTGATTCTCTTCTGAGGTTTTAGAATTAACTACTTCTTTACATGTAGCCCAATTAAATTTTTTAAAATGTGGATATATATGTTTTCTCTCTGACATTGGGCCGTTGTTATAGTGGTGATCATATCTGAAGTTTATATACAATAATTTTTTTTTATCTTCAAGATTTCGATTTTCTTTTATAGTACTGCAAAGGAAAGATATATTATGTTTAAGTATCCCTATTGGTAGATAAGAGAATAGGTTATTTTCTTTTTTTACATTGCAATTACAGCAATAGATTTTTTTTATATTCTTTGGTATGTGATGGTTCGGTAATGAGAAATTATTGTAACCTAGTGGTAGTTGATGGCTACCATTGTTCAAGTTGATAAAAATACCATTATTATTTTCTTGAACACAAAAATCTGTTCCTACTGCAAAAACTTTTACTTGTTTGTTTTTGGGGTATAGGTCACTAATTAAGAAGTGAGTTAAGAACCATAAGTTAACTATAAATAAATTTTGTAAATAATTAGTTATTACTAAAGGGTCATCTTCTGATTGACCATATTTTATGCAATTAAATCCTTCTTTTCGTAGGTCTTTTATATATTCATATGATAATGATATTATTCTTTGTTTATTAAATTTCATTTAATGCAAACTTGGAAAATCTATTTATCATATCTTCGTTATAAGATGTTATTTGAGCTTCAATATCGGAAAAGCTTTCGTATTGACCGAATAATAATTTGTCTGTTATAAATGAAGCTCTTTGTTGTGTTAATTTCTCTCCTATAATTGTATCCATACAACACCCGTTATTTGATAACAAAAATTTTTTCATACTTTTAAAGTCTGTTGGAAATTCATTGAATTGATTAAAAATACTATTTCTATTATTAAAGCATACTGCTTGAGTGGCTAGAATATTACCTTTTAAATTAAATAGATTTTGAGAAGCTCTGCCAAGGGGGGATTGTATTGTACCACCTAAGAACATAATTTCGTAATTTAATTCGTTTGCATTGACTAAATATTTGTTAACTAAAGATGCATCTGCAAAGAAAGGTTCTGCGTCATCTTCAAAAATCAATATCTCATTAAAATTGTTTTTTAATGCATGCAAGAATGGTTTAACATAACTTAGTGATATTGCTGTTCTTGCGTTAATGATTGATGCGAAATCAGTATTACTTTTTTGATTTGATCCATCGAACGCAGAAATTCTTATTGTTCGATTTATGTCTAGGATATTTTTATTTAATTGCCAAAATTTATTTTTTCTATCAATACGTTTGCTTAAATTAATATAGTAAACACAATCAAATAAATCATTTAATTTCATACTAGATTATGTAAAAAATTGTTTAGTTTTAAATTTTGCTCTTCATTATTTATAATTTTTCTTATTTCTTTTGCACATTTGATTTGAGACTCATTTCTGAAATCTTTATCTGTTTGAAATAAAGCTTGTCTTTTTAGATAATCCTCTAGGTTTTTAAATATAAATCCCGTAATGCCTTTTTTTAGCCATTTTAAGTAACTCTTGCCAGCGACTTGAGGTTCCCAGAAAAATACAGGTCTACCTTTAGCCATGCTTTCTATTATTGCAAAGCCATAACCTTCTAATCTTTTTATATGTAGAGTGCACGATGTTTCATTCATTATTTCTGCAGTTTTTTGTTTAGTTTCTTTCTCGCATAATATGTATTCTACATTGTGTTTTTTTAATACTTGCTGATAACAATCGAAATCTCGTGGAAAATTATTTTTATAGTCGCATATATATGTTCCTATTTTTTTGTTATCCGATACGCCCTCAAAGTTAAACATTTTGTAGTCTATCCATGGTCTATAGTGAAAATAATGCTTTTTGTATTTTTCGCATAAGCTTGCGCCTAGTTGATCTGCGGGCATATAGTTTTTTATTATGTCCCAAGGATAAGCACTTTCCCAATAATCATTACCGCTATAGAATGCGAGCTTAGCTCCCCATTTTTGCGCTTCTGACCATATTGAATTAATAACCTCAAATTGATTTTCGAACGCACTCACAAAAATAACTTCGGGTTTTAGTTCTAGTAACTCTTTATTACTTACAAAAAGAGAGTTCGTGGCAAAACCGTACTTCTGTATTGATTTTTTATCATGAGAATTGTTCCACACCCAATTCTGAGGAGGGAAATATTTTACTTCGTATTCCTTTGATGGAATAACTATTTGATGGCCCAACTCTTGGAACGATAAGCTTAAGTTTTTTGTCAAAGTTATATGTATATCTGGAAAAAATATTTTCACTTTGCTTCTACTGAATTATGACCCTTGTTTCTCCATTTTTTTCCATCTTTGCATAATATAGTTTTTATATTTCCAAAAGAATTAGTTCCAGTTAATTGCTTATACTTGCAGTTTTGTAAATTAAGACAAAATGTCATGACTGATTCGGGAACCTTTATCATATATTCTGGATATCCATCTTCCCACATTATTTTAATGGCTTGTCTTAAAAAAGATAGGCAATTAAAATATTTATCCATTTGGTCTGGATGTCCGATGGCAAATTGGTCGTTAATTTGATTGGGTAAAGATTGTTTTTCGTAAACAAAACTAAAACTAAATTCTTTTTTTAACTCTTCTTCATGGTTATAAATATTTTCGCTTTCAAATAAGGGTAGCCTGATTAATTTATTTTTTGCACAATCATTTTTTTCGTGAATTTTAATTGGCTCAAGAACTTGTACATCTGGGCGTAATCTAATTACTAAATCATAATCTAGTTTTTTAAGTAGTTTGTAATTATAATATAATGTGTGGCAGGCTTTTAGTCCTGCTAGCATAGGTATTAATCCTGGATTTGGATCATAATCTAGTTTGTCGATGGAACTAATTACTTTCATTACTTGATTAAAATTTAAGATATTTCGTTTGACAGGGTTGTAATATTTACAAAAATCGTAAGACGGCTGATCATCCCATGTTGTAACGAAAATGTCTGGTTTTAAGGGCCAAATAATATTCTCCATGATTGACATAGAAGAATCTTCCCAATCTCCTAGTTTTCCGCTAAAAAGTAATGCTGTTTTCATTCTGTAATATATTCAGTAATATCTCTTTGTGCCACCAGCTTTTCGATATTATCCAAGAGGTGTGGGTATAATCTGTAGGCCGGATTTCTTAAACAGTTTTTTAGCATAGTTGATGCTCCGCTTATATCATAATGTAGTGGTAGTACATATCTATCATTAAGTAACCACCTGATTAGGTATGAATATTGAACAACTCCATATTGAGTACAATATTTAGAAAATGTAAAAACTGGCTTTCCGTAGTGGTATGGAATATATCTAATTCCTGAGTCAATAGCAAGCATTGCTGTACATCTTGAGGAAATATCAAAAATAGAAATTACCGTTTCGTCCATAAAGTGAAGCCTGTCGATTTTTTGAGACATCAGCTTTTTATACTTATGTTCTGACTCTTCGTTATATAAAATTATCACATCAAACTCTTGCGTAATATTTTTGACGAGTTTTTCTATATACCAGTCTTCCATGTTTGAGTCTGCTCCGTCTCTTGCATAAAGGTGTGCTAAAATAAATTTATTTGGAAACATTGCGTTGGGATAAAACATTCTCCCTTTGTTTTCTGGAGTAGGAAAAACTTGAAAGTGTTTAAACCAATCAAAGTCATAATTCATCCAATCCAGAGAATCAATATGAAGGTCATAGAATTTATCGTAAGCACCCTCCATTAATTTAAGGTCTGTCGGTTTTACGTTTTTGATTGACCCTCGGTAATCTTCTTCTGGAAAATTAGAAGATCTAATCTTAAGGCTTTTGTACCTTTTTTCTTCTAGAACAAAAATATCATTAAAGTGAGATGGCCACATTTTTTTAAGGACATCTGATTGAAATTTATTTCCCTCTGTGTCAGACCATAAATCAATCTTACAGCCAGGCCACTGCTCTTTAATTGCAGGAATAAATCTATTGGCCAATAAGTGATCACCTAAACCACCTTCCATTCTTACTGATATTTTCATTGCTTGTAGCCTTTTACTAACATTGTATTATGATCAAGGACTAAGGTTTTTAATTGAGTTAGTGTTTTGTTGCAAGTTTTTTTTCTAACAATATGCTGAGCGCTAGATAATCTTCCTAGGCTGGCAGATATTTTACCGTAAGACATGCCGCCTAAATCCTTTCCTATTCTATCATTGGAAAAATATATAGGCTTTCCGTGTGAGGCTTTTGATACAAGATAATTGTAAACCACAAGATCATTTCCAATAAGCTTACCGTTGATTATATCTTGCTGAACAGCAAGAGGAATCTGTGTGAATTTTTTCATCATCAACGATAATATCATTTACTCAACAAATAGTCAAGCAGAATTCAAAAAATTGTATTAGCGACATACAAAAAATTGTACGATGTTAATAATATAGATATACATTGAATATTTTTTTAATAATTTATAAATATAAGAATTGACAAATTGTAAAGAAGGTGTTATACTTTATGCATGAAATTTATAGATCTAACAAAAGGAAAGCATTATATGATTAGATGCTCTGACTGGTCGGTGATAATCGAAGCTGACTCTGAAGAAGAAGCATGTACTCAGTCATTAACTAAAATGCTAGAGGAAAACGGAAGAAGTTTAAGATTATCTTCTGTAATGATTTCTCACGAACTAAAGCCAGACGCACTAGAAGATGAATATGATGACCTAATATCGTATCACTCTGTTTCTAGAATGTTAGCAAACGCAGGGCATCATGAATTGTCCAGTAATGTTAAAACTGTTTTTGGGGCATAATGAAAGTAGTAGGCATATCAGGATTAGCTAGAAGCGGTAAAGACAGTTTCTATTCCTTCGCTCGAGATAAGCTTAAAGAAAAGGGAATAAATTCATGCAGAATGGCTTTTGCTGATGAATTAAAACATGAGTGTGATAATTTTTTGCAAGATAATCTAGGAATATCTTCTTTTACAGAAGAGAATTCTGAAAAAGAATTAATAAGACCATTTTTAGTTACGTATGGCACACACTTAAGAAGAAAGATTAATCCAAACTGTTGGGTTGATAAGCTTGATACAAGAATCAAGCAAAAACAAACAGAAGATAAAGTAATATTTATAACCGATGTTCGATTTGAAAATGAAATAGATTGGGTTCACTCTTTGGGCGGAAAAGCTGTTCATGTAACTCGAGATGGTATTGTCGCGCCTAATCAAGAAGAGTCGGATAATGATCCCATTCTTAAAAGTAAATCAGACTTTTTCATAGAGTGGTTAGACTTTGCTCCTGAAAATAAAAATGAAATATCGAATATTGTAGATGAAGCATTACAATCTATTTTATGAATCAAGATGTAAATGATTTAACGCTCGTAGAAAACATACAAAATAATGTCAATGTTGAAGATAGTTTAAAACTATTAATCGACAGACACAGCGGAATATACATTGAAATGGTGAACTCATATGCAAGTCCAAATAGTCCTTTTATAGATTATGATGATCTAATTAGCGATAAGGAATATAAAATTTATGATGCCGCAAAGAAGTTCGATAAAGATAGAGGTGCAAAATTTAGCACTTACCTCGGCAATGAAACCAAGTGGATGTGCTTAAATATATACAATCGAAACAAAAGACGTCCTGCATGGCATAGCGATTTTCTAGAAAACCTACCAACAGAAGATGAAGAATGCGACACTATTTCAGAAAGCATTAAGCAAGATTTATTTAATAAGGTTATTGAAGTAATAAAAGATCATCCCGATAAAAGAGTAGAAAAAATATTTGAAATGAGATATGTACAAGGAACAAAAAACAAATTAATGTCATGGAAAAAAATTGGCAACGAAATGAATCTTAGCATTCAAGGTTGCATCAATATACATAACTCTGCAGTTAAAAATTTTCAAGAACAACTATCTGAAGATATATGAATAAATTTATAGGACTAGGCAACTTAACAAAAGATCCCATTTTAAAAAAAATACCCAATGGTAATAATGTATGCAGTTTTAGTATTGCAATAAATAATAAAATTAATAACTCCGTTTTTTATATAGACGTTGAAACATGGAATGGTGTCGCTGAAAATTGTAATAGATTCCTAACCAAAGGTCGAAAAGTTTTAATTGAAGGAAAATTAATATTAAATAATTGGACTTCAAAAACTGGAGAAAATAGAACTAAGATATTTTGTAGAGCAGACTTTGTAAATTTTTTAGACAAAAACGAAGAATTAGATCAAGATAAAATTGCAGAACAAAAGGCTAATGAAATATTAGAAGACGACGAATTCGCCGACATACCATTTTAACATGAAAGATTTAATATACAAAGGCCCATTAAATTCACTTTCTTTCGGAAATGTATCGTTTAACCTTTTGAAAGAAATGTATAATCAAGATATGAACGTAGCTATATTTCCGCACGGAAATGTTGACGTTAGTTCGTTTGGATCTATAAGCAAAGATCTTAAAGAGTGGGTTGAGAAAGGAGTTAACGACAGATACTCAATGCTCAATCAAGATACAACAACTTTACAAATGTGGCATCTCAATGGATCTGAAAACAGAATATCCAAAAAACAAATATTGTATACATTTTACGAATTAGATAATCCAACAAAAGAAGAAAAAAAATTATGCGAATTTCAGGATAAAACTTTTTTTAGTTCCTCAACAGCTTCTACTTTATTTCAAAATTCCGGCTTTGCTCCATTGGGTTTTGATGATACATTTTATAACACAAACAAGACCTATATGCAAAACAAAATACATTTTGGAATTATGGGCAAGTTTGAAAAAAGAAAGCATACAGAAAAAATAATCAAAACTTGGATTAAAAAATATGGTAATAATTATGATTACCAATTAACATGCTGTATTACCAATCCATTCTTCAAAAAGGAGCAGATGGAGGGAATTATAAACAACATACTTGAGGGTAAAAGAGTTGGTAATGTTAATTTTTTACCATTTCTTCCTAAAAATTCACAAGTGAACGATTATCTTAATTCAATTGATATCGACCTGGGAGGCATGAGTGGCGCAGAAGGATGGAATCTACCTTCTTTCAATGCAACCTGCTTAGGAAAGTGGAGTATAGTTCTTAACTGTAGCGCACATAAAGATTGGGCTAACGATAAAAATTGCATTCTCATAGACCCCTCTGGCAAAGAGCCCGTTTATGATAACATATTTTTTAAAGAAGGTGCTGAATTTAATCAAGGTAATATTTACACATTTGATGAAGATGAATTTATAGAATCAATGAAATTAGCTGAAACAAAGTGTAAACACTTAAATGCCGAAGGTCAAAAATTGAAAGAAAAATTTACTTACAAAAACACATTAAATACAATTTTATCTTAATATGCCCTTATATACATACGAGCATCCTATTACATCAGAAGAAATAGATGTTATTCAAGGTATGAATGACAAACATGAATATACAGATGAAGATGGAGTAAAATGGAAAAGAGTTTTTTACAGCCCAGAAGCAAGTATTGATTCCGCAATCGATCCTTTTAGTAGTCAATCTTTTAGAGAAAAAACAGACAGTACTAAAGGAACAATGGGAGATATAATCGATAAAAGCAAAGAGCTTAGCCAACAACGCAAAGATAAGCTTGGGTATGACCCTATTCAGCAAAAATATTTCAAAGATTATAGTAAGAAAAGGAGGGGGTTAAAACACCCCCAGGATAAGAGCTAGAAATTAAGTGTAATAATCTCCTATATGGCCAATGGAGATTATAAAAATAATCCGTTATATTCGGATATTACGCAGTTAGACCACCTATCTCCTGCGCCCGTATTTCAATACTTCTGGAACAAAGAGTCTGGAAGGTGGGAGCCGCAGGGGGAAATTGATATAAAAGTAGAGAACTTAAATCTAGAAATAGACTTGAGTTCAACTAATGAAATACTAACTGGTATTGCAGACAACGTTTCTAATTTAAGCGGCTATCTTTCTGATATAAATTTTAATGTATCTGTCGATAGCGATACTACTGCTCACGGACTGCTTTCTGGAATTTCTGGAGCTTTATCGAGCCTTGACTCCAACAATGCAGACTTAGAAACTCATAGATTACTTTCAGGAATATCTTCTGGCCTATCAGATATACATGTAGACGTAGAGATAGATAGTGACCCGGAAACTCATAGGCTACTATCTGGAGTTTCTGGGGAATTATCCAGATTAAAAATTGACGATACAGAAACTCACAGGTTACTATCTGGGGTTTCAGGAGAGCTTTCTAATATCAATATTGACGATACAGAAACTCACAGGTTACTATCTGGGGTTTCAGGAGAGCTTTCTAATATCAATATTGACGATACAGAAACTCACAGGTTACTATCTGGAGTTTCAGGAGAGCTTTCTAATATCAATATTGATGACGCAGAAACTCACAGGTTACTATCTGGGGTTTCTGGAGAGCTTTCTAATATAGATATAGATGACAGCGAAACCCATAGATTACTTTCTGGTATTTCTGGAGAACTTTCTAACATACACGTTGATGTAGAATTAGATTCTGATGTAAAAACGCACGAACTTCTTTCTGGAGTCATATCTAAATTAAGTAATATTGGTTTTTCCGGCGAAGGAGTAACTATAAAACGAAGTGACACTCAGCCTTATAAAAAAAGAACAAAAACTGTTAATCAAAAAATAGAAGAAGATTTCATATTAATGGAAGATATACCAGATAATTTAAGGTATGGCACTGACTCTGGAAGTTGTTACGGAACAAATAAAAATTTAATGGATGATGTTTTTGGAACTTATTTTGAAAATGGCAGAATGAATAAAAGCGAGCTCGAAATAGCTCATCCAGAATACTTTATACACTCAGAATATACACCGCAAGACAGATGCGTTGACTCATTTAGCACATTTCACACAGACACGCAATTTTCGCTTCGTCAAGAAAACGTTTCAGCTAGTTTGATAAATTCTTATGAACTAGAAGATTATAACAACTTATATGAAAGAGGCTTAATGGATCACATTGTTATTTTTAATGAATCATCATATCCAATACAATTTCATACTGCAGATAGAAGATTAAATAAAAATGAACCAGTTTCACCAAAAAATGAAGATTTAATATTTATTGATTCAGATATCGGAGTAAAAATAGACAATGACGAAGCGGGAAGGGTTTTTATTAAAAGGCCTCATACTATTTCTGGATATACAGTTAAATATTCTATAGTATATAAAGTTACAGGCGATAACGATGTAATCTAATAAATTATGGAATTTTTTCAAATAAAAAATGCATTAAGAAAGATTGGCAAAGATAAGTATATTATTGGCCAGCAGCCCTTTGATCCACTTGTATTAATTGAAGGAAAAAAACTTTCTACTAAACAAATTGATGTAGATCAATTAAATTTTAAATCTGGATTTTTACAAAATTTATCTGGAGAAAAAATAAATATTATTGACTTACTACAAAATTCTACAGGTTTTAACTTATCAAGTGGAAACCCCGGAGTCACAGAGCTCCATCTCCACGAACATATTGATGCATTAAGTGGTAATCTCGAAACCACAGAACTTCATCTCCACGAACATATTGATACATTAAGTGGTAATCTCGAAACCACAGAACTTCATCTCCACGAACATATTGATACATTAAGTGGTAATCTTGATTCT